TACCAACAAAATTCAACTCCCTACCAACAAAATTCAACTCCCTACCAACAAAATTCAATAGATAAGCGTTTTAAAACAGTGTTCTGTAGATCATTTCCACAAAATTCAATATGATAAGGGTTTAAAACAGCATTATATAGGTTCCTTCCAACAGATTAAGGGTTGAGGACTGCATTATGTGAGTATTTTTTTTTTAAGCGGGATGTTTAACAATTAAAATATGGATGGTATGAACGTATATGACTTTGCGCCTGACTTAGATTTGAGTAAGGAGGGAGAAGGTTCTATTTTTGGGGTGAAAGGAATAGAAGGTAGTGATGGTATAGTATATGCTAAGGTAGTTAGCTGTATAGAAGTTAAAGATTACAGTTGTGATAGGTGTATTTTTTATGATTGTTATAAGGATAAATGTTTGTTATCGCGTAGTGATAGTTGTATAGATGGAGACTGGTGTTGTAGGTACGAACAGGCTGCCATAGAGGGGGAGTAGGCGGCGCCTTGGGCTAAGGCCTGCGGTTGTAGGTGGAACGTAGGTCGGAGCAGAGCCGGAACAGTTTATTGTGGAACTAAAAAAAATAAAAAGGAGGAGATAGCGATATGAAAAAGGCATTTAAGATATTTTCTATTATGTTTGTCATAGAAATAGTGTTGATAGCTATTTTAGATGCTATGGCGTAAGTGAGAAAAATTTCTTCATTAATTTTCTTATGCTTTAGACAGAGTGCTCCCGTCTGCGAAGATCGGAGCATTTGCTTTATGGGATTCATGGTGCGGTAGGCTGGTTCGATTCCGGCGATCTCACACAACATTAAAAACAAAGGAGGAAAGAAAATGAAAGATGGTATTACATTATATCCAGAACACGGATTGAATCCGTCTATAGAAGTTTGCATGATATGTGGCGAAGAGATGGGGATTGCTTTATTAGGGAATAACATCAAGGGGCAGGCGCCGCATCATATATGCACGGGAGAAATATGTGACAATTGCAAAAAGATAATAGATGACGGAGGTTGTTTTATTATCGAAGTCGAGGATGGATCAGATCAAAAGAATCCGTATCGTACAGGGAGATATTGCGCAATAAAGAAAGAAGCAGCAAAGAAAATACTTGGACGGGAACATAGTGTTGTGTACATGGAAAAGTTTGCATACAGTCAAATAATACCATAAAAATAAAGAAAGATATGTTTACAAAAGAAGAGCGATTATTCATTTGGAAAAAGGTATATGAGGAGATCGAAAGGTCAGAGAATGGGGATTATATATGCGTCATGTTGAGAAATATAGTATTTAAGTTTTTCAGTACTCCTAAAAAAATAGAATCCATTTATGGGTTATATTTAGATGAACTGGTGAAAACATATTTCCCGGAATTGGAGGAAAAGAAAAGTATGGCTACAGAACCAGAAGAAGAATGGAGGATATATGGATGGTTTGGCTGTATTAGTCCAGAAACGAAGGAGGTGAGGCTGAATATTGTGAAAGATATTATAAAAGAATTAGAAGGTGGTTATATACAACTTTACACCAAAAGCGTAAAATAGTACACATTTATACGGAAATCCGTACCGGGTTCCACCAAAACCCTCTACCTTTTGGTAACATCGTTACATCAAAGGATTCTTTTTCTGATTTTCTAATGATGTTAAAAGCACCATTTCTGCTCTTAGTTTCTTTTCAAGAGAATAGTAGTTAAGATATTTGTATTTTACAGTATTATCATCTTTGTATTGAAAGTAGTGTTGTCTAACAACATACAATCCTTTATTGTATAAGTTTTTACACTTATGCAATAAGTCATAAAGCTCATTGTAATAAACAGAACTTGGCTTGATTGTATGTTGTTCGACTAATCTCATGACACAAATGTATGAATTATTATTTATATATAAAAACAATTTGACATATTTGTGGTGTAAAGTAGTATATAATCACCAATTAGAATAGTATTTTTGTTAATCTATTTTATTCATCAAATTAAGTTTTGGGTTTTGGCATGTCGGTTCGTGAGGATAGGCATGCCTATTTCTGCATCATAGAGGGGATGACGCGGCGTGCCGGTGCGTATGTGCCGGTCCTGGTTCGATTCTGGGCATCTCACAAACAATAAAACAAAAAAGTTATGAGAATATATAAGAATGATATTATAAAGGCGTCAGCAATAAGCACCGGAGCCGACAGAGGCGTGTTGCTGTGTTCAATAACAGATTCAGGCTTTACGTCTATAGCGGGCGTAATATCGGCTGTTAAGGATAGGTTACCAAACGAAGATCACAAGAAGATGGTTTTTGAAATCTTGAATGATACGAAAAAAGAGTACGGAAGATATAATAATTGCGGAACAAAAGTATTGTAATAAAGAGTAGAAAACAATATGTTTATGTAATATTAGTTTTTTCATTTTTATTGAAAGGAGCGCCGGCCTGTGAAGGTATGCGCTCTTTGTATTTGTATAATGCATAAAACAATAATAATATGACAGAGAATAGTATAGACGTAAATATCGTACCTGTAAAGAATGGTATGAAACGTGTTGTGGTATCATATTACCATTATTCACGCAAGGAGAAAGATCGCATGAGTTCCCAAACGGATTACGTTTGGGAAACAAAGAATGAAGAAATGTTTAAATACTTTGAGGCCAGGAGGACAAAAGTATTTTATAGTCAGATTCGTGCCATGTGTAGATTCTATGGCAAGAAAAATGTACGTAAATACAAAAAGTTATGATATTAAAAACGACAACCAACGAGTTTTGTTTCATTAACGTAAGTTTCTACGAAACAATAGCAGATCCTCGTCATTTCTTTGAACAGGATTATGAAGAGATGCCAGAATATGAGGAGGAATCGGATTTTGATTTTGATTCTTATTACAATAAGTTTATTCCTTTTGTACAGGAATGGGCGAATGAGGTAAGTGAACGCCTTTACGGATATGGCGTGAATAGTATAAAGGTAACATCGGTCGGATATCCGAAAGAATATAATTATGGTACTGATTGGATGAACGTAGAGGTAGAGTTTTGTGATGAATGGAGGCAAAAGATGTTATCTAACATTAGTAAGATTGTCAATGATGATAAATGCAAGAAGTATGCGGAGACTAATTACCGGTCGGTATCAGGATACATCTTTTTAGGGCCTGAAGATTTAAAGGAATTTGAAAAGGAAATAATAGAAAGAAAGTCGGATTCCGGATATGATGTAACAATATTATTAAATATGTATCTAACTTTGGCTTTTGTAAAAGAATTTGGATTTAAAGCCGGAGAAGCATGGAGTGAAATAACAGAATATGCTTACGGATGTTTATCGTATTCCGATTTTGCAACAACAGAGATGCTTATACCGGAAGGTTCGGAGCATTTATTCAAAGACATTTACACGGCAAAGGCCGACGAATTATATCATCATGTCCTGGATAAATTCGGATGGGCGTGGCGTGATCCGAAATATAAGTCAGAAACAGAATTATGCGCGATGCTAAAGTGGGCAAAAGAAAAAGGCTTGACCATTGAAGAGTTAAGTATTTAATTGTTAAACATAAGGCAGTAGTGGTGCGTGAGTATAGGTGCTGCCGTTAAAATATTTTATAAGATGAAAAAAGAAGAGATTCAAACTATTTTATACACAATCAAAGAAGGAGACAGTATTAAAATCAAAGTACAAGACAAAAGTGAAGAGATAAGACTGCGGGATCATGTAAGAAGAGTACGGAAATACGGATACAGGTTTTGTTTGTCTCATTTACATGATGGAATTTTCTATCTGGAGAAGTTGAAAGAAGGGGATAAGGATAAATACTATAGAGTAATAAACAGAGGAAATGGAAAGACCGGAGTATAATAAGCTACGCAAAATGGCTAAGACTACTCCAGGTCTGATAGTGGACGAGGTGCAAAACATGATGCGTGTATCGCTATACGATAATGGGGAACTTAAGAAGGTGGTAGTAGTAATGAAATGCGATTCTTTTTTACAGTCAAAAAGTAACATAGAAAAGATAATGTTATTATCATCTTCTATAGAAGATAGAAAAAACAAAGAAAAAAATAAAACAAAATCAGAAAATGAACAGAATAACAAAAATAAGAGAAGAAATAGGAGGAAAACAGGTTGATTTGACCTTTTACGGGCGCTTTTGCAGCCTTATCGAAGATGATAGAAAGATAATACTAAGGGCGATAAAAAACGGTCGTAAGAAGGGCGTAATTGGAGCCATTCAGCCTGGGAGACATGATAGAATTTGGACCACATGGTCTATTGCTTTTGATGATCTGAAGGTAGGGGATACGGTAGAGTTCAGTACATCTGGAAAATACAATCCCGGATTTCATTCTACAGAAAAGTATGTAGGGTGTGTAGAATGGATAAAAGGATCGGAATGTGCGATAAAAACAGGTAAGGGGATGGCAGTAGTATTAATTAAACACATAGAAAGGGTAGTAAAATGATGGGGTTGAGAGAATTTGTAGAACTTTTTGACAAGAATGAAGTAAAGAATTTGTTTAATGCATTGTCTTCATGTATAGAATACGTAAGGATAGATTTGCATGTATTTAATATAGGTGCTCATGTTGCGTGTCTGTACAGTAATGATCCTGAATTGCTTTCACAGGCAGAAGGTTGTAATGTGAATATGATAATAGAGGTACCCTACTTGTTTGAAGCATTTATGGAATACGCTTCACCGGAACTGAAAGCTTATTATGATGAACTAACAAAAGAAGTATGAAAGAGGAAGTAGAACGGATAAAGAAGTTGGTTGGCATAGATCATAACAGATGGGAGCAACCTTGTACATGTGATAAATGCAAGAATATGTGTAAGGTTCCTTGTATTGGTACGCCAAAAGACATAGAGGCTATCATAGATGCCGGATACGCTGACAGGTTAAAAGAAACAATGTGGATGGTCGGGTATCTTGCAGTGAAAGAAAAACCAATAGCGATGATCCAGCCAACAGAAAAAGACGGGTGGTGCGCATTCCGCCAGCCGGGCGGTCTCTGCGAGCTGCATGACCTCGGACTAAAGCCGACTGAAGGAGTTCTGGCTTCTTGTAAGGTGGTTGAAGAAGACGATATTCCGACATACGAAACATCCGTACTTAGAGCAGTAGCTCACGAGTGGGTTAAGGTGGAGAACTTTGGAAATGTAATGAAGGTCGTTTTTAAATTTTTGCATGAAAATGAACGTAGAAAATAAATTAAATAAAGTGGTTAAGATCCTAAAAGAAAAAGGATTCGTAGTATATAGAAAGGGCGGGAAGGAGCCAGGTGTATTTTATGCCAAAGAAGGTGACAGCCGGATAGGATTCGTTTATCCAAACAACGGATATATATACGACAGGATAAAAATGTGGTCTTTTTCAAGGGTATATAAACCACATAAGAAAACAGGGTCTTCGTGTTTAATGTGTGTCAGCGACGAATTTACTATAGAAAATGCGATTAAGAGCATAGAAGATAGACTGTGGGTAAATTATATAAAAGACGGTAACAGAAAACGACCAGAAGAATATAAAAATATAAGAGAATTTGTTGGTAGCTTCACTAAATTCTACAGCTCTGTAGAATTAGTTGAAGTAAAATAGTTTTCCATGTAAGTTAGTTACCGGCACTGGTCTGCGAAGATAGGTGCCGTTTTTTTTATTCAAGAAAGGAGGACAAAGATGGAGAAAAGAGGCAAGAAGATGCCTTACGAGGTAGTCATACAGGAAAGAAAAAGAGTGGATTTGTACGGTAACGTAGTGTATTATATCCATTGGTTTGATAAATATGGGTACAATATCACAAACGAATGGAAATTCTGGAGCAAGGGTCCGAAAAAGAAATACGATAGAGTTAATCGTTATCTAACGGATAGTTGGTTGAAGGAATACTGTGGGAATAACGATTTAAAGATAAGGAGAATAAAGGAATGAAAAAGATAAAAGTAGACAAAGTGATATTATATTACATGGATCGGGTAGACCCTGACGGGAACCTATACCGGTTCTATGTATATAAAGACATGGCATCTGAAATAGAATACTTTTGCACGGAAGAGACAGGTAATATGACTATACCAATCGGAGAAGGAGAGTATGTCAAGATCGTACCAAAAAAAATAGAGAAAATACCGGTAAGGGGATATAGGAAGCTTACTGGAATATGGAATCGTGAAACATGTAACGGGAAGGGATGGTATAGGCTTTTTAATTATTTCAAATACAAGCCGACCCTATGTTATTTTAAAAAAGCGGGACATGATGAAAATGGGAACACAAGATACGAAATATCATTATTTAATAACATTATAAATGTGACAAGGTATTTCAATCTGTGGAGAATGAAGCCAGGAAAGTATGTTATGGTAACAAACGAGTGTGGTGCCTTGGATGTTATAAAAGAAAAATTCGATAACATAAATATAGTGGAATATGGATCTGAATGAATTGTACAAAGAAATAGAAAAAGCAGAGGTTGATCTGAATGCAAAAAGATTAAAGTACATCAAAGAGGCATTAGTGGAGAACGGTGGAAGTATAAAGCTAAAATTCAAAGAATTTAAAGAGTTTAAAGAAACTAATGATGCGTTTGACTTCGATGATCAGTTTCCGGTGATAATAGAAATTGCTGGGATTCCTATGTATTTAACGGAAGTGTATGTCAAAAAAAACGATTTTCGTATAGTTCTGCTGGATTATGATGATATGACTTTAGGTGATTATGATAATACAGGGGAAAATGAACAGGTTGCTTATTTTATTAACTATTGTTTAAATCAAGACAAAGATGGGAAAGAGTAGAAAAGATTATGAGAAGTTTCTTAACTCCATATCTCCAGATAGAGACGATGAAACATGGATCATTGGAGGAAAGAACAGGTATTGCGGTAGAGAGAATTACGGCACTATGATCAAAAGGTATGATCCTATTGGTTTTAACGTAGGGTACAGGGAGTGGGCAGAACAGCCAGGGTAAGGTGGAGCCTGCCCTGCCATGAGGTCGGCCTGGCTGTCTGTGGCCAGGACCGTACATTAGTCAGATAGTGAACGACGAAAACAATACAAATGTTTGTTGATTATGAGAGTAGAAGATTTAACGAAGTTTGAAGGAGAATGTCCTAACATAGTCGTATTTGGTACATATATGGATATTAGGGTTCCATTAACGAAGAAATGGAAGAAAATTATTAACGAGAGAGGAGATAAGCCAAACACGTATCATAACTGTTTGATTAGTTATATCTCAGAGCAGATCGCGTTGTCCGGATTCAACATGAAAAGCATCGGGAACCTCTTAATAAAGGGAATCGTTTTTAATCAAAACGATTACTATAAGTATAACGACGTAGGAGGATTCCCGGCAACTATCAACGATTTGGGATATTGGGATAAAAACAGGGTAGAGCTAAATGAAGATTTTCACACTGTTAGGCTGTTTAATACAGTAAGTGTATATGGATTGATGTTTGGACCCATAAAACAAAATAATTTCATTACGCTGGAAAACGATATAATGCAGATTAATGTTGGCAGCATAACTTACATCTAAAGAGATAAATCATGAAGCTATTATACTTAGTGGAGTCGGGAGAATCGAAGTTTCTTGTCTTCGACGAAATGCCTGATAAAATTAGCACAAAGTACGGAGATGATACCATTATTGGAAGGATAGGAGGTATATTCTATGATTTCTTTGCAAAGAGAAATGAGAGAAGAGAAGCTCTCGGAGGTAGAAAGTTCGATATCGTACTTGACAACGGAGAGATAGAGAAGTGTGAAGGGCAATGGTGGGATGCGGTGACAGACAGAGCAAGAGAAGAATTGGAAAAAGAGGGAAATCCATTTTCCAAAATGATGTTGATCGGTGTTTCTTCAGTAGATAGATTATCGGATTGTTATGTGTATTATGGGTTATGGGCATCCGAAAGTAAGATTGAAGAAATGATAGCTGACTACAAAGGTCATATATATGAGTATTACGAATTTAAGGAAGAGGTTATTAATAAGATAAATGAGACCCGTAGAAAATCATATATTCAATCTTGGAAAGAACAGATAATACGGTCTGGGATGAGGCAGAAAAGAAAAGACGTATTTGAATCACCGGATGGATTGTATATTGAGATGGTATATGAGAACAAAGCGTTTGTGCCATATAGACCTATAAAAGAAACCCAGGATTTACCTATAGATGCAAAGTACATACCGCTTCTTACAAGGATATTTGGAAAGAACATACTTGCGGAGATAGGAGGGGATAAGATATTTATAACTACTGGGAAATATGCTGTGAATTTTTGGTGCTGGAAAAAGTAAGCATAATGTAAAAAGAAGATTAAAATAATAGCTTATGACATTTCGAGAATTTATGCAGGAGAACGGCTATGACCTGATAACTACCTTTTGGGAAGATTTCAGCATAGCCGACAAGTATGGTGTAGCAGGTGTCAAAGATACCTACAAACGTGCATTCAGTGAATGGGAAGATGATTATAAGTTTTTCACGGAATTAACGCTCGTATTGAATCATAAAATCTGGCAGCATTATGAAAGCAATCGTGAACTGGCCGCATTGTATGACCGGTTGTGGCGGGAAGCTGACGAGTATGCCATGAACAACTTTAAGGGAGAGGAACTTGATTATTATTATAAAATAACAGATTAATATTATGACAGCAGCAGAAAAATTGCGTATGGAAATAGCGCAAGAAGCACCATTCAGTAAAGACGAATTTATTAGTAAAATCTCTCGTCTAATTAAGGCGTATGGATATGCAAGTTTTATTTGCGACAAGCATATTCGAGAAACTAATATATCATCTAATGGTAACACAATTCGTATGGCACATGAACAGGTAGCAATTGATTTTGCTCGTTCTGAGGGTTTCTCGGTATCATATAAACATAACAGTTATGGTGTTAGATATATATTATTCACTTTGTGTAAAATATAAAGACATGGAAGACGGACTTATTACAACAAAAGAAGTAGGGAATTATCGTATAAAAATATACTATGATACTGACAGTGCATGTCCTTGTGAAAGTTGGGATATGGCAGCATGTTTCTTATGGGAATATAGCGATTCATACCAACTGCAAGATGTGTGCGATTGGAGAGAAGTATTTGGTAAATACGAAAAGAGAATGTCATATGATAAAGGTAAGTTAAACAATTAAAAAGATATTTATATGAACAATTCAATGGTCGCTCACTTGTGGGCTCATGAACAAGAAGAATCAGCATCAGGGAGCAATTTCTTCTTTGAAGGTACAAGTATTTATTCTTATGGGCATCACTTTGAAGTCGGGAGAATAGTAAAAAACAAACAAGGGAAGAAAGCATACCTGATAAATGAAGATTATTATTCTGCTACCACGAGCAAACATCAATGCTATGTTCGTAATGCGATACCAACTTGGGCAATGGTTTTCAGTGTAGGGGATAATATATCGGATACTGGTAATATGAGGTTTGTTGCCAGCAAACTGGAATCAATTAAGAAGTCTATTGAAAAATACAAAAGAGCTAAAACAGAATTATCTTATACAGATATTTGGGGCGCTTTTGGGAATATGATGGATTACATTCAGTTCTTTAACATGGGGACTGCTAAGAGTATCCTTAAAAAGAGTGCTAATGATTGGCTTGGAACCAATCATGAATTATCCAAGAGCGGAGATAGTATCAAGCGTAAGCACGTACATGAATTAAAACGCATCTTTCAAATTTTATTAGATCATCAAGGATTAAAAGTGTTAGGGACCGTAAATGTGATTGTTGATGAAGTTTGCGGGGAAGGTACATGGATTAAGTATTCAGAAAGATCTGAAAGATGGAGAAAGGGTGAGGAAGAAAGAGAAAGAATAAAATTAGAGAGATTAAGAAAGGAAGAAGAAGCCCGTTACAAGGATTTTGATGAAAAACTGGAAGAGTGGAAGTCAGGAGAAATCAATTTCTTGAATACACCTTTCTATATTCCTGGTGAAAAACCTAACGCCTGGATTCGTATAAAAGGAAATATTATTGAGACAAGTAAACAGATAAAGATTGGAATAGCAGAAGCCAGAAAACTGTGGCGGGCTGTGTCGGCAATGCACCGGGGCGCCGAGTTTCGGCACGGTCTGGTGGAGGACGTCACCGGTCACCAGTGGAGTCTAAATCGGTACGAAAACGATTTGCTAACCGCTGGATGTCATAGGATAGCATATAACGAAATGGAGAGAATAGCAAAACAACTGGGATGGGTGTAAGTAGTCCATCTTATTTTATTGATTACATAATTAAAAATAAAAAGATATGGAAAATCCAATTATTGTTCCGTTTGATTTAAATACGGCGAGAAAAATTAAAAGCGGAGAAATAGAAGGTTCAGTATTAATTGGTAATATTGAAATAGAATTTGTATATGAGTCGAAAAACTGTGCAGGTCCTTATAATTTACTTTTTGTAAAAAAAGATGGATATGGGATAAGTGCTATATATGCCAACACGGAAGGTTGTGTTATTGGCGACACCACTCTGGAATTGAGGGTAGAGGCTGGAGCGTATTTCAAGAAAGGAGATGTATTAACAAGCGCTAATGGATATCAATTCATATATGATGGACTTATTACCAAAGGGATAATGGGATGTATATGCGGAATGGCAACATTTGGAGATATTGGGTTTGATTACAAATTATGGACTCATGTGTATGACGAAGATAAAAAACGGCATGTAAGAAAGGCTATAGAAGAAGAGAAGAAATTTTTAGCAGAAAAGATTATAAAAGTCGAAGACAGTAGAAAAATAGATATAATAAAACGATATTTAAGTGAATATGAGTATCTATTAGATGAGATGCCGAAACATGACTTCAAACCATTTGAACGAGTATTGGTAAGAAGAACTAACCAAGAGAGGTGGAAATTGCATTTATTTTCCAGAGAATCAGGAGAAGATAATAAATACGAATGCTTAGGAGGGGTAGGATTTAGTCAGTGTATCCCATACGAAGGAAACGAACATCTTTTAGGAACTAATAAAAATGGATAACAAATATGAAAACAATAACATACGAAGGGGTGCAGCATGGAGACTGGGTGAGATGTGTCTTATGTGGGGCGCAAATGCTTCTTCCATGTGGGGCAGATAAATGCCCGGAATGTGGAGAAAATGGCACTTTAAGGTGGGTCGACGAAGAGAGGCAGGAAATGGGTGACAAAATAATAGATAAACTTTAAAAATAATTGAGCATGAGTAAATATACAGCAAAACAAATTGCCGAGTCCGATGATCTGTTTGATAAGCAAATACATAAAGTCAGAAAGTTTTATTTGAGTCGTAATCCTGATAAAATGATGATGCTCGAAGAAAGAAAAGCTGTTATCAAAGAACGAAATAAAGGTCTTTCCCCAGAATATGATAAGGAATATTATTGCGGAACCTGCGGAGCTAAAGACGGTGCGGAGCATCCTAAAACCGGATATTGCTTTCACTGTGATACGGATAACTGGATTCCAAAAAATGACTAACAGCTAAAATAATCGAATTATGACAGCCGAGAAGTTTAAATCTATTTGTGAATATAAAGGAATAACTTGGAATGATCTTGTCCGTATTAGGATTATCAGGCCAAAGAAATTTTTAGGATTCTTTAGGCAATTAACGGGTATAACAATCGAAGGTGCATTCAATAGATGTTCTGCTTGTGTTGAAATAATGGCTAATGATGACAACGGTGTTTCAATGATGCACTATATTGATTACGAAGATATTATAGGAGTTGAATTAATTAAAAATTAAAAATAATTGAGTGAACAGTTTGCAAAAATCAGTACGAATGCGTTGTTAGGATTATCAACATCCGCCACATAAGAACCATATAATCCCGTAAATATCGTGATGCGTTGGTAGTACGTGTACAGATAACAAACAGGCGTTGGGATAAAGCATTTGGCAAACATTCACTCTAAATAAGAAATAGTAGATATGAATACAAAATTTGAAAACATGGCTTTGCTGAATATAGAAGACTACAATGAGCTTAAAGCTAAAGCCGAAGCAACAGATGAGCAGATAAAGAAACAAGCCGAAGAAATGGCTAAGCCTGAAGTTGTCACATTGAAAGTGTGCTTTGATACATACGGATTATTATACAGGCCAAATACTTGTGTTGATGTTGAAATACCATTCTATGATGATGAAAAAATCAGAGATATGCTTAACAAAGCAAGTGCTGATATAATGAAATGGTGTGACAAAAATATGATAAAATACAACAAAGAACTCAAAGAATCCAGGTCTACAAAAAAACATTGCGAAGGACTAAGAAAGCATATCGCAAATCTCGAAAGACGCCTTTTAAGGCATACATTGGCAAATGTTATTTTATCTATTATATCAGTTGCGACTATAATTGCCCTTTTCACATTAATTCAAAATTAAAAAAATATGAATAAGAATATAATCAACAACGCTCAACTTTTAGAGATTAAAACTAAGATTAGACAACTTGGAGCAATGATGAATGCATATCAATGCAGGTTTGTGGTTTCTTCGGGTCAATTGTTTTTTGTGGATGATGAATATGCTGGAACGGTTAAACTGACTAATCTTGATAATGGAGAATCTAACATATCATTCCCTTCATGTGACGATGGATTGATAATCAATCCAGCCGATAAGCATATTAAATAATTTCAAAACTAAAAATATTTAAATTAATTAAACAATAATAAGATATGAAACAAGATATAGAATTTGCTATTCCTCTTTTTAAAGCTGGTGCAGAATGGCGCATTAACAGCGTGTGGCATTCTATAACAGTAATTCCAGATTGCCACCGTTTTATTGTGTTTCTCCCTAAGAAATCAACAATAGGATCAAAGAATCCAATTATGGGTATATTGGAAGAGAACAGAACTTTTATATCCAGCCGTCCAGGATGTATTTTATGCAGATTAGATGAAATGGAATCATGGGCTTATTTGGATGATCTATTACCTTAGGTAATTATATACTCAATTTTAAAAGTTAGAATTATGAAAAAAGATTTAACAGACAAAGAAAAAGAGGAAAGAATGAATTACCTTACCATTCATAAATGTAAAAACGAGGATGAACGTAAAGAGTTAAAAGAATTATGTGATTGGTATTTTAAGGATACTCCTACATTAACTATGTCTTTTTCTTTAACAGAAGAAGATTTTCGGGTAACAATGGAAAGGGACGTGGAGTTGTCGGAGGTAGCCAGAGCGGTAAAGAATCAACACCATAAGAAGAAAATTTGAAAAGTTATGACCGACAGAGAACTTCTTGAAGAAAACAATAAGATGTTAAAGGAAATTCTAAGTTTTGTGAGAAAAGTTGATTCTGCTGAATACAGGGATCATCAAGACTTTATGGAATTTCTTAGAAATGTGGCAGCCGATATATGGGTAGAATATACGGAGCCTGAACAAAGAGGTAGATTGTTTAATTTAATAAATAAAAAGAAATGAAAACAGTTTTTGATTTAAGCAGAGATGAGATTGTGTCATTGACATGCAAAGAGATATATCTGTATATAGACAAAGAGCTTGCTGGTAAAGGTATTCCAATTGAAGCTAAAAACTGGAATATAAAGAACGAAAAAGAAGTCGTGTATCCAAGAACTGGAGTTCCAGTATTTATGTTAAAAGATATCGGCATCGGTTTTAGAACCGTAGAAGGTGCAACTGAGGTGGCTAATTTGCTTGTTAAATATAATGCATTTAAAATAGAATCAAGGTTTCTGACAGGATCGTATGAACAGTTTTGGATCATAAAAGAAAGTGTTTGCCCGGCTATTAAAGGGGAAGCGGGGTATAGCAAAGAAGAGTTTGATAAGGTAAACAAGGAAAGCAAAGATCCAGAATTGGAAAGTATAAATTCCTTCAATGATACTGTGAAAAAAGCCAATGAAATTAAAGACAGGGTGTTGAAATACGTGTACAACATAAAACAAGAGCGTTCATATAACAATGACCTGGTTGGTATCTTTGAAAGGTATAAAGATATAGCAGACGGTGATATGGAGGTAGCTATGAATTTTATTAAGGAGGCCTATCCATTCAATGAAGAAACAGAATCGTTTATCAGGAAAAAGTTTGACATGCCTATGCCGGACGAATCAAAAGAGTAGTAATTAAGCCAAATTAAATCATTTTGAATCTTTTTTATTATCAAAAGACATATCTTTGTCCAAAAAAAACAAACAGAATGGAAGAAAAAGAGATAAAAGAAGCTATGATTGAAGCCCTGACGCACTTAGAGGGGTGTAAGTATTTCGTAGCCACGATAGTAAATGAAGAGGAAAGAAGATTTGATATGAGCCTAAGAATGTCACAGCATCAATTGGCGTTAATTATAAAAGGCATCTTATCTAATAATGAGATGATGATGATGGATGTTTTGCAGTGGTGTTCTGAAAGATTTAAAAATAGTATAGAGAAAGGAAAGAAATCAACTAATTAAATATTAATACAATGAATCGCTGGTTTGAAATTACGGTAAAAGCCGAGATTGATAATATCGAGAACGGCAAAAAAAAGAAAGTAACTGAAAAGTATTTGGTAGATGCCTTGTCTTATACAGAGGCAGAATCAAGATCTTTAGAGATTTTCAAGGATTTATTTCAAGTGTTCGACATTATTAAAATAAATCCTATTAAAGTGTCGGAAATCTTCTTCAACGGAGAAGCTGAGTACTGGTATAAGTGTAAGGTAAATTACATTACACTGGATGAAAAGAAAGGTAAAGAAAAGAAAACTCCATGCTATATGTATGTCCAGGCCGGCAATCCTAAGGATGCCGAAGCTGTGTTGACTAAAGGTATGCAGGGCACGTTAGGAGACTGGAATTGCGAAGCTATTGCTGAAACGAAGATCATTGACGTATTCAAATACGATCTTCAGAAGGGAGCTGAAAAATTAGGCGAGAAGAAGAGTGAAGAGTAAGGCTGATGTAGTTTCCAACATAGCGCTTGTTGTGGCGATAATATCATTGCTTTCAGCAGGCGCTTTCCTTCTGATAGTGATTAAGACAGACGAGGTATCTAAATTATTAATGAACGTACCTTATCTACTGGCTTCAGCGGGATTGTTCTTTTCAATAATATCATTATTATTCGAATGGAAAGCAAGGAAAAGAAGCTATACGTCTGCGAACGATGCGGACGAAAAGTGATGATAAGAAGTCGCGGCTTATGCCAGGCTTGCAGGAGCAAAGAGTTGACTCCGAAGAAAAAAAACAGAATTACATCCATTAAAAACAGCAGCAAGAAGAAAAAGTTAGAGAGCCCGGATTTATCCGGGTTTTTTCGTCTTATGCTGGAAGAGCTGAATAGTATTCGGATGTCTATGACTGGTAGGGCTATCCATTTTCCTACAGTATGTAACGTATGTCACATACTTCCAAAAAGGATATATAAGTCGGTTGCCACTTGCAGAGATAATATAGTTTTCCTTCATGAATCGGAGCATACGGTATTCGACATGTATCTTGACCGGATGGAATTTGATAAACTTGAAACAGAATTTCCTTTTGTATGGAAGTATGCGGTAAAGAAGGTATTGGATATGGAAAGCAGGGGAATGATTAAAGAAAGAGGTAGGTTGATTATTGAAATAATTGACAGATATGAGAAAGCTTTATAAAATAAGAATAGAAGCTGACAATGAAACTATCTTTTATGCTCACATACAAAGAGAGAGTTATGGCAAGGATATAGCTATCGCAGTGAAAGATAGAGATAAAGATGAAGTGGAAACAGTGTTACATTGTATTAAAGAAGAATTGATTAGAGGAAGATCATGAAAGAGAAGATAAAAATATTGACAGATTTAGGGTTTGTCCCTATGGTGGAAGGAGAAGGAAATACGTTGTTTAGAATGAACGATGTTGTGATGTCGGTGTCAGATCCTAACCAAACACCAGAGCAGTTGAAGAAGGAGGTTATGTCTTTAATAAAGAACAGAGACATAGCAGAAAGAGGCGGACAGGTTCCAGTAGTTGAAAAGCCGGCGCCTGAGACAGAGCAGGCCCAGAAGGAGGAACCGGAAGCTCCGGCAGAGGAAGCAGATCCTAACCCTGGAGAGGAAGATTCGAATCCGTTTACAGAAAATCAAGAAACGTTAGAGCCGTTTTATATCTGCGATGAGTTGAAGAAGATTGAGACTCCCAAATTCGTAAGATTGACATTAGACGATAATCGTTTTTATGTAAGGAAGATGGATGATGGAACGGCCAAGATATATGCTTCGGTAACAACTTTAATCAAAGATGGGTATGTAGATGATAAGACCGCACTTCAGGAATGGAAGCAAGAGATGAAGATGCTTGGTCGCAATCCGGAAGAGGTGGCACAGTATGAAGCCGACAGGGGAACGATCATGCACTATCTGTACGGATTGTACCTAACAGGTAGAGATATAGTCTTAAATCGAAGCTTTATCATCAAAACAGTACAAGAAGGCAAGCTGAAGATATCGAAAAAGAATCTTGACAAATTCTTTGGTAGCATAGATGATCTTGATGATATGATTGTCAGAGTTATGAAGTTTGCTAAGTTTTGTTCGGAGTATAAGGTTAAGCCGATGATGATTGAAAGAATATTGTCATTAGAAGATTATTTGGTAGCTACGCCGATAGATGCGATGGTTAAAATGACATTCAAATACAAAGAAGAAGGTTATTTTGGAGCCGTGTATCAAAGGGCTACAGGGCAGTTTAAAAAAGGCGATCCGAAGAAGGAGGTAAGAGAAGTGGAGAAGGAAGAAGTGGTTATTCTCGACTTTAAATCAGGGGGAATATGGGAATCATACGCATTTCAATTAGAAGCTGAAAGAAGAATGGTTAAAGCATGGTATGGGATTGATGCACGTATTATGAACTTTTCTCCAAAAAGCACGAGCAGCAAAGGATATACGCTGAAAGAATGGACAGAAGACAGTATAGCACTTGAAAAGGCGGATTGCGTGTTCCAACAAGGTATGTTGAATCACCTTAGAAAAGATAAGAAGTTTAAAGTGAGAAAAGGAGTGCTGAATATCAATAAACCATACAATGAAGAGGATCATACGGTTGTATATGATATTACAGAGGAAATGTCTAAAAGATTTATAATATGAGCGATGTTATTATTCCTGAAGGAGATTTTGTGGAAATTGTAAAACCGATACATATCAACCCTTTTGGTGATTGTTTTATTAACATCGAAAGGGGTTCAAAATTAAGATTATCGAAAGATTTGAGAATAGGAGATAAATATGCAATATGTGTACTTGCATCTCATAAGAAATATGGCAAGACCATCGAAATAATAATGCCTATATTGGTCAGAAATACAAGAAGAGTATGAAAAGAAAAATTAGAAGAACAGGAGAGATAATAGACGTAATCACTTTCAGTAGCTCAACTACAAGAAGCGACCATGACAGAATACAGTTCTATGGTGATAATGGGAATGTGATAAGTGAGAGTTTAAATTTTTATCTCGATACCCTTCCTGTAAATGACGAAAACAAAGATGTAGACTGGGAGCAACGTAGATTCGATCTTATCAAGGCTTATTCTATTGAGTTTGTTAAAGCACAAAATAGAAAAGGTGAAATAGATTGCGGAGTATATGTACCAGATGTGGTGTCATGGTCTATAACTATAGCAGATAGAATCATAGAGGCGATGAGAGGAGTTAAAAATGCTTGATTTTAGAAAATACGAAAACGTACCTCGGTTTCAACTTGACCGCAGGCCGGGCAGGAGCCGACTGAAGCTAACCTGCCCAGCTTGCGGGAAAAGCCGGTGCCTCACTCCTTATATTGATGTGACAACAGGTCAGGTTGTTGGCAACGAGTTCGGAAGATGCGATCATGAACGGACTTGCGGTTACGATAAACGACCTACTGGTAAGGATGTAGGTGGCAAAGATCTTTGGATTTCAGGAAACAAGTGTATAAGAGCTTATCGTCCTCCTGTAAATCCTGACGTTGTAAATTACATACCTTTTAGCGAGTTTGAGAGGACTGTGGTTCCAGATGATAGAAATACTGTATTTAGATTTTTATCGTCTCTATGGGGAAAAGAAAGGGTATCTGACGTATTTAGAAGATATCATGTCGGAACAATGGACTTATGGGGATGGAAAGGGTGTTGTATATTCTGGCAGATAGATAAGGACTTTGTATGTAGAACTGGCAAGATCATGGACTTTTATATAAAGACCGACAGCCAGGGGAATGAGATTGATGTAAAAAGAGTGAAAGAAAAAGACGGTGACAATGAGCGGCCTCATGTTATGTTTTATCACTCGTTGCATGCAAGGGACTTCTTGTTTAGACAATGCCTGTTTGGAGAACATCTTCTAAGCCAATATCCGGATAAGGTGGTTAATTTGGTGGAATCAGAAAAGACGGCTATTATATGCGCTGTGAATAAACCAGATGAATTATTTGTGGCCACCGGAGGGTTGCAGAATCTAAGGCCGGAAGTGATAGATGTTTTAAAAGATAGAAAGACTGTAGCTTTTCCGGACAAAGGACAAGCATTTGAGACATGGAGTAAAAAGATAGATGGGATGATGATGAAGTCAAGGATAAAAGTATCAGACTATCTTCAAAATGTTGAAAATGTAGGAGACGGAGATGATGTGGCAGATTTGATAATTAGTAACAAGATAAAAGAAAAATATCATGAGCCTGGATGTTTATATTAAGAACAAGAAGAAAGAAGATCGTGAATGGGTTGCAAACATTACCCACAACATGAACAAGATGGCACAAAGGATATTCGTATCAGAAAATAAAGAAACGCTGTACGATTATGTTTGGAGACCAGAAGAATTGTATAGAGAAATATATACCAATGAGATGAAGAATGTACTTACAAAAGGTATATGTATTATGATCTCTAAGAGAAAAAGTCTTTTGAGATACGAGCCAGAAAATGGATGGGGGTCTTATGATTCATTTCTTAAGTTTCTTATCGAATATAAAGAGGCGTGCGAAGATCATCCGGGTTATATAATTGAAGCAAGTAGATAATATGGAAAATTACAAAAACACTTTAAATGAGGTAGTGGTGATCGAATCGTCACCAGAAACGTATTTTGTTTACGCTATTCGTAATGCTATTCGTATCTCTAAATGTGCGTATCCGACAGCCAAGAAAGTAATTTTCAAAAGAGAGGACATAGAGGTAGAGATTTCGGAAATGGAAACTGAGAGCAGTTTGTATGAAAAGTTTAAAGAAAAACAAAAGAATAGGGTATGGAACTTAATGAGCGCCAACAACGGGTTTTAAGAGGCGAAATTTGTCCTTATTGCGGAAGAGAAACCGAGTTGATCAATGCCGATAAAGTATATAACAGAAAAGGCTTAGGGATGGTTATGATGTGCAAACCATGCAACGCTTATGTCGGTGTTCATGAATCAGGGCCGAATAAGGGAAAAGCTAAAGGCCGGCTTGCAGGGCCATCACTGAGATCTCTTAAGATAAGAGTCCATGCCGAACTTGACAGACTATGGTCTACGCCGGAGGAACGGGAAAGGATGTATAAAGATTTATCTGAATTTCTCTCTATACCGGAAGAGTACACACATATAGGTATGTTTGGCGAGAAGACGATGGGAAAAGTATTTCAATTCTGTCATGTAAACAAAGAGCGATCAGGTTCGAGAATAGAATGGCATAAACCTGGAGATAAGTGCCCTAATAAAAACAATCAAATAGTGTCAGGAAGTAGCGCATGTAGAGGATGTCCTGAGTATCTTCATGATGAGAAAGACGGATATGTCTGGTGTGATCCTGATATGAGCTACGGCAGGTTGAAATAGGATGCGAATTGCCTATCTTTGTGCTATTATTAATCAAAAATGTAAGAAGATGGGCAGATCAACAGAGTACTACAGGACTCATCCCGAAGCCAGGAAGAAAAAGGCTAAAAAGGACAAGGAGATAAATGCCAGACCGGAGCAGAAAGCCAAACGCCGGGAACTTGGTCGTAAGAATTATGAAACAGACAAGAAGAAGGGCAAAAGCTGGAGGAAAGGCAAAGATTGTTCTCATACCAAGAACGGTCTTAGGTATAAATCAGTAAAAGCTAATAGGGGATCCAAATCGGATACAAAAGGTGACAAAAATGCACGAGGAGATAGCAAATAGGATAGATATTAGAAGGATATTCAAAACCTCTAAACAGGTCATGGAAGAGGCGTATGAGAATATCTTGAAATACAGGCGGGGAGAGCTTATCCCCGCTAAAACCGGATACGATTATATTGATGAGGCTCTGCTTGGAGGTATTTTCCCTCAACATGCTATTGCCATAGGAGCCCGGCCATCTGTAGGTAAATCGTATGTGGCCCAAAAGATATTGGAAAATGTGATGAATCCGATGATCAACCCGCAAGCAGAAGATTATTTTCTTGTTAATTGCGAGTTCGAAATGAATCCTCAAGATCTTCTTCTTCGTAGAATGAGCCAGGATATGAAAAAGCGGGCTCCTGAAATATTAAGAAGGCAAGATTCTAATACAGTAGAAGAGATGAGGATGTTTGAAATCCTTCAAGGTGAAATCAGGAATAATATAATATACATCGATGCTCCGTGTACGGTAAAAGAGTTTGAGGCGGCTGTGTATCATATAGCTACCAAACACAAAGACAAACGTCTTATAATATTTAAAGTCGATCATATTGCTTTGATAAAAAGAATGGGGTTAGATCCTAAGTCGGCTATAGATGATTTGGTGGCGGTTATGAATGAGGCTAAATTAGTATATAAAAACATATTTTTCCTCATCATATCCCAATTCAACAGAGAGATAGAAGGAAGGATAAAAAGCCCACAAGAGCAGCCTCCGCGTCTTTCTGATTTCTACCAGTCTGATACGCTGGGTCAGTTATGTACGTTAATGATAGGCTTGCACAATCCTCGTAGGTACGGGCTGGATAAGTATATGATATTTGGGAAAGATTGGTATCAGACTCTTGATAGGTTTAAAACTGAAAACAAAACATCATTCAGGACAGCCGGACTGGTGTTTCATCATATACTGAAGGTAAGGCAAGTTAGTATGGAAGAGCTTACTAATACAATCCACCCAGAGATCCTGCCGGGACATGGATGGATGTACGGGGAGGGCGGGACGAAGTTCGTGAACCCCAACCAGCCGCCGACGCCGCCCAAGCTCTATACTGTGGAAGACGTTACGGACAATCAGGAACAAGAACAAGAGACAAAAGAAGAACAGTCATTGTATTAAAAAAAAATAAGAACCATGAGACTAACAGTAGAAGAAAACGAATACCTGATAAGTAAGTTCCTTTTGGTTCTTACTGAGTTTGCAGGAGATGAAAGAGAGATGTTTTTAATCAACTCCATACATGATAAGGCGGTGGCGGATATGAATTATCGTCTTCCGTCTTTAATAAGCAGAGAACGTAAAAGACGAGTCATTGAGCTCCTTAAAGAAGGAACCAGAATAATCAAGGACTTTTCCGGCTATGCAGGTGATATGGGTATGATTAACGAATACGATCGTCTAAAAAAAGAAATAGGTACCGTCCAAGACCAGCTTGGTGACGTAGAAGGTCAACTTCGGGCAGCCGGCGAAGTAATCAAGAAAGAGCTTGATATGATTGCTGACCGAATCAAAGAAGACCTCCTCGACCGAGAGCTGGCTAAAAGTAATGCCGAGGCTGAAAGAAAAGCCAAAGTAGATCCGAGATACGAAGTAGCTTTAGGTGATTACAAGGAGATGCTGGAAGTGATTTTTACAACCAGAAACAAGTATTCTACGGTAGATTCTGTACATGACGATCTTCGACAGTCAGTATCTACCGGTAGAAATTCGATTATTAAAGAAGGGTACAACAGTTAAAAACAAGGAGGGAATATGGAAAAGAAGGAATTTAAAGTAGGAGAAGTATTTACTGCCGGACTTGTAAGATTAAAATGTGTGGAAGGTGATACATGCGATAGGTGTATATTCGAAGATTACGATTCTTGTTCATGTATAGAAATAATTATTGGTCCATGTGGACATGTTGATAGACAAGATAACAAGAATGTTATTTTTATTAAAGCTGATTAAGAATGTACATCAATTTCAGACAACTTGCAGCATCAGACATGACTCCTAATGATCTTGCCAATCTTCTTGCCATAAGACAGAAGGATTCGGTTATGATCGAAGCCATGCCGGAAGAAGATGCTGGGAGGTATATAGAGCTTGGCCTGGTTGAGAAATTAAAATCAGGCGTGATGAGATTGACCAACAAGGGAACGTCTTTTGTGAATTATATAGAGACACCGGAAATGACAGACGAGGTTCTGGAAACGTTTAAGATTATGATAGGAATGTACGAATCATATTCAAAAGACATAGGTGTCAGTAGAAAAGAAGCGGAATCCAGATTGTGTTGGTTTATGGGTAACACCTCATTCAAGAAAGAGGTCATACTTCAGGTAACGGAATCTTATATAGCAGAGTCAGGAGATTATACAATGAGCTTATGTAACTTCATATGGAAACCGCCTTCTCAAGCTTTTTCAGTTCATATGAACCTTAAAAATTCAAAGCTCTTTGACTTAATAGCTGAAAAATTTAAGATCGCTACCGAGCCTTATTTGGAGCCTAAGAAGAATAAGGAAATGGATTGGTTGTTTGCCGTATCTAAATTGCCTACGCCGCCGGCTAAAGGCAATCCGGATTATTTATTTACCGGAAGTTCTGAAACAGACAAAGAGAGATTGAAAAACATAAAAACATACTTATTTAACAAAATTAGAAAGCAATGGAAAAAGTAAGAATCAGAAAGATAATAGAGGATATAATTATTACTCAGTTTCTTAATTCGGAAATAGATATAGTTCATGAAGAAGATGTGTCGTTTAAAGAACTTGGATTAGATTCTGTTGATCGGATTGAGCTTGATGTGATGGTGGAACAAAAATTCAATATTGTTATTATTGATTATGATATGGAGACCATCAAAGATATGACTGATCTTGTTTACAAAATAATAACAGAAGGGTATGGGAAGTGATATAATTTTATGCATGGCTTTAATAGCGTCATTTGCTTTTGTTATACAGTTTTTGTTGTCGATATTAGGATCTGATCTGGATACGGATATTGACATTAACAGCGCTTCTGATTTAAGCATGTCTTTGTCGGACATCATATCATTCAAGGGCATAACACATTTTATTCTTGGATATAGCTGGACCACATACTTTTCGGGTTCCCATTTAGTAGGGATCGTAATAGGGTCGTTTTTCTTTATCGTTTTGTTTTATGTATATAAGTTACTTCTTAAGTTAAAGCAAGAAATGGTGTACGAATGTCCGGAAGATTTAAATGGCAGAGAGGTGGAGATAGTGTTTAGATCAGGGAAGAATCATTATATGGTAAATATTTCGAAAAATGGAAGACAAGAGCAAATGAGAGTAAGATGCTTGTCTGGAAAAAATTACAAAAACGGTGACAAGGTGAATATAAAATACGAAGAAGGAGAATTAAGCATCTAATTTTTTTTATCAACAATTAAATTTTAAAAGTTATGACAACAATCATGTACGTGTCAGCTATTTTAGCTGTAGTGATTATTTTGACAATCATCGGAGTCTTATCAAGGTATCGTAGATGTAAGCCTAACCAAGTCTTGGTCGTTTATGGTAAGACAGGTGGGGAAAAGAAATCGGCGAAATTATATCATGGTGGAGCGGCATTCGTCTTGCCTATTATTCAAAGCTATGATATTTTGTCTATGGAGCCTATGCAAATAGATTGTAGGCTCACCGGTGCTTTGTCGTCTCAAAATATCAGAGTGGATGTACCTACTACTATTACAGTAGCAATCAGCACAAATCCTGAAATTATGCAGAATGCAGCAGAAAGGCTTTTGGGGATGGATACTGAATCTACTGAAAATCTTATTACGGATATTGTTTATGGCCAAATGCGTTTGATCATTGCTGAAATGACGATTGAAAAACTTAATTCTGACAGGGATGAGTTTTTGGATAAGGCAAGAAAAAACATTGATAACGAACTTAATAAGTTAGGCCTTTACCTCCTAAATATCAACATCAGTGACATCAGAGACGAAGCCGGCTATATCATGAATCTTGGCAAAGAAGCTGAAAGTAAGGCCCTGAACGAAGCACAGGCTAATATCGAAGAACAGGAAAAGCTGGGTGCTATTAAGATTGCTGTACAGCAAAAGGAAAAAGAAACGGCTGTAGCTAATACCCAAAAAGAGCAAGAGATTCAAATTGCCTATACTGAAAAAGAAAAGGAAACGGTAGTAGCTGAAACAAAGAAAGAAAAAGAAGTAGCTTTGGCTTTAACCGATAAAGAAAAACAGATCGGTGTAGCTCAAGCCGATAGAGATAGGGCTGCGGTTATTGCAAAGACTTTGGCTGATAAGGAATCAGCGATCGCAAAATCTAAGGCAGAACTTGAAGTAAACAAAGCTGAAGCCGAAAGAATGGAAGAAGTCGGGAAGAATAAAGCTGAAGCTGATAAACAGGCAGCTATAGCAATCCAAGATTCCGAAGCTCAGATCAAGAAAGCTGAAGCTGAGAAAAACGCATCTGTGGGTTATAACAATGCCCAGAAAGAGGTTGCTGTATCAGAATCAGAGCTACAGGTTATCAAAGCTCAATCAGAAAAGAAAGCCGGAGAAGAGAGAGTTAAATCGGAAGCGGCTGTGAAAACGGCAAAAGAGCTTGCTGATAAAGAAGTGGAAGAAGCTAAAGCTAAGAAGGTTCAAGCTGCGCTTAAAGCTGAAAAGATTGTGCCGGCTGAAATTCAGAAGCAGGAGGCTATGTTGCAAGCTGATGCTGAAGCTGAGAAAATCAAACGTCGGGCTGATGCCGAAGCAGCAGCACATTTGGCAAAAGCAGAAGCGGAAGCAAAAGCTATTCAGATGAAGCTGGAGGCAGAAGCCGAAGGTAAGAAAAAGTCGTTGATGGCAGAAGCCGACGGATTTAAGGCTATGGTGGAAGCAGCAGAATCCAATCCTCAGATAGCCATCCAGTACAAGATGGTTAATCAGTGGAAAGAAATTGCTGGAGAACAGGTTAAGGCGTTCGAGCACATTAACCTCGGAAATATCACGGTATTTGACGGCGGTCAGAACAGTACCGGTAATTTCCTTAACAATGTTGTTAAGACCGTCGCTCCGGCATTGGGAGTCATTGATCAGCTTCCGATTGCAGATACTTTAAAGAAGTTAAAAGGAGATGACAAAAAATAAATACAATGGCCCAAGGTTACACTTGGGCCTAATTGAAGAAGCAAAAGCAGCATTTATAGATTTCATGCCAGCAGGAATAGTGATTTTTAGTGCTTTATTGATTAATATATTTTTAATATGTATTAATATATTTTTAATATGGATTTTGGACAAGATTTAGAACCAGAAGAACTGACCGGACATTATGATCAGTGTTATGGAATTGATTTTGAAACAGAAGAAGAGGAGGATGAAGAATATGACGGATGAGGAATTTGTATTGGATAATAAGAAAAAGGTTGTTGTAAGAAAAAGAATATCTTATTTAAACAAAGGGGATAAAGTGTGGATCGTGTCTTCCGACGGGTATCTGCTACACACGGACGTGGTTAGAGCCGAACGCGGACGGTCTTATGTGGATATAGACGGTATCCTGTATTGGAAACGAGGATTGGATGGCAAGCATCGTAATCGTAATAACTACATGCAGTTCGCCATGACGCCGGAGGACGGTAAGAAGTATGTCGTATATTACCCGGAAGGATTTAAAGACAATGACTTATGATGGTCCCGGAAACGCATTTGCTATATAAGGAGTTTAATGGCGTGAAACGTCTTGCCATATCTTATTCCCAGATAGACACGTTTCTTACTTGTCCAATGAAATGGTATAAGACTTACGTAGAGGGCAAAAGGTCTACGGAAAAACAAGAAGCTACGTCTTATGGTACGGTTATCCATAAGACACTGGAATACTTCTTTAAGAACGGAAGACAGCCTTCTGGAAAAGACCTGGGGGAAGCTATAAGTTACTATGCTTACCAAGAAGACATACCTTGGCAATCACCGGAAAATATGATGATAGCCATGAAGCAATCCGGGGAGCTTCTTGCTTGGATTGTGGATCTGTTCAAAAAAGACGGCAATAGGTTTATGATAGCTGATAGTGATCTTAATCCCTGCGAGAAACTTATCAGACACAGCGCTATAGTTGGAGTCGAAGAAGATTTTGTGCTGCCGTACCGTCTTCCTAAGCCTGTTAACATAAATGGAGTAATTCATACTCATGTGTACATAGTAGGATCGGTAGACCTTCATCTGGCTATAAAAAGCAAGAACGTAGTTCACCATTATGTCATAGATTGGAAATCAGGTAATAAGGTTTTTGATTCTAAGAAGTTGGAAACAAATTTACAGCATCCTATATATTCATTTTACATCTATAGAAGATATGGTGGGGTTCTACCAGATATGAACATCTATTTCTTTACCAGGACCAGGCAGTACCAAAAGGTTAAGGTAGATGAGGAACGTAAAACAAAATCTATAGAGATGCTAAATGACACTTTGTCTAAAATGTATGATTTTGAAGATAATAGTGTAAAATCATTTCAAGCGTACATCCAGGGAGCAGAAGGAGCCAGGTATAGCAAGCGGCGTGCCACCCTAAGCCAGCCTGTTTCGCAAAACAAGCTACCCTGCCCGTCAGCACTGTGTTATTATTGTGACTTTGGATTACATAACAAAAACGAATGCCCTTTCTCTTCGGATTGGGATCCGTCTAAAAAGATAAAACGATGAAATACGAGGACGTTCAAAAGTTAAGAACAAAATACCGGCAAGATCCGGAAGTTATAAACGTAGAATACATGAGAGACGTTGCTGTAAGATGTGGGAATTTCAAGAAAGCATTTGAACTTCAGGAGAAGCTGGAGGATATATGGTTTAACTACTTAAAGGGAGTCCAATGAAAGAAGATCTAATATGTGGAGTAGCGATCCTTTTGTATTTAGTTTTATTATACTTGCTCACGACAGCTTTCATAAAAACAGGTAGAGCAGTAGATCGTTATAAGATGAAGAAGAAAACTGACAAAATCAAAGTAGGTCAAAGATACGAACATAAGAACTACTTTGAGGATCCATTTGAAAGAGGCAAGCATGTGATTAAGATATTAGACATAAAAGAAGGGTACGTTCTATATGAGTACGAAGAAAAACCATATATACGTTCTTCTGTGAGTCTTGAAGATATTGTTAAAAAATACATTTTAATTACTGATGTTAAACACAAGTAAGTCATGAAAAAAGAAGTCACAATCAAGGAAGATATGGCTGTGTTTTATAAAAATACAGGAAAAGAACTATGGATTTATAACGGACTTTTCAGAAACAAGGTGTTGTCTATAAAAAAAGATAAAGCCATTATCATGTGTGAAACTGATGCTGAATATGCTGTACTGATAGAAGATAATCAGTTTATTGCCGTAGCAAAAAACATGGATTATGATTACTGCTGCGCATTCACATTAGGTAATGCCGAGGCTTATGGGGATCGTATGGGCATATCGTGCAGTGTATGCTTGCTTGAAGATAACGAAGATAAAGCAAGGGAGATGTTGAAAGAGGCGATAATAGAACTTTCAAAAAACAGTAAAATAGATTGCGATGGGCTTTGAACTTAGACCTTACCAAAAAGAGGCAGTAGATGCCGGGCTTAAGTTCCTTACAGGAAGATCTAAGAAGCCTGGCATAATCGTAGCCCCATGCGGATGTGGAAAGAGCCTTCTGATATCCAAGATAGCACATGAAATAAATAGACCGACATTAGTATTACAGCCCTCAAAAGAGATTCTGGAGCAGAATTATGCGAAGGCCGTATCATTCGGTTCTAAACCTACTATATATTCTGCTTCATGTGGTATAAAGGAGCTGTCGGCTATGACTTATGCAACATTAAAGAGCATAAAGAAAGATGTAGCGAGGTTGAAGGATATAGGGATAGATACCTTATTGATAGACGAATGTCATTCAGGATATTCTCCTGAAGAAGGTTCTGAATTTATGGAGTTTATGAACGGGTTTCCAGAGGCGAAGGTGCTGGGCTTCACCGCCACTCCCTGCCGCCTCCGAACCTACAGTTCCATGCTGGAAGGAAACTACAGCAAGCTCAATATGCTGACGAAAGACGAGCATAACTTCTTCAAGAAAATAGTTCATGTGACTCAAATACAAGAACTAACTTCTCAAGGGTTTTGGTGTCCACTTAAGTACGAACGATGGTCGTTTGATGAATCGGCTCTGATGTTAAACAGTACCGGAGCCGAATACACCAACGAATCTATTAAAGAAAGTATTGTACGAAACGGCTTAAACAACTCTATCTACAAGCGCCTTCTTCAACTTATGAACGAGCGTAAAGCCATTTTGGTTTGCATGGATTCTATCGAATCATGTAATAGAATATCAGAGTTCATGAATGCCAGGATGGGAGCCATAACCGGTGTCGTAACATCGCTAACAACCAAAAAGAAAAGAGAGCAAATTATATCAGATTTCAAAGAAGGTAAGTTGAAAGTGGTTTTTAATTATTCAACGCTTGCTACCGGATTTGATTTTCCTGAACTTGATTGTGTGATGTTTGGGCGACCAACTTTCTCATATTCAACTTATTACCAAATATTAGGCCGCGCCGTCCGCATCCATCCTGACAAGAAAGAGGCGCTGATAGTTGATTGCTGCGACAACATGAGGCGTTTCGGTCGGATAGAAGACCTGACAATTGAGCAATTCCCTTCTAAGGGCTGGTGTATGTTTGCCGGCGATCAACTTCTGTCTAATATAAGGATGGGTGATATTATTACCAAAGACGAGATCCTTCGTCGGGCAGCCTCGCTTAAATCTGTGAATGGAGATGGTAGGAGAGAAGACGATCTTGACAGTATAATAATGTGGTTTGGAAAATATGAAGGAATTAGATTCAAGGACATACCGGTGTCGTATTTTAGGTTCTTGGCTGAGAATATGGCAGTAAAACCAGGAGATAGAAAAGAAAAGGTTATAGAATATTATAATAGGATAAAAGCATGAACAACAAGAGAAGAAAAAAAATATCGGATGTTATTAACAACGTAAATAAGTATAAAACAGATTTTGAATACATCAAATCAAAGTTATCGGAGTTGAAGTGCAACATAAATTCAGCCAAAGATGATGTTGATATGATTTTAGACGAAGAGACTGAGGCGAGAGATAATATACCGGAATCGTTACAAGACTCAGAAAGATATTGGGAATCAGATCAGGCTGTAACTGATATGGAGGAGGTGGTTGATGACATGGAAAGTATTATAAATGATATAGATGATGTGATTTCAACCATAGATGGGAGCATTAAAACCATAAATGGTTCTATTAAAGTAAATTTGGAAGGAGTAATATAAATGAAAACAAATGAATTAAGGGAAATACTTAAATTGTATGGTCTTCAACATGATGTTGTTATCAACAAAAGTTCAAGAAGGTATTCTATTATCTTAGACAATAACATAATAGGAACCAATCACGACAAAGAGAGGGTGGTTGTGTTCCGTCCTATACCGGAAGGAAAAAACACATTCTGCATGGAGCGAGATAGGTTCTACACGGAGTTTGAAGAAGCTTTTGATGATGATAAAGCCATAGAAGCCGTAAGACAATATTTTGAAAACAATAAAAACAGAAAGTCATGAACGAAAATGAAATATTTAGATTAAAGGGAAGAATAGCCATATCCAACCTATCACGTGAGGACAAGGATATGATAAATAGCATCCTTGATGGTATCAATAAAAAGGATGAAGATGAAAAAAGGATATCTCTATACCGTGAGAGTAAAACTAAACAACGGAAGTCTTGCACATGCTACTTTATTTTTTAAAAGCGAGACAGGCCCTACATTTGAAGACTTAAAGAAGGAGCTTGATGATATGGGAATTAAAGATGATGATTATAGCGATAGTGGCATAATTATCATTAACCGCATTGTTATGAGCGGAGAAGAATTTGATCGTTTTGTAAAAAAAGAGTGATGGACTATATTAATTAAAACAACGATAAAACAATGAAAAAAAATGGACAATATTATTATCCTAAAGGGGACAAATGTGGTTATTAACAAAGATGTTTATGCTTATAAAACGTTAGTAGCCAAAAAAGGGCTTAAGGTTGTGTGTGAAAAAGATATCAAAAAAGGAGATAAGGAAGCCACGCTGTCGTATGAAGGTCGTATGGAGATTGATATACCAGTTGATTATATACTAAAGAATGATGATGTCCTTTTCAAAGAAGGAGAATTTCTTTTTGCTAAAAAAGATTATTCTTTTAAAGATGATATTGTTCCTGGGGGAGCTATGGTCGAATTGGCAAAAGAGGTCTACAATGTAGATGTTATGGCTGTCATATACTACAAAGGGAAACAGTTTAGCATACCCTTGGATTTGTTAGAACCTGTTAGTTCAAAAAAAGACAATAATAAAAAAGAAGGGGAATCGGTGAAGAATGACATCATTGACGATAAACTACGATGGGATTTGCTTCCAATGGAAGAGATTGAGGACATTGTAAAAGTCTATCATGCCGGAGCCAAGAAATATGGGCCTAATAATTGGCAGAATCTTGACAACGGATTTGAACGGTATCGAGCTGCAATGTTTCGACACCTGATGGAATACATGAAAGGAGAAAGAGTGGATTCCGATACAGGATGTTTTCATCTTGCACAATGTGCATGGAACTGCATAGCTATGCTGTGGTATGACAAGCATGGAAAAGGGTTGATACCATTAAATAAGGAGGAAAAGAAATGACAATAGAACAACTAAATTATTTATTAAGAAAAGAGCTTTATGCTATAAAAAACCATAAAGACAATATTGATAGAATCAAAAAAGAATATTTTGATTCCAATTATGGGTTAAAAGAAGGAGATAAGATCCGTATTTTACACGAAGCAGGAGATGAAATGATAGGCTTCTTGAAAAAAGTTGAAGTATGTGAAGACGGAGATCTGTACTTGACAATCCAAAAACAAAACGAAAAAGGTGACAGAGGCAGAGGAATATGGAATATGTATCTATCATCAAAATCAATTAAAATTGAAAAATGTGTATAATGCCATGAGAGTGTTAAGTTTATTTGACGGAATGTCATGTGGTCAAATAGCGTTAAAAGAAATAGGGATCACACCTGAAGTATATTATGTATCAGAAATAGATAAGTTTGCTATTAAACAAACGCAATTAAATTTCCCTAATACTATACAAGTAGGAGATGTAAGGGATTTGAATGTAGAAGATCTTGGACACATAGATCTTATTTTAGCCGGCAGCCCATGTAAGGATATGTCCTTTTCTGGAAAAAGAAAAGGGTTGTCTACCGTAGAAGGAATAGAAATCAAATCACTTAATGAGTATCTTGAATTAAAAAAAACAAGGATTTGAATTTGCCGGTCAGTCTTACTTATTCTGGGAGTTTATTCGTATTTTGAATGATGTAAGAAAAACTAATCCTGATGTATTGTTTCTTCTTGAGAACGTTAAGATGGGAAAGAAATGGGAGCCGGTATTTGATGATGCTATAGGGTGTAAAGGCAATCATATTAATTCAGCACTTGTTTCCGCTCAAACCAGGAAACGTATTTATTGGACTAATATTCAAGGCGGCATTATCCCTCAACCTAAAGACGAAGGTTTGACCATAAGTGATATAGCGGAATATGAAGTAGATGAAAAATATTACTTATCTGAAAAAGTTTTAAACAATTTAGCTTTTCACTTGAAAAGAAATCACGACAAGGGAAATTGTTATGGAGCTAATATTAAAACAAAAGATGAGAAATCCAATACTGTTACCGTAAAGGGTAAATACATGTACGATCTTATTTGTGTAGCAATGAGAGGTAGGAATCCAGAAAAACCTACATGTAGAGAATCTGGTCTTAAAACAGTTCAGATGATTGAATTTAAAAACGATGGAAAATCCAATTGTCTCACAACAGTTCAGAAAGATAATCTTATTTTCCAAATACCAAGAGGATTTAACAAAGGTGGATTTCATGAAGATAAGGCTCCAACATTATCTTGTAATTCATATGATAGAAACAATTTTATCATACAGAGAGCATTACATGGCGATTTCAGAATAAGAAGATTAACCCCTACAGAGTGCTCCAGGTTACAGACTGTACCAGATTGGTATAAATGGGAATGCAGCGAAACCCAACAGTACAAGATGTTGGGGAACGGGTGGACTATTAAAGTGATTGAACATATACTTAAAAGAATAAAAGAATAATGATTAGAGCAAGATTTTACATTAAAAAATCCGACTGCGGTAACGACTACCGTCCAGTCAAATGGCCTATAAAATATCCATATTGGTGTAGTGCAGAATCCAGTAATTCATTTGTATTGGTGGCGTATGCTGAAGATGAAGACAACATAAAAGAACTGTGGCCGGAGGCGTATGATATTAATGTCTTAGAGAAAGATACCGAAATTAGATTCACATTAAGATTTCCTAAGCCGGAATGGTATGAATTATATGAAGAAATGTATGATACATTTGTGTGGATTACAGACACATGTCTGCAAGATGGTAAGATAAGAAAAGTAAAAGCTAAAATAGAAGATTATGATGGTACTTTATTAGCCGACACTCCTGGCCGGTTCACTCCTTATACAATAGGGTATCAAGCTTTTAAAAGTAAAGAAGAAGCTTTGAAATATGCAGAGGAACAGAGAACGGATTTAATTAAGTCTCTTAAGTTACAAATACATGAACTTGAAAATCTAAAATTTGAATACGATGATTAACTATGCAGCAAAAGCCAGAAAAGCTTATTTGATAAACAATTTCGATAAGATCCTTAACAGTCTCAACACGCTTCATTCAACGGTTGAGACCATGACGTTGTTCGTAAACGACCAGGCTTATAATTACATTCTTAAGCTAAAGGAAGTAATTAAAACCAGTCCTATGTATAAGCACAATATCAAGCGTCTTTTAAATAATATGGACAAAGAGATAAAGAGGTACAATGCTTCTATCTACTACATAAATAAAGAGCGTAGTGAGGTTATAGCTGATATAACACAAGCGATGGAAGATTGTCTCATGCCATACATAGACAATCTGGCCGGCGCTATAAGGGCAGCCGTGTGGTCGAAGGGTGTGTCCGAGGAGCGGACGGAAGCGGCGGTACTGTCCCTAATCGTATCCTCCTTGGCCACGACATCAGGCAGACTTATCTCAGGTGGATATCAGATCATGAAAGAAATGGGTGGAGGTCAAGGTGGTAATCCATTTACGTTTATGAGCATTGATAAGATAAGACACTTATCTACATCATTATCTGATGCTATTACCGGTGGAGAAATAGCTCTTGAAGAAAAAGAAGCCAATGACATAACTAAGGCAATGGATGTTTTTATTGAGAAAATGTCTGATTCGGATATTGTTGATAAGGTGATCAGCATACTCGAAGAGGCAGAATCTAAAAATAAGGAGGAGCGATCGTGAATTATTTGGATGGGTATGTAGAAGAAGTTCTTTCTGAGCCGTACTATGATGATTATGGCTCTGGAATTTTTAGGTGGTGGGTGGAAGTATCTTACATTTGTGAAGGTACAGAATCAACTACTATCTTAATGTTTGATACGAGAGAAGAAGCAGAGGCAGTAAAACCAGGTTATAAATTTTTATGTTGAAAATAACATGAGGTATTTTGTTTTATTGATGGCACTTGTGTTATCATCATGTTCGCATGATGATAGTCAGGTTAATAACGGATGGGTTATATACGATTTACGTCCTTTACAGGGTGGGCGTGTGATGTATTATGGTGAAGACGGAGGATTTTCAATATTTAACAGTAATAGACTTATAAAATTCGTTGGATACCAAGGGGAATACAATATAGGAGATTCTATTAAGATCATAAAAGTGAAACAATATGGAAAATAATTTAAAACTCGTATGTCCAAAATGTGGCACTCCTCACCAGCCTCATTCTCCGCACACGATGGATGCAGATGGATTTGAAAGGTGTGAGATAAGAACTGTCATGGAAGACAGGGGGTGGTGCTACGAATGCTCTTTTTGGCAAAATATGTACGACAAGCACAAAGACGATCCAGGATGGGTTAGGATAGACGGTGAAAGCTGGGTGCTTAAGCCTATGGTGGAAAACGTACCGAGCGGATGGAACAGCCTTGGATGCGGTGGAAGAAAAATGTATATCAATATCGAAGGGAAAGGCATTGTTGTATCAAATAACTGCTGGTGCCAAGGTGATGTTTCGGATGCATTTAAGGATCTGATGCCTGATAATGCCACTTGGGCTACGAAGGAGGAATTTGACAAAGCTCCTGTAGTAGGATATATTATAGAAGGTATTGGTTTAGTTTTCACAGATAGGGAAGGTCATAAAGCTAATGCTTAGGAATCTATTTCATGTTCCTATTAGAATATTTGAAAGGAAATTAACTAATGGGGAAGTAGAATATTGATGCCAATATCAAAACATTTTTGGGAAATGGAAAAACAGGATAAAATACGATATGTTTGGCATGTCGTGTTATGCTGTTTTTTATTCATTCGAAGATGCGTATGAATTTAATTATGGTAAGAACAAAGAAGAAAAGGTAAAGGTAGTGGATTCTTGTTACAAGAAAAGATGGTAACTACAATAATCCCCGGCCATACAATAGGTGTACGGTTGGGGATTATTGTAATATATGATTAATAACCGTCTTATCTTATACTAATACATTTTAGTACTATTTTTATATCTTTTATTATAATTCTACATAGGTGTCAATAGGAACAAAGCTGCCAATTGTACTTATCTTATATATTGAATGAATAAGGTGAGTACTTGGACTTAATTTCAGTTGAGGTACTTGATTGGATCCTTCTGTAATAAAGAAATAATAAAAAACGTCTCCAATCGTAAACTGTAACATAATATCACCTGTTACCGATCCTTCATTAAAGTAAGCCTGGATATATTGTCCAGAATTTGATATCGTACAATTTATAGGATTACCGCCCATCGTACATACCTTGCTATTATTAATTTCATCTAAAACATAGGAAGCCGCCATAGTTGCTCCATTAGATCGGTATCTACAACCAAGAATAGGTACAGGATTTCGCCATGTGGTTGTAGGGGCCGAAATCGAACAAGCAAAAACAGGGATCTTGCCGCCAGCAACTGTATTAATATTTTCAAATCTTCTTCTCATAATTTTATAAAATTAATTCAGTAAAAGGACGGACATAATGTGAACTACCCCTTGAACCTGTATCCAAATGATCTCCTTGGATGTTTATATCATAATACCACGAATAGGAAAATTTTTCATTTCGAGTGGATGTCCACATTCTATTACTCATTATCGTACCTCCTACCATTAAAAGGCATTCGTTTATTTCATTAGCATACAATGATATCAAAAAAAACTCTCCGGCGCCACCTACATATCCATTTTGACCATTTTTAAATAAATAGCTATTAGCTTTATTAAAAGCGTAATCTGTATTACTGGTATCATATTCAAGATACGCATTCTGATTTTCACGCCCCCAATAATCCTTTTTAATAGTTCCCATATGAGAACTATCTTGTGCAAATATATTGTCTATTTCTCCATCCTTACCCCAACGAAATGTGCCAATATATTCGGTGGCTATAACAAAACACACTTTATCTACAAGAGCTATTCCATTGCATAGATCATTGGAATATCCTTTATTAGACCAATTTTCTTTTGTATATAATCCTCCATCTACATGTTGGATGTATATGCCTTTATTGATTATAAGCGAGGGATTTACCCCCCCCCATCCCTATTTGAAATCTTCGTCTCATGATTTTTGTTTGCAAGATAGCAATAATTGACAACATAAAAGAAACCGGTTCCCTATCATCTCTGACTGAGAACCGGTAAGAAAACAATTTCAGAAAAAATTAAACCTACATAATCTTTCAAGTAAGAACAAAAAACGTACAATCTACTCTTTGACGATGCTAATATAACATATTGGAATCATACAAAAACAATGCAAGTCCGATATTCTTCGTCTACTTGTAGCTAACATCATCGTCCCCTTCCGAATCAGGAGTAGCGCCGATGAAGAACATCATTGACTTGTTGTTCGTCTGCTGCCACCAATTATAGGCGCGCGCTACGTCTTCCGGCGTCTTGATATTATACCATTGTTTGATAAACGTCTGTTTGGCGAGTTGCCTAAATAACTTAGACTCTCCCTTGTATGTACCGGATGTTACTTTATCAAGTGAATAATTCCTAAGATCGGTAAGATCCTTCAGTTTTCGCCCCATAACAAACGGATCGTTAATGATATCTACCACGTTAAGCTCCATAATAAACGGCATCTGTGAAGCTATTTCGTTTATGGTTCTGAATCCGACATAGGATCCAAATTGAGTAAGCCAACTTTCTTCGTTTTCATCATCATCACGCCATCCGGCAAGAAGCATAGATACGGCCTGCATGATAAGGAACGTGCCGGCATAGACACTGAGACGTTTGAGATTGGTTTTCTCTACCTCATTCATATTGTCTTTATTTTCGTTCCAGGCATCTATGATGTTTTTCATACCAGACTCGGAAGCTAAGCTAAATGTTTTGGCTATCATATTCTTTAACGTAATTGACAACCCTTCCTCTTCTTGCATTGTCTGGAAATTGAAGCCACGTCTTTTCCACAGACGTTGAGCCGCCAGCACCAACCATCCTCGGTGGGCGGTCATGAACCTGGCTATCCAGTTGCGCGATGCGGCAGTTCGGTTTTCTTCATTCAAAGATCCGTTGCATATCTGCGACAAGCTACGAACTTGATTTCTGGTTATAGCCATCTGGGTTTCAACTTCCTCAACAGTAACACCCGATCCTGGCTTTACAACCACCTTCCCATCCACGACGTCTACCATACTCCATAAAGTACGATCTTTTAATGCGTTCCATTCTCTTTTTATGGTACTCTGTTCTTTATTACGTTCTTTTTCCATCTTGAAATCTTGGAACGTGTAGAACCGGCCTTTGTAATAACGAACATTGTCCATAGTAGCAATCATAACCTGCGGATCAAGAGGGTAGTTCAGGATTTCCATAAAAGCATACATAGGCGAACGCATTAAGGTCCTGGCCGCTCTATTGTATCCGGCACCATACATACGATTTCGGATATTGAATATCCCCATTCTCTCACCTATGACATATAATTTGCTTTTCCTATCTATGTCTCCGGTTTCTGCTATACAAGATGGAGCAAGGCGTGAAAATTCAGCCGATGCGTATTTAAGGGAGTCTTTGCTTATATACTGTCCTACGGCAGATTCCATGATGAGGTTGATATGACCTGTTAAGGCGCCGGTAGCTGCCACAAATGGAGACAGTGCCAAGTTCATGACCGACATAAACCTTTCAACAGCCATCATAATTCTTGTAAGGTCTACCGTATATCCTCCGATGTTCACCGTAAGTTTTTTGGTGTTCATCCTAATGCCATAATAATGATCGTTGAAGAAGTCCCTGAACATCTGATATGCTTGGGTTGCTTCAGCCTTCTTACCACCCTCAAATTGTTTATTCAGTAACATCTGCTCCAGTCCTTGGGCAAGCTCTATAGACTTCTGCTTTTCGTTATATAACGATGACTGCATCATAAGCATCGAATAAGAGTAGCCAAAATCGTGAGATACATCATCTTGGTTCTCTAATTCATATATGTAGTATTTAGGTATGGACCGAACCCTATCTTCCGGATCATATACCTCACCCTGACGTGTTTTACCATACAGGGAGTCATCTACGCGGTCAAGACATAAGTCGGATACGAAGTTCCTGACCGTACTTTTAAGGCTGATACCTAACCCTTCTACACGTTCTATATCTTGTTTGGATATCTGTGGAATAGCATACAGGTTCGGGCTCTGCTCTTTGTATAGATCAAGGGATTGTCTTTTTATTTCCTTGAGTTTTTGAATCATATTCCACTGCTCTACGTTTTTAGTAGCAACCTCATTACCGTCAGCATCATACTTGATACCAAAGTCATTGAAATACGATTCGTCACGATACAGGCTTTTCTTAGGCATTCGATGACCATACCCATGATCTTTTACATAATCAGGATTACGACCGCTATTTTCGGCTTCAGATTCAGCCACCCATGCCCTTGCAGGGTCGAAAGACAAGTACGATATGTCCATGCCATAATCTTGGGTGGATGTACCGTTTTGTACGTCCTTAACCATTTGCGCCACATCTATCTCACCTCGACCGATTTTGTCGATCATAGCTGCATATCCGGTAGGCGCCATGCGTTTATAGTACGAAAAAACCTGGCTTCTGGCAAATTCATTAACAATAGCATTAGCTTCTTCTACGCCCTCTTCTCTTGTATTATTTAAAAATAAGCTGGCCATCTTAGCATTAACAGCATTCCTGAAATCTCTACCGTCTAATTCTTTGCTTATACCAAGCTTTTCTGACAGGTAGTTGGTTTCAGATACGGTAAACAGATATCGGTTATCAGCAGCCTTAAACAGCTTATCCCTTAAAGCCTGAATCCTTTTTGCTTTCTTCGCCGTAGTATGACGTTGTACGAACTTCCATTCCACTTCCTTGGAGTCAGCAAGAGCATTTAAATAAGACTGATTTACTTCGTTTTCAGCCTTACTGCTTTTAGTAAAGTACTTATCAATATCTTCAAGACCCACCATCTTAGCATAATCTATCAAAATAGCGTAATCGGCTTCAATAGCTTCAGATGCGGCCCTAAAAGCATCTCTTTCAGATGAGGTAAATGTCGCTTCGTTAATCTCTCCGATATCAGCCACATCGCGATTGTTTCCGATTATTTCCTTGATAATAGCCTTATTTTTTTCTATATCTTTTACAATCGAGTCCACGTCAGTCGCATCTCTATCACTTGTCGTAGAACTAATGATATCATGCGCCATTTTAAGATACGAAGCCTTGTTATTTGATTCGGTACGTGCCGACTGTTCTGATTCTACATCATTCCAAAACCGATCGTTGAATGACAGGTGACCTCCCAACATAAGTGTCTTCAGCGCAGCTTCTCCTCCTGACTCGTTCTGAATCGTTCTTAATTTTTGCAAAAACGATTCTGATACGGCATTAGTGGCATTATTTGATTCCTTTCTCCAAACTTCATTTATAGCTTGTATTTCTTTGGCCATCTTAAGTTGGTCGCCGGTTTTTTCCACTCTCCTGGTTCCTACATATATGTATTCTGAAGCTGCTTCCTTACGTTGTTTACGAAGCAGTCCTTCTTCTTCGTAATTGCTGCTTTTAAAATAGGCAACCTCATCAAAATTACCACCGCTATCAATAAAAGGCTGCCTCAATATCCGTTTTTGCCGGGATAGGGCATTAAGGTATTCTTTGGTTGTTTGAGAAACCGGATGCCCTAATTCTTCTTCAGCCTTTTTGTATATGGATTCCATTCTTGTGGCATAACTTTCGCTAAATTCCAGTTCCGAATTTTCAGCATCCCACTTTTCCATCTGCTCTGTATAGATCTTTTCCTGCTCGATGGTAAAAATATCGGTATTAACTCTATCAGACGATGGTTTGAATTTAGCGTTTTCAGTAACCGTATTTCCATCCTTGTCAACTACTTCTCTTTTAAATACGTAATTACGGTTATTGTCAACCACATCACCAATTTCTTCTTCTGATATCTCTATGTTCATGGCAGTCGCAAACGCTCGCATCTGCGCCAGCTTCTTATTACGATCGTATTTAGCCATATCAAGAGCACTACGAAGGTAATTAGAAGTTTTGCCGTCTACTTTCTGAAGCAGTTTTTCAAATTCAGATTTGTTAAAACCATGCTTTTTCGCATATGCCAGGAAGTCGGATATGGCGGGCTGGGCATTCACCATCGCATTGTAATTGTCTTTGGCAATCATAGCTCCAAGAGCGTTATTGAACGGACTGGAAGAATGCTCTAATATACCAAACCACCTACTTATCCAAGAAACATCGTGTTGAACCTTGTCGAAAAATTCTTTTACTCTCTTTACCTTATCTGCCGGCACATGAAGTTCGTTCATTAACTTATCAAGCAACGTGCTTTCATCAAGGTCTTGTACTGATTTAATATCAGACTGAATACCATTGATGTCGGCAATGACGGTATTGATCCTATTTGTATAATCCTGCTTTTCACGTTCATCAAATTCGGTACTTCTGTTACGGATATATCCTCGAAGATCGTTCATGATCGGAAGAACCTGATTGTTGATAATATCTACGTTCTTTCGATCATTGGTATTGAAGTGAAGCTTACCGTCTTTGGTATCACCATGAAGGATAGTATTTACTACGTTGCTTAAGTATCTAACCTGAGCTTCGGCTGTGGAGATCATGCTGTTCATGGCGGCCGCCATCTCATTCTTGTCTATTTCGGTCTCTACCTTATTTATCTTATCTTCTATGGTCTTAAGCTGGGCAAGGGTCATAGACGTAGTTACAGCCCTATCAGAGCTTATCTGACGTAAGTCTCTTAACGTTTTTCTCAATGCCCGGATCTTAGACTCAAGAAACTTGTTCTTGTTCATAGAAGAAAGGGAATATAATGTAAAGTCATTATCCTTTAACAGAGAGGTATCAAATCCTTTATCTATGTCAGTAATGGCAAGATCACGAATGTTTTTAATAACGTTATTCAAATCCTGTCTTTGGGTTGATAAAGCTGATTTAAGCCAGTTTACAATTCCAGAGAGAAGCTGCCGGACGCGCCCCAGGAAGGAGGTGGGCTCTACCGGCGCCTGTGCTGTGCCGGTCTGCATCTCCCTGGCGAGGATCTTTCCAAGAATTTCTCTCCTAACAGCATTATCAAGTTCAGAGCCTTCATATACCTTACCGTATGTATTATAATACTGACCTGCATACTGATTCCATTCTTCAGTGCCTTCTACATCTTGCAAAACAGATTCAACAGCATTCTGATCTCTGTACGCCTCTACGAGAAAGTGTGCTGTTTCTTCTACTAAGTCAGACAAAGTAGCATCTTCACCGACTGCTATTACGTTATTGGCAATATCCGCCAATGCCTTAGCAGAAGGTTCGTGTCCGTATTTAGTTTGGTACTTCTCTATATAATCGGTCATGCCAACGACACTAACGCCCAGCGTTTTCAGTATCTCAACAATAGAATTTCGTTGATTACGTTCCTCTTGGCTATAATCCGATACTATCTTAGCTTTAGTATCAGCATAAAGATCATTGTCTTCTAATATAAATGAAACTACAAGCGCATCAAAGTGATCGTATTTAGCATCCAATTCATTGTATCTTCCAGACTTAAGATCGCTCTTTATCTGCTCCTTGCTAACTCTTTCTGTTCCTCCGGTGGCGAGTCTCATAGTTACCTTACTATTATCCAATGAATTTATGGTTATCATACCTTGGTCGTTCATGGAAACATCGGAACCAAAATGATTACGGAGCTCGGTGTAGGATAATGCTGAATTGAAAAGTCTAATTTGTCCTGTATGTCCTTCTCCTGTAAGATAATAGCTTCTTGTTTCCGAATCGAATATCTTAGATCCGGACAAAAGACCTTTCTTTATAAGGTAGTTAATTATACCACCTTTTGTTGATAAAGAAGTAGAAGCAGAAGCGGTCATGACCGGTATAAAAGACTTGGGATTATTAAGAACATACTTTCCAGCCTTGTAAGTAATGTCTGCCACGCCATCCACGGCAGATTCTTGAACGGTGCCGGATAAGAATCCTATTCTAATATCATTCCCTCCAGAGCGAAGAGCTTCTCCGTAATCTTCAAATAATTGACTACGATCGTTCATGAAAAACAAACGAGGCTCTCCAGTATGATACGTTACACCCACAGGATTAGAATCTGTCTGTGGTAACTCTTCTGGGCTAAATATCTTAAGACCGTCTTTTATAACCATATAATTAACACCCTTATCCTGTACCATAGATACGGGAGTGAAGTCCGAAGATATAGCATCTTGTAAATACTGCCCGGCGTCTATTCCAGGTCCTTCCGGTACGGAAATACTTGACGGAACCATAGCATCCACCAACATAATATTATCACCCAGATCTTGGCTGTAGAATCCAAAGCCCGATTCTCGGATTCCATAAGGTGCATCTGATTTTGACACAAGAATAGGATTACTCATCTTAGAAGCCTTATCCAGCACCCTTTCTCTATAGGATTCCGGAATAAGGCCGATGTTGGATTTTACCTTATTATAAGCCTGTTTATTAACAGGTACATTCCTTCTCCAGTCACCAAAAGCCTTTAAGAACTTATTAGAAAATACGGTTTTAAAAACAGTAGTAGCCCGTTCCCTATTCTCCATAAGAGGAATAGATGCTATTTTATCAAACAACATAGACCTGTCCCCTGATCTGGTAGAGACAGAAACAACTTTATTTTTATTATCTCTTTTAATAATACACGTTGATGTCATAGTAAAACATTTTTGTTATGAGACAAAGGTAGTTAAAAATCAAGCATATCATAAAAAATAAAGCCACCTAACTTCTCAGTCTGATGGCTTAAAAATAATATGAAAAAAAATTATAATCTGACGAAAAATCGTCAAGTTCAGCTTATATGTAATGCATGTACCCATCTCGGTGTATAAACCTTCCCGATTCAAAGCGCTCAATATCTTCAGGGCAAATAGAGCCTGAATCTTCTCTCCTGGCTTCAAACCAAAGCCCCGGCTTACGAAGTCGGCAAGTTATGATATAGTTGAAGCAATTGTGCGTAAAATGGAAAACAGATCCTACAGGGAAATACCTATCAGCTTGAAATACGATTCTTTTTCGTTTAGTATCAAACGTGATATCTCCTACTATCTTAGCCACGTAATAGCTTCTGCCATTTAACGTTTCATCTGTTTGTGATATCCAATAATAACCTCTTGCCATGCCACAAATATATAAAAAAAGTCGGACAAGACACATGTCCGACTTTATATTACTTTGATTCATTTTCAAACCGCTTTATAAGAGAAGCAATATCATCACCACAAACAAACATCATTCGACGTTCTTCTTTTGGTTTATGAGACACTGGGATGGTTTTGTTTATCTTAATCTGATTCGCCAGACCTCTGCCTAAACGAATATCAACTTTTTTACCTTTCATGAATTATTTGTTTAAACAGACCAATTCCATCTATTATAATATGACCGCTTTGCATACGACCATTATTAGGATTATGTAGAAAATTGAAACCACTTTCTTTTTCCTGTCTTTCAAAAGAACTGATATCCTTTCCTCTACGGGCTCTTTCAAAAGCTTTCTTGAACAACTTGCCTCTAAAGGTCTTGACGAGGATCTTGGTAGCGTTATTGCCGGCTTTTACCATTGCTTTCCTTGCCTGGTCCTCCGAGACAAAACTGCTTCGGAAAATATACGATGCTGCTGCTTGTATGTCCTGCTTGGTAATCATATGATAAACATTTCTTTCAGAATACTGATCTTTATTCCGTATATCAATTTCATCTCATCTCTATCATATACGTCAAAAAAGGATTCACTGGGGTCCTTTGGATTTACGTTCAATTGAATTATGCAATTACCGGTATAAACCTTAATTCCGTAATTATCAGAGTATATATCCTGCATAGTCTCAAATGTTTCAATTAAATTTTCAACAAGTACTCTGTTAAATGAAAAAGATTCTTTACCATCACCTTTAAATGTGATATGATCTAAATTCTTGTTGTCAAATTCGTACTCTACCCGACTGCCGTTCATCATATTATAAATGATTGACTTTTTGATTTTAAACCCCATGTTGTTTTGTTTTTTAGTTAATATAAATCTTCTGAATACAATTGTTCTCTAATAGCATTCCTATCTACTACCATCTCCTGATTATTGTTCTTAACAAGCTCAGACGCTTCTTCTCTCGTCAGAAACCGGTTCTTGCTTGTCAAAAATCCTTGAACACTGCGGTTTTTATGAGCTATACCGTATGCCGCAAACTGAGAAATGATAGAACAATGTCTCAATCCACAAAATACGGCGCCGGATGGTATATTGGTGGGCTGATGAGGACGCTTCTTGCCGTCCTGCACCCAGATGGCCGCGCATATTACTATTTCTTTATTATACATGATACGTTTTTCTATTAAATTTATTAAATCCGTTCATTTACTTTAATATAATCGGATGCCTCTTCCCTCTAATGAGTTTAAACTTTTTGCGTGAAACATCTTTTGAATTTTCTCCGTTGAAATCCCTGATATTGAAACTCCCTGATTTTCTCCTTCCATAAACAAAGAATATTTTATTGTTATACAACACTTTATCAAACAACCTAAAACCGAAAACCTCAAAAGGAGCTTGATTGTTTTTCTTCTTCCCCCCCCTTTAAAATTTTCATTTTATGTATTTGTCTATTATGTCTACGAATTAAACGTTTTAAATATTGACGTTCGATTCGTTTCGCATTAATATTCTTAGAAATGACAAACGCGTCGGATGTATGGGATTTTTCAATCCCATATTTAATCCGATTATGTTTCGTAATGTAACCAAACGTCATAAAAACTCTGTCGTATCTGGATTTTAACTCTTCATACAACCTCCATTTCATAATTCCCATTACGGTTGCGTCGCGAAGCGACTTGCCTCTTCTGATCTTTAAATCTATATTACCTTTATGGTATTCTTTGTGACATGTTTCACATAAAGTTATAAGATTAGAAGGGGAATCCCCTCCGGTTTTTCGAGACTCAATATGATGAACATTCAGTATAGAATCTTTTGACTTGCCTTTACAATACTGGCATTTATGTCCATCTCTTGCTAAAACATACTCCCTTGTGTTCCAAAACTCAAGTTGATCACCTTCCTGGTATTCTTTACCTGATATCTCAGGATTCTTAATCTTTTGAGTATCGAATTGAGCTACTTCAATAACAATACGAGATATTGGTAATATAGAGCAAACATTTTCAACAACACGAATATGGGCGTCTACTTTGTATTTCACCGAAGGTGCTATCCATCCTAGACGCTTGCTTTTTACTCTGTTATCAAAACGAGGTTTTCTATATCTTAACCTGTTCCGTCTTGCTTTCCGTAGCTCTCTTCTGGTAGACAAAAGATCTACGATATCATTTCTAAGAATAACTTCACTGCTGTAAAGCTCTTTGCTTTTCGTCGTTGCTGATAAACCAACATGTTTAGTACCAGCATCAACGCCTAACACAATTTCTTGTTTGTAATCAGATGTTACGTACATTAATTTGATGGTAAACGGACATAGGTTCACAACAACTGCCTTGTTTTCTTTAAGCAGTCGTCTTACCTATGATGCCTTGTTGTAGGCATCATAGGTTTACCATTTATGTCTTGTACGTACACCATATCTACAAACGTTTTCAATGTTTATTCAACATAAGTCAGGAATATTTCATCCTGTTAGTACCCATCGCCAATGTTATAAGAGGTTTTGATGCAAGCAACACTGTTTCGCAAATACACTACTCCTGTTTAATCGCTTGCCTTAGAGCTACAGACTTGGGCAAACATCCGTAGGTAACTATATATTCTCAAATAACGTAGCCTTCGTTTCAAGGCTTAGGCTAATATCCGGACCATTTCTGGTACATTAAAACCTTATAATGAAATTATATTGTTTTAATGTTATTTCGGATATTGAAAGTGTGGTATCCATCAGAAACTTCTCCCATGTCTCCTGGTTCTGCTTCAGGTTTAGGATGATTAGGATAATAGTAGTCCACTGATGCTTCTAACACGGACTTGATGTGTTCCACTATCCTTGTAGCATCATCATGTCTTAAGAAATACTTGAATCCTTCAACGAATTTAATATCTTCTTCAATTGTTGATTCGAACTCTTCTTTTGTCATCATTCTAATTACATCTTTAAAATCTTTTAATTCCATTATTTGTAATATTTTAATTGTTCTGAAATCCTATACTTACTTATATCATTACACAAGTTACACCCTCCTGCACATCCACAGATCGAACAATACAGGTCTCTTTCTGACTTGGATTTGGATTGAAAATCTCTTACGGCCTTAATCCATATAGGAGAAATAATCTTACCGGAAAATACAGGTACATTTAAAAGTAGTGTTTTCATGATTTTGGCAAAACATTCATATAACACGGCACATCTACCACATCTCTTCTGCAAAGTCCCTTCTCAAAATAGGAAACCATATAAGTGCTTTTACCTTCGTAATCAGGTTTAGGATCAAAGCATTCAAAAACGAATCTTGTTCTACCTTCAAGATGACCAAACATGAAAACAAATTCGCCACCGTATCTTTTGTTAGCTAATTCTTCTACGGTCATAATCTATCTCCCCCCAATCCTGAATTGATACTCACATACTTAACACGGACATCACTTCCACGTCCAAGCTGACCCCAGCCGGGCGATGGCGTTCCCTTGGCCGGAGCAGGGACAGCCCTAAGCCGAGACCAGTCCTGCTTTTGCCTCATGGCTTCAGCCTCTTTGTAATACCGGTTACACAGTTCTTGATCTTCGTAACCAACGTAATCTTCCTTATTTTCCATAAAAAATACTTTTTCAACAAAAGTACGACATTCATAAATTAATTAGATTTAAAATAAAACAATATGAATTAAAATAAAAACCCGATACGCTAAAATCGCATCGGGCCTGGTATTGGGAAAAATAGGTTCAGATCTTGGGTAAAGATTCGAGCCAATTTTTAACATCTTTATATTTAGGGTCTTTGTCTATTCTATCTTTCAGTTCATGCAATGCTGAGTCCATAACCGTATTCGGTACGCCAATCAACTCTCCTATTAAATACAATGGGGTTTTATTCGATTTAGATTCGTGTGCTATATTCATGTCAAAAAAAAAGTTATGTGAAACAAACCGGCCACGGGTATTCTATTGCCCGCCGACCGGTATAATATTTTTATTCCTTTTTTTTCCAAACGGGAAAAACGGGAATGCGGGAATCATATTTTTTACTATGGCTCCCGCACCACCGGAAGGACCTGGGTCTGGATCTCAGGTCAGATCCTTCCAGTTTATTTTTTCGCCGAGGTAATCTTGCACGGCAAGCCATCTTATAAAGGCTACTCCTTCGGGAGCATCCGGATCATCCAAATACATTAACGTAGCTTTCACCAACTCGTTCTCACATTTGAAGACCTTCGGAAAACCATCCGAATAGTACATTGCAAAGACATATTGGACATTGCCCCATGTCGCTTTATCCGGCTTCTTCGCTCCGCACTTTTCAAAAATATCTTTTATTTCCGGCTGCTTCCAGATCCTCTTGGATCCATCGACGTTGACCATCTTCTTTACCGCCTCATCAGCGAGAGCATTAGAAAAATGGTAGCCGTAAGTATCTACATATTTCTGATAAGCTGGACCCTCTGCGTCTGCTCCTCAATAAGAACGACCTCTGCCACGTCCGCGACCTCTACGCATCTGAGGTCCGTCACCGTAGTATCTGTCGTCTCCATAGTAATCGGTCGGGTAGGATTCGTAACCCATCCTCCGGTATTCCCGGTCCTCCATTTCATGACGACGTTCGCGCTCTTCGAGCCTTCTTTCCCTTTCTTCCAGCTCGTTTTCGCGCTCTTCCATTTCTTTCATCTTCTCATGCATACCGTAATGGTCGTAAATACCACCACCATACCCCATGTACGTCCCATCAGAACGCCGGCTTCTGCCTCTGCCTCCACCTCGTCTGTCTTCTATCTCGTCATATCCAAGATATTCTCTGTGTCCTGAATTTAAATCATATACTATCATATTATACTTATTTCAAACGTTCTACAATTAACTTCTTTAAATCTTCGAATGAATCAGTAAGGTCATTCACCTTATTTTCTATACCAGCTATTTTACGATCCTGCTCTCTCGTTTGTTTGAATGCCGGATTGATGTCTTCTAATATAGATTCACAAGCCTCTATCTTGGCACGATGGGCATCTACGCTGTTTATTATGTCTTGACTGGTGTTTTTTATAGCATTCAGTTCGTTCATAATCGGATCTATGCTGGTAGATAATGTTATGCCCATAGCCTTAGCCACATTCTGGGATTCCGGGACCGTATAGGTCTTGGTTTCGCCAGTGAGCTCTACCGTCAGATCCACCACGCGGGTCTGCATCGCCTGATACTGACCTGGCTGAGGAGGAAGACACCTGGGTTCGGATACGGCTACTACCTTTCCCAATTCGTATTTAGGTACTGTATTAGTATCAAGGGTATGTACCTGAAACCCTTTCTTCAAATCTGAAAACATGATCAAAATATTAGTTAGGTGAAAATAGGGTGATGATATTCATCACCCTACTGAAATCATTTACCTGCTTTAACTTCAGACGCCTGGGCTGTTGTTGTCGGAACACAACAATCCATTAATCTTAACACGCCACGAACTTTATTGAAGTACAGAAGGCGTTCTGTGCCATTTACCATAGCAGCACCCGTGACAGCTACGTTAATAGGGTTCACGACATTCACTCCCGTAACCGGGCAACAGGTGTCGGATCCTACTGTTGAAACTGTGCTGTTTGCCGGGACCGCAATCTGTACCGGTAGAGCACTTCCGGCTGTGGGGACTACTTGCCTTATCTTAAGAAGGATAAGACCCTCACACGGAAGGGCGATCCAAGCCCGTGGGTTAATACCGAAGACTGTATTTGTCGTACTGACAATAACATTCTTCGTAACCATCTCATACAACGATCCTATTTTAGAAACACAAGCCATATTAGCCTCCTCTCTTAATAAAATCAGACAGCAGCGTTGTTATTGCAACATCCGTTGTTACATCCACATCCGTTATTGCAGCAACCTCCTCCGAATACCTGTCCCCAAGTATAAGCCTGGTAAGGAGAACAAGAGGGGTAGGCCGGGACGGCCGTCGGGCGTAATTGACCAACGATATTCTGGGTTTGTTGCTGAGATAATGCCGAAGCTGTCAAAGCCGCTTTTTCTTCACGAAGTTGAGCAATAGTGTTCTGCATCTCCCTCATTTCCAACTGACAGAATTTGTCATTGATCATAACGGTTTGGGCGTCAAGTTTCGCAGACAAGATATTGAATTGGCTTGTAGCTTGCTCACGATTGTTAGCCAGACCTTGGTTGAGACCGTTCTGCAAGACATTGGTTTGTTCCAACGTGCGAAGCTGGTTATCAAAACCTTGCTGAGTAATCATTCCCTGAGTCTGGCAAGTGCTTTGATTGATCAACGAACTCAGATTGCAGCAGCAAGAGCTGATTTGATTTCCTATTTCACAACCTTGTTGTTGAACTGCGTTGATAACAGCCTGAGAAGTCATACCTACCTGACCAGCTACTTTATCAATGGCACCCTGTACGTTGCAGATAGCGTTTTGAAGTTGAGTAGTAGAACAGTTCAAAGCAGAAGCAATCTGATCTATGGCGCTACGATTACCTTGAATTGCCTGCATCAAAAGTTCACGACCGTAATCGTTATTCAACTGAGCCGGCAAACCATTGGCACAACAATCACCGCCATTTCCAAAACCGTTACCGAAGCCGCGTCCACCCCCACAGCCAGAACAAAACAATTATCCAGAGCCACCAACCGTTAGCCCCACCGAAACCGTCCTGGTTGTTACGACCGTTCATCAAAGCCGCCACCAGATTCGGATCCATTTTATTACCACCTATCAAATTAGCAAACATGCCGGGAATCATTGAAAGAAGACCATTAGTGGCTGCACCACCACCGTTAGCCCCGGCTCCATCTAAAAGGACGATTTTATCACCACCCATAATTTTATAGTATTTAATTGTTAAACATACGTGCATGAAGCACGTAACAAAGATCATGATTGCAGGGTGGAATATGGGTGTGTTTATTTCCTATAGAAGAGAAGTATTTTCAGAAAAGACAGAAACAAAAAAAGGTAGTGTTTTTTATTCTTTTAAAACACTACCTATAAATAAACTCAAGAAAATTTACCATATTTTAAAAATACATTTTTAAGTTTTCCTTTTATGCCATTGAGGGTCACTTCATATCCGGCACCAGTCATGTAGATAGTTTGTTGATTAACCCTTTCTCCAGAATACTTGTCTACAAAATATGATCTATACACACCGTATCCTTTAGCCACTACATTACTGTACAACTCCCATTTGCCAAGACCGTTTCTAAACATAAACTTAGCTTCTTCAAGAAATGAGCGAAGATTCTTTTCAGCGATGATAACACCATTCTGTTCTAACTTTTTGGCAATATCACGAATCAGCCACATTCTATCATTATCAACTTTCTTGAACGATTCTGCAAACTCAACGTCTGGACGCTGATCTTCTATTGTTTTCAAGGCTTGTTGCTTCTCTGCCTCTGCCTGAGATTTTTCAGCTATAGCTCTCTGAGCAGCTTCATACTGATCGGCCCATGCTCTTGCTGCATCTGCTGGATTAGAAAAGTCAGGAACCAAAATTCCCTTGCCGCCTGAACTTGTTTTATATTCTCCTGTTTTACGAATAGAAGGAAGAACCTCAGATGTTATCCATTTCTTAAATCTCTTAGCAGACTCTAATTTTGAAGATAATATAAGAGAATATAAACCAGATTCATTAATTATTCTTATACTATCTATATATCTGGTTTTCAATATAGATCGTTTTACGCCCCATTGATTATCAGATACTTGCAAAAGCATAGAATCATCATCATCTACATGTCTTTTTACCGCATCTTTAGCATTTATATATCCAAGAGATTTAGCCACATCTGACGCCACAAACCAAACATCTCCTTTTGGATCTACAATAATTCTAAGCTCTCCAAAATCCGAACTTTCAAAAACAGAAACTTTATCCATGATAAAAAAATAGGCCCAAAAGAGAATGTCAGATCCCACTATGACAAACCCTAATGAGCCAAAAATATCTTTCAACATCAAACAACCAGAGGTGGGATCTCGTTGTTCATTGTTTCTGGAGCAAAGATAGGAACAGGATTTTAAATAGCAAATATTTTAATACTTTTTAAATCAAACCAGGGCCCGCATCACTGCGAACCCTGATCTACACTAATCTAAACTAATACCATGAAAAACTTAAATCTAAAAACTAAAGAACACACAAATGTATGAAAATGTATGCTTTTCACAAAGAATCTGTATCCTGTTCTTTTGTGTGATTCAAGACATGGGATATAGTTCTGATACTTAATCCGGTTTGATTTTGTATCAGATTATAAATATAGGATTTTGAAACTACAGTTCTTAATTGACCTAAATCATTCATAATGTTTTTATACATAAGATGAATGCTGTTGTTACGTTTGATGGTACTGATTCTCATTTCCTACTGTTATTAGTTACGTTCGGTTCTTACTTTTCCCTTATTTCCATAATCCCTTCCTGAAACTAATATCGCAAACTTAACAAAAATAATCCATAAACAATGAAAACCTAACTTTTCTTGTATGTTATTGATATACGTACATATATGAGAAAAGTGAGACTTTCACAAGCCTCACTTTCCAAATCGTAATTATGAAAAAACTATATTATATGTATACAAAAATTACCTGCATTCCAATTTATTAAGATCATCCAATTCAGACTTGCTTACGGTCATATCTTGCGTCAAGCCAGATCTGTTTTGGTATGGAGCGTAATCGGTTTCTACCGTCTTAGCCTTCTGAGTAGAATCGTATTTCACCTCCGATTCGGTTCCTGTCAGATTTTGGTAGATAGAGCCGGAACTACTCTCGCTTACTTTAGACCATATCTTATTACCTACTCTTATAAAATTATCATAAATACCTTCGGCTGTTATAACACCATCTTGCTCTACGATATTAGGACCCGATTTTTCTTTTAACAGATACGGGTGCCTGGTGTAAAAATAGTGTTCAAAATCATTCCCGGCATACGAAGGGTCATACCTATCCAAATAAAACAATTTTGATAAAGAAGGATCGGTGCTGGTCATGCTATAATCAAACAACATCAACCTGTCTTTTCCAGATAAAGATAATTCTATTGATTTCAAAATATCAGGATCATCAGAAATAAGACCCAAAGATGGACCAGGTTTGAAGTCAAGATACTTATAGGCATTATCATATAATTTTGTTTTATGGAGTTTGTTGTCAAGGTAAGATTGGTATAAATCGAATAAGGATAATGGGTTTTCGCTATCTTGTTTTTTGTTCATGTATCGACTATACTCCCGATCCACATCCACGTAAGGAACGTCAAGTACCTCCGGGTGCCCAAACGCCATCCTGGTCATTATCATGTCCTCTGTGTTCTGAGAATCCATGAACGATCTGACGTATTTTTTAATGGAATCCATGAGCGTATTATTATCTACGTTCCGTACTTTCTCTTTATCCAAAACGCCGTTCTTAAAACAAGATTCAGGATATATTTTAGTAGAAAAATGAGTTAGGTTGTGCTTGGCTAACACTGTTGATATTTGATACATCTCGTTAAGATCATCTTTGCTGATCCTTTGATATAGATTATCTCCTACCTTAAGCAATGAATGTTTCTCAAACGCTTCTACTGGGTCTATATCGGATTCAGAATAAACGATATTCAAATTATCCATATACTCCGGTAATAATCCAAAATAATAATCTGTGCTATCACCAAGAACATCATCTATAGAAGATGCCAGCGTTGGAGCATAATTTACATCATTATGCCTGGCCACATAAATATCAAGATCCAGCATCAAATTATCTATCTTATTCAAAGATTCTTCTGTGCCATCATAAGTTTCCGATGTCCCTATTATATCTATGCCAAACCACGTACAAGCCTCTTCTATATCCCATATCATGCTTCTTAAATCAGATTCGGTGTCGGCATTAGCCCTATGTAAATAAGCTGATATACGAGCTCTTAGGAACTCTATTTTGCCAGGATTGTAATAAGACAGATCTTGTAGCTTAGATAAGGATCTTCTCTTGCCTTCCACCACATCATCCCCTTCTATGTTTATTACCGGAATCTTATTCGTAGATGAGAACTCATCAAACATAGATTCGGCAAATTCTTTATCAGAAACGAATTTCTCAACCAGTTCAGGGTATGAGTTTCTCAACGATTCAAAAGCAGATGAAAATTCAGAAAAGTTTTTTATGCCGGCTACTGTTTTGCCCATAGCCCAATAAAGCTCAGAAGGATTATATGGTACTTTTTTACCAAATTGGTTAAACACTCCCTCCTTGTAAACAATAGGACCATACTGATAGTCAATAGACATAAAATAATTATCTTTTTCCCTATCATGTTCGTTAATAGAAGAATCTATTAACTTTCTCATGGAAGTCGAAACCTCATTTAAAACAGAAGGATCGGATAAAATACGACTTATCTCTGTTTCATCATACAAACCGGATCTCCTTAATTTCTGCTCATTCAGTATCAAACTGCCATCTACATAAAAATCGAAGAGAATAGCATTAGACAATGAAGACGCATTAAAAAAATAATGAGTAGACAAAAGGAAATCCCTTACATCCTTAATGTCCTGAGCCGTTAAAGGATCAGCAAAATAAGTCTGACGCTTCATATACGACAGCACGTCTTCTAAAAGAGGTTCACCATTGGGATCGGTATTAAACATCTCCCCTGGAGCCGGGTTATTCCAATGACCATAATACGACAAAAAACCAGGAGTGTAAGCCTTAGCCCATACCTGAAGAGCCCGCTCGCTGTTTCCTAATACTTTTAAAGCACTTTCGTAAAGAACGGAAGGCTCCCCGTTAGGAGCCTTAACCCGTTTTATTTCATTTTCCTTTTTTTCTATCTGACATTTGACACCCATTATAATTAACTTTTTTGCAAAGTTAATTATAAAACCGACTTATACAATGACGGATCCCAAATTCCTTCTATATAAATCTCCGGAAAACTCAAACTGCCATCACGAAGAGTGGTGACTTCCAAGCTGGGAATGTTGAAAACAGTACTGGTATCACCAAACTCACCATTCAACTTGATAGCATTTCCGCTGTTATTAGCCTCATAATAAAAATAACAATAATTTTCATTAATGCTTGGATCATATTCGTACCAATATGTTAGATCTTGTATATGATCTTCTATGTTACCAATTTTGTTTTCACCTAATATAAAAATACCATTATTGCTATGATTATAAACCATAGATTCATAACCACCATAATTCCAATTACTATTAAACATTATGTAACTAACATCAGAATCATGATCTTTTAATACAGGTCCTATATGTATATGAATTTTATTAAACTGACATACATAAGGTCTTTTTCCTCCAAGCCTTTTTTATATCTTCATTGGATAACTTATTATAACATCCTCCCACGAAATTATCCGCAGCATTAAAAAATCTCCTTCTCATACTCAACACTCCTTATTTAACTCATTTATCGAATCCGAATTATCAGAACCTTCTACGAGATTCTTATTCCTATCTATCTCTTCCTGGCTCATATTACTCATCATATTTTGTATTTTTCTACCAGATTGAGATAAAGAGCGGATGAATGCACTGGAACTTATCTTAACTCCAAGATCCGGTTTTGCCCCAAACGCTTCACCGGTACTGATATTATACAAATCATACACACCTGAGTTCATATAGAATTTATATATCCAGTTTCCACCAGCTTTTTTGTACCCTAATTTGGTTAACTCGACTACACTCATACCAAATTTAATGCCATTACAACCCATTATCTTCTCTGGTATAGGTTCTACCTTAGCCGGAACAGATGTATATGCTTCATCACCGCCGTACAAGAAATAAGGAGATGTTACCCTTGATATGTGAGTAAGCGGTTCTTCGGATATACGAGGTTCGTCTTTTTCTATTTCTCCTTTTGTAGATCCAGGTAATTCGACATTTCCTTCAACTTCGACATTTGTTCTGGATTGTCCTTTGCCTTCTCCATCTCCCTTTTTATCGCCATCTTCCTCAGTGCGTACTGCACCGCCTTCTGCACTTCCTTCTTTTCCATCATTTAAAATATTATCTGATTCTGACTCTATAGACTCCACAACAGCGGCATACTCTGGTATGCCGCTAAGGAAATCTGCTACGTTATTCAAAAACTCTATTTTTTCCTCGTTTGTCATATCAAGGCTTTCCACGGGCCTCCATATGGCAGGCAAGTTGTTTGATTTTATTGCAGTAGAAACATCTTCTACAGTTTTATTATCCACCGTAGGCAAAACTTTAGAAACCAAACTATTGATATCAGATTCCATTTTTTCTACTTCCTCTTTTGTGCCATATTCTTTTAGGGTATCCATGCCATTGACTCTAAGAGAATAATTTAAAGCCTTACTTGGAACAAAATTAATATATTTCAAAAAGTTTTTCAACTCTGATATAATTTGTTCATCAGATCTTGGCCCAACATAATCAACCACCACCTGATCTGTTTGAGAACGAAGCCAAGAAACGTATTCTTCTAAGGTCTTACCACCTTTACTGGAAGGAGTGGATATTTTATCACCTACTGTTCCTTTAGGTTCTAATCCCATTTCCTCCTTAAGACTTTTAGGATTACCTCTCTCACGAAGAAACCTCAAGTCACCTCCTACAATCTTCCTTGCTATAAAATCAAAAATATTAGCATAAGGCGGCAATCCTTCTTTTTCTATATGAGATTCTATTTCGTTTAACATAAGAGAGAAGTTTTTCCTGGAGGTACGCTTCTTGCCAGGTAAAGACTGCGTAGCTTGTGCCGCAGGAGCCGGTTGAGCCGGTGGCGCCGGCTGAGTCTCCCGGGCAGCCCCTTCCTCTGGCATTTCCTCTTCATAAACTTCCACATCTTCTACCTTAGAAGTAACGGTCTTACCCTCATCAGAGAAAGGAAGATCGTCCTCTATAAGTGATTTAGGTCTGGAAGATGATTTACCAAACTGGATCCTGATCTTAGGAGCAACAAACATCTCACCTTCAAAATCTATTCCAGATTCTACTTCAGACGTCACAATGTCTTTAACACTCCTACTTCCATCTTCTACCCACTTAACAACATCAGGAACCGTAGATAATTTTTCTATAGCCTCACGAGCTTTTCTAAGCCCTGAAATAGGATTCAAGTACGATACTTGATACGAAGCCGGATCAAGACCTAACTTGGTTAGATACGCATTAAGATCTTGTATATCATCTTGACCCATCTGTGACAATTCAGAATCACCAGATTCAAGCAGCATATCTATAAAAGACATCCATTTCTGCCCTTCCTCTGATTCTACAGAACGTAGACTAACCGGGAAAAGATAATTAAGACCGTTTTTACCCTTGATAACAACTACCGGAACTCTTATATTTTTGTAATTATTCCCCTTGTCATTTAATATAGAATAAGCAAATGGGAATCCTGTGTATTTAGATCCGTTCTTAAGCACGACTTTGCCATTTAATACATATCCGACATCAGATACTTTTTCAGCACCTTTTTCGGTAATAGGGAGATTTTCTATCTGGCCATATCCTTGACCGTTCACCTTCATGTTAAACACCGGTCTTCCGGGAAGAGTCTGGGCAACAACATGCGTGCCGACGCTGATGGTAGCCGACCGACCAGCATCTTTCTTCCACTTGTTAAAAGCCGTTCTTCTTATTTTACTTATACCATCTATGCCTCCTGTATCAGCTTTTACAACAGAAACGAATCTGTTCCCACTCATGACCTTGATAACCATATTGGACACCAGTTTATTCTCAGCAGATTCTATTCTTTTTTTATCGCCGGACTGAACAGCATCATTGTATTCGGCAAAAAGAGACTGATTATAAGTATCATTTACATCTATTTCGAGATTAACCTTATCTCCTTTTTTCAAAGAAGATAATGCTTCCTGATCTATTTTATCTACCTCATTCTCTCCGAATCCGACACCCGTTCTGTACGGAACCAATTCATCTGAATCAAGACGCTTATAAACCAAAGAATAGGAATTACCCACGTCCTGAATAGACACGTCTGTGTAACGGTTAAGAACACGAGCCGATTCTTTGTCTATAGACCATCTCGCATGATAAGGCAGTTCAATTATAGTAGCCGTTTCTCCACCTATGTTAAGAGAATACCTTTTAGTACCATTAGCGTTCGTTTCAGAGCTTATTTGAATAGGAACCAATGATTTTATAGAAGATATAAATTTATCGGCTCTAAGACCCGCAATTTCATACCTTTCGTTGCCATCATTGGATATTCTTCTAACCATCAACGTCTCTGGATTTTGGGCACTATCTATGTTAGCTCCAGGCGTATTATCGGATTCATCTAACTCATTTACAAGAGAATCTATATTGGTATCATCCTCCCCAAAATTACTTAACGTAGATTCGGAAATACGACCTTTATCAATAATCCTGTTTTGTTCGATATAAGGAAGGAGATCTGTGATGTTTCCAACCTGGCCAAGATCTTCTATGGTAAATACAGAATCGGCAAGCTTATCTTCGTCAACCTTCTCCCCTTTATCCCGTCTGTTCATTATATCAACATACGAAGAAATAGCATCATCAAGTTCCTTCCTTTGATCTGGTTCCAAATTGGATTTAGCCATATCAATAATAGCTTTATTATCCTCATACACAGATCGATGTTCAGTAAGTCTCCTAACTTTATCTGATAAATCTTTTATCATCTTAGCCGGACTATCACCAAGATTTGATATATAATCATCAATATCCTGTTTATACTTTTCATATATCTCCTTCTCCCTTGGAGATAAAAGATCTTGATTACCTGTATATATCTTATCTACGATACGTTCTTTAACCTCTATAGGTGCAGACAAAAGATCTTCCATTGCCGACTCATAATCAAAATCAGACAATATATCTTCTTTCGGCTTCTGAGTTATACCATCGTTTAGATGACCAAATACTTTCATGGTAAATGCTTCATCTGAATTTATTTCTCCATTATTCAGAAGCTCATCTATTTTTTCATCCAAACTGATATTATTACCCTCTGTCTGGTAAAAACGATCACTTTCTATAGATTTAGTATTAGAAGATACCATATCATTTAAGAACTTAGAAAATAAAGAAAAATCATGTCTCATGAATTTCTTATCCTGTATGGAGTTCATAAATGACCGTAAAACCTTATATTGGGTAATGGCTTTCTGGTATTTCACCACCATATTTCTTAAATCCTCTGCTTCTTTCTTCCCTTTATTATTCTCAATATAAGTACTTAAAGAAGCTACAGAGTCATAAGCTTTCAATATATCTTCAGCAGTTATTGTTTCGGATTTAAACAACTCAAGAGCTAATACTCCAGGATCAAAAGAATAAAATACTTCTTTATAACTACTAAGAAGATCTTCTGACAACCTTCTATATTCCTTATTAAGATTATCGTATTTAATAGTTTTTTGTTTTATAGCCTCTGCTTCGGTATCATTGCCATCCTCTACTCTTCTCGGAGTTGTAGCCAACCTCTCTATTTCAGCATTCAGATCATTGATCTCATTACGCAATTCCCTTAACTGATTAACTGTATCAAAAGCTTGACTTGATAATGAATAAAACGTATTTATATCATCAAACAAATTATTGTCATTTACATAATCAGCAATATCATTTGATGCTTCCATTGCTATATCTTCTGCATCCAACCCCTTAAACACAGCATTAGCAACATTAGATCGATAAAGATCAGATGAAGTCTCAGCAGTAATAGCCTCAGCAAAAGAAGAAGCTTTTTTATAATTGGCTAACTTCTTATCAAAATCTTTTATAATATCTTCCTTGTATTTTTTAACAGTTTCTTCATCTACTTTCATTTCAGAAGCCAACTCATTTTCGTCAAGGCTTTTAACCATTGACCTGAAATTGTTAGCCGTATCCTCTAACATTCCCATTCTGTCAGATAATTCAAATTTAGAATAATAATCTGATTCAGGATCATTCATTTGAGCATTAAATTCGGCTAAATTTCGCATAGAGTCTTTTACGGATTGAGAAGTAAAAGCATTATTACTATTAAATTTCTCAACATCAGTATTAATAGTACGCTCTTTATTTCTCCTTTCATATAAACCAAAAGCACCATTTCTGGCTCCAAATAAACCACCAATCAGGGCTCCTGTGCCAATCTCTTTCAATCCTTCTTTGGTTGTAAATTGTTCAGCTATGGCCTTAGAAAAAGAATCAACTATAGAAGACGTAGCATCAAGATACGTCTTATCATATCTTGATCTAATAAAATCTTCTCCCATGCGCTGAGCAACACCTTGCATGCCTTCCTCCCATACACCTTCAGATATGGGTCTTTTAGATACATTCCAAATAGTAGCTAAGGATTTCTGGAATAAATTTGCTTTTACCGTCTGTAATCTTCCAGCATCACCCGCTACCTTCTTAGTCCCTAATCCAAACAAATAGCGATCTACAAAACTCTTTGATCCCCTATATGTGTTTGATACACCCTTTAATCCAGGTATGTATTTAGAAGCAAAACCAGTGTCTACTCCAAGATATTTTCCCAGAAGAAGATAATTGGATAATCCAACTATACCCATATTAGCTAAAAATATGCTGTTTGCCGTATCGGAAATAGAACTCTTAAATTCAGCCATCTCAGACTGATTAGGATTCCGACCATACATATTTTTAAAATATTCCTTGTATTTACTTTCAGAGTCTTTCATAAAGGACTGAGCCTCCACGGCAGACTCCCAGCCGGCGCCCACAAACGTATTTACTCCTACCTTGGCCATATTGCCTATGGCCCTGCCGTACATCGCTCCTGCCCTATACGCTCCAAAAGCAGATTTTACAGCACTTGCCGCAATCTTAGACGCCGCCATCTTTCCGGCCACCCTCATCCCTACTTTAGCACCAACAGCTCCAAGACTTGACACACCCATCCCACCTGTAAAGTAGGCAGACAAAATAGCTCCTGTCATAAACGATAGACCATTTCCAATAACATCATTAAAAATAAAATTTGCAGTTCCAAGACTCTGCAAAAATCCCATATCACGTTCTTCTCTTGTATAATAATGAGGAAGAGAGTGGTTTATTCTTTCATCTATATCATTTATGGTTCGTGTAAAATCATTGTCAAATGCAGAAGATAACGTACCAGTCTTTATAAGATTATACGCAGCCGGGATAATACCTACTACTCCTGATACACCATATAATGCTGTTTTTGTGACAAGCTTCCCTATGCCATTAACAGCCTTATTCCAAGTAGTTTGACTTCTTCCGTAATAATCTTCATTATCCCTTCCTGGCATATAACTTTTAAACTTTGCAAGACCGATGTTCCCATCGGATAAAAAGTCATATGCTTCATCTAACTTAATAGTTCTTCCTTTACCAAATACACCAAAATCAGCAGCAGATGACTGTTGATTACCAGCTATAACCTCACCATAAGACGTTTGTTTACCAGAATAAGTATTCCTTGATTTATCTTGAATAGATTTTATCATGGAATTTAACTTATTATAAGACTCCTCTTTCTTCTTTCTTGGATCATCTCCACCATTCAGAGCCGATTTTAGTCCAGAAAAAGATGTGTCTACATCAAAAGAAGTATCTATTCCGCTAATATCATATCCTTTTTCTGAATCATCATCAGGATTTATGGCTGATACCGGGGGAGTATATGAACCTACTTTCATCCTCTCCATCTCTCTTTTTGCTCCCTCAATAAGAGAAGATTCTTCTTCATATCGCGTAGGAACTCCGGCATTATACCCTCTCAATCCAGTAGATGGTAAGAAACCTGATTTCTCTACCAATGTCTGTTCCTTATTTTCCATATATTATTCCCTATTTACACTATTCAACAACTTCATCAACTTGCCGTTTTTATTCAAAGACGTAGGCAAATTACCTCCTTCTTTTGCTGCCACCATATCCTTAATCTCTTCTGTTATGGCTGCCACAACAAAATCAACTATTTTTTTCTGAGGCGCAACAGCAAGTTCTTTAGACACATTATCCGCAAACCATACATTAGGAGTATCAAACGAATCTATTAACTCAGGTTTACCATTCTCCATAAGATAAAGCCTTGTCTCATATCCATAACCGTAACTTGTCTTAGGATCATAACCTTCAACCTTTACACCAAGCTTTCCACTGTTATCCAATATATCTTTAGCTGCATTAAGAAGCCAAACCTTTTGTTCTGGCATATCATCTAAATTATTACCAGATTCATTTATCATATCCGATAACACTTTCATCATTGAAGATACAGAAGCATAAGCGGGTGATATATCTGAATTTTCAAGCATCTTCGGATACCACATATTGGTATCACTTCCAAATGTAGGTCTTATAATACCACTTTCATATCCACCTATATCGACGGAAGGAGTATTAATACCAGGATCTATGCCATTATTTATCAACTCTGTTTCAGATACCTCAACAATATCTATTTCCTCTCTTTCACCAGTATGATTAGCAACCAAACTGTAAGTCTTCTCTCCATTGTCGGCTATTCCCGATTCTGTCAAAGAAAATGATTCAATAGTTGCCGATGATGATTTCGATTTACCAACAGGATACTCTGCCATTTTCTTAGTAAATAGATCCCTGAGAACCCCCATCTCTCTATAACCAGCCTCCTTGGAGGTTAATTTGGTTGAATACGTTACTGTGTTAGGTGAATACAGTTCGAGATATTCTTTACGTATCTCATTTATACCATCATCTTGAACCTTAGTTATTTGATCAGCTATATTAATATCACTTACTGCATAGTTTCCAACGACCTCCATTCCACTAATAGAATACAGTGCATTAAAAAACACCTTTTCTTCACCATCCGAGAAACTATTTTTTACATCATCGTATTTTTTTAAGAAATACCTGCCACTTTTGCTATCCCTCTCAAATACTTTAGATAAATCAATGCCATCATTTTTCACCCTCTTTCTTATAGTAGCTATATCAGCAGGCGAGAATCCTTTTTCATAATATCTTACTCCAGATTCTACATCGCCGACTGTACCTCTATTTTTTCTTAAAATATCATTAAGGGATAACGCTGTAGCATAGGCTATATATTCTTCGGGTTTACCTCCTTCCTTCTGCGCGATCGCATTTGCTATTTCAGATACAATATTATCATAAATCCTGTTCTCCTTCTTAATTCTATCATTCTCTATATCCATCTTGTCTACAGCACTATTAAGCTGCATATAAGCGTCTGTAGCAGCTTTTCTCTCTGCCATAGGTAGCTTATCAAACATATCATTAGAAAGACCTCCATTGTCCTTTATGTACTTAAGAAGTTTTTCTTCATCCATAAGATACTTGTATCCTGATGTTTCATCTGTCATATTTCTTGATATAGCAGCTTGAATATTTTTCATGTTTTCAGCACCAAGGGCTGTAGATAGTCTACTTCCGGATGTTACAAGATCTGTATATGCCTTATTAAACTTCTTATGAGTTTCTTCTGATATGCTAATATTTTTAGTTTCGATAGGATTAGCTGAAATAGTTCCACCAGAGTTTGTGCCAACGCCCACCTGCATGGCTCGGCTTCCAGCTCTGCCGCCTGCCGCTCCTGCACCAGAGGACATAAGTTTTGCTATTCTGGCTTCATTAAGCCTATTCTGCATCTTCAGACGTTCTTCGTCTAATCCAAATCTGGCTTCATCCTTATTCTTACCATATTCAAATTCTATCTCCCATTTTTCGAAATTCAAATTAGCTAATCTTTCCCTCTGATTATATTCTTTGGTTTTCCAGTAAAGCTCGTCGGCTTTGATTATGAAAGACGAATTATCATAAGCATATGAAGCAGCAGCATTATTAATAAAATTATTTTCAATAACCTTCATCGCTCCAAGATACGGATCGTAAGCCCTTTCATCCATTCTGCTAAATTCAGATTTCATGGAAGCTATTTCAGATTTGGCTCTCTTTATTTCATTTTCAACCATTTCTTTCTTTGCAGGATCAGAACCCAAACCGGAAAGATCGGCAGTAAGAGCATCAACATACCTCTGCTTATCACTTATCTGCTTATTCATAAAACCAAGAACAGAATCATACGAATACAAAGACGGATTAGAGTCTACCATGTAAATAGCCTCCACCTGCATCTGCTGCCTTGCTTTATCTGATAATCCTGACAATGCAAAAGAAGCTATCTGTTCAGGAGTAAGCATATCCTTAGTTACTTCTTGTACTGCCCCAGTAGGATGACCATCCTTATCAAGAATAGGCATCTGAACTTTAGCTCCTTTATGAAGCTTACTTATAAATTCTATCCTATCTTTTAGTTCCTTATTATAATCAGTATAAGGAGTATATTGAAGAGGAGCAAGACGGGAACCAGCCTTTCCATCATTTACCCATTCATTATACGGCTTTAAAGCCGCATAAGCATTCGCGGCAGAATAAAGTTCCGGATTGTTTATTTGTAAATCAGAAATCATTTTATGCATTCTCCTGCCTTCTTTTGTTCCGGCAATAGCGTTAATGACCGTATCATCCAACACCGAACTGATCTCTCCTTGTATAGCTCTCGTAACACCATCAGAAGAAAGATCCACGCCTTTGAATTTTTGATTGATGTTAGCAATCACACCTGACATCTTATCTTCCATATAAGCGCGGGCTTCAGGCTTATCTATCTCTTGACCCATAAGATAATCTACCTGGGTATAGATCTTTTCACGAGCAGCATCAACCTTCTGCTGTTTGTACATCATGACGTCCTTAACAAGATCTATGTTGTAAGGACTAACATACGGGGCATATTGCCTTAAAATACTATATTGTGAAGCCATCAGCTATTTCTCCTTCTCTTTTTATATTTATCTTCTTCATCATCCTCCAAGCTCTTCAAATAAGGTGTAGAATAATCACCCATATTCATCACATCCTGATTGCCTTGAACGTAAATAATTTGACCACTTGGAAGCATTCTCATATTCGGGGCTATGGAAGCTATGGTATTCAACGATGTACGAACATTAAACTTATTCTGTATCTCGCTGTTTATACTATCATAATAACGAGCAAGATTTTCATCCCTTATAGCCATAGCTTTCAACAACCCAGATTCATAACGTTGCCTTTCTGCTATGTTCTTATCATCTGTCTGAACATAAGCAATTTCATTGAACCTGTCAGCTTCGTTTATTTGCCTTGCGTTACTGAAATTTACTTCATTAACGTACTTAGCTATATTGCTTCCAGCTATGGCGTTCATATTAGCCAGAATAGCAGCTCGCTGGGAGTCGGGCACGTCACCTACTGCGTCTAACTGAGCCGATGTCGCGCGGTTGAGCTCGTTGATATACTGATCAGCAGATTGGAGAACCGGGTCTATACGTGGTGCTTGATGCCTCTCTAGACCTTCTATTTCCAAGCCAGTGTCAAGGGTTCTCAGCATTTCCGGGAAGATAGGACCGAACGCCGCCGGTCTGCCCTGTCCTTTAGGTCCGTTGTCTTCAACCACCTCCTCTGTATCGGTGTCGGTTGCAGTCGCAGGCGTACTTGCTTTCGGTTTTACCTCTATCCTTCCAGGAGATCCAATCTTAGGCGGTGTAAGGTCTGGTGCTATGGGACCGGCCTCAATAGGCTTCATTTCTGGTTTAACAGACTCAAGAACGAAGTCTATTTCCGGCATTAACCCACTATCTCTTAAAGCAACAAACTTATTATAATCGGAGCCCAGAATCTTCTTAGCGGCATCAGATTTATCACCAAATAAGTCAACATAATTCTTTATCCCTTTTTCGTTTAACAATCTTTTTTGCTCTGCCGAAACAACGTCCAATCCATAATAAGAACGGGTGGCTGTTGTCTGACCAAACTTATCATCTACGGCAAATGAATTATAAGCCTGATTACCTCCGTAGCTTCCGGCATCCTGGCCCCAGAATCCGTACTCATCTCTGAATTTCTTGGCTGCATCAGCATTCGTAATAGCGCCTACATCAGCTAACGCCCACAATGCATTTAATTGCCTGTTGTATCCTTTCTGGAAACCTTCTGTATCAAAATCACCATCCGTATTGTACTTGTTAGCCCATCGGTTTACGTCGAGCAAATTAGATACCGCCTTATTATTTACCCTGCCGTATCCTAAATTACTTCTATGTTGTAGATTCTGATTGGCATTTACACTGGAATCAGGATTAAGGATCTGCTCACGACCGCTAACATCAGATACAGTCATATTAAGAGTTCGTCCAAATAACTGATTGATAAGCTTATTGTAGCCGATAGCATTCTTTCTAAGTTCCTCCAGCTCCTTCTGAGTAGGTCCACCTTCAGCCATTTTTCTGGTTTGCTTAACATACTCGTCATATATCCAGTTCTTGGCATCTGATTCTGCAATATTAAAAGCCTTGGCTTGTTTCTTTACCTGATTCAGATCAACAACCCCGCCATCCCTGAAGAAAGCATCCATCTTCTCGTTACGCTTAGATTCTTCTTGTTTGCCATAAACGATTTCAGCGAAAGAACGAAATTGTGCTTCAAGCTCGTCTATCTCTTTCTGGTTTTCATTGACGTACTTGGAAAGAATAGAAGCATTAAGATTAGATGTATTTTTATCTTTTACATCTTCATTTTTCTCCAATCTCTTATATACACGCTCCTGATCTTCGTACTTATCAGACAAACCGATCTTCTTCTTATATCGATCAAGGATTGTAGCATACGTATCTTTAGACGTTGCCTTAATACCGTAGTTTTCTCTAACGTAAGAGGCGAACTCATCATCTATCTTACGATAATCGGAAACAATATAAGCCTCTGGCAAATCAACCGGAGTGCCACCATTTTCATGTCTGTTCCCTTTGGCTTCCATAGGCCCTACGGAGTCAGGAGTCAGCACGTACTCGCCTTTCTCTATCTCTACATTCGCAGCATCTTCCATAGACTTGGGAAGAGGATAAATATATTCGCCGGTCATATCAGACGTATCTATCTTCTGACCGTTACCTAAATTCACGCCACCACCTTCACGTTCCCACTTGATGAATTGCTGCCGGCGCTCCTTGGCAAGTTTTTCCCTCGCTGCCTGCTCGTCTCTGCTGGCTGCATACGCAGCAGATGAAGCTCCCATGATATTACGGGTAAGACCTAATCCTAAACTAACACCAGACAAGGTAGCTTGAGCCACATTAGCACCGACCTTATTACCGGCTCTTATCCGGCCAAGACTTGTACCGAACATTTGAGCTCTGCCGGTTAGATCGGGTGAATAATATGGGGTAGTCATAGGATCAAGAGGATTACCATCTTGGGAACGTTTTTCTTTAGAGGAATCAGCATCAACACCACCTACATTCATTGCATTATCAACGACTGATTTCTCTACGTTTTTAACCATACCCCTATTATCAGCGAGATATCCTGCATATCCTGCATCATGATTTTCAAAAAACGGATCGGATGTAGGCATACTACTAAATGGATTTATCTCCCCCTCCTCTGTTTCTAAAATCACATCAGAAGGCATATATATATTCTGAATATCAGATTCACCCCATTTATTAACAGGCGTTCCATAATCAAGAATAGGCTGAGTAGAGGATACATTAATATCCTGTTTCTTATCCTGAACACTACCGCCAGGAGCGAATATCGGACGATTTTTTATGATTCGTAATTTCATACTATCTTTTTTCACAAAGATAAGAGAAACGAACGAGAAAATCCAACGGAATCGAATCCATTTAAAAATCAAGATGGTAGAGGTGGAGCCTCTTTGGTTATAGGAGCGTTGACAGCCTTTTCTTTCTTCTTGTACAACTTGAGAACTTTCCTGTATATAGATAACACAACCGGGCTCTGGATTTTCTTCATAGCCTTAGCAATAACATCTGATGATAAGACAGACATCACCACCGCATTGAGGAACGAACGAACAGAATTGTATTTCCCATCAAATCGCTTTAATAACCTAATCCTAAATGATCTATAGAGATAAGAATCAGACAATTCCTTGAGACCGTTATTCTTGAGCCTTCTATTTAAAAATGCAACAGCTTTCTCCGAGAAGCACATTCGATTTTTACCTTGTTTATCTGTTACATGTGAAAACCAGGACCATGCCGTGCTTGGGTGTTTGGCAATCCTATCAGCAAAGCTATCCAATATGTTGGTTCTGAGATCTCTTTTATGAGCATGGCAAGCGGCTATCTTCTCATCTCTACTAAGAGCTCCATTAAGACATCTAAATGTGGTACGTTCTTTTCCAATGAAATATTCAGGATGCTCTTCTGCGAATTGGGCCCTAAAAGCCTGATATCCACCCTTTCTCATCAAGTCTATCTGAGACCTTACATAAAATCTAACACACTTTTCTTCAGCTTCTTGAGCTTTCTTGCTACGAGGCTTACAAAGACGACCAAAACGACGGTAATCATAAACCATAGCCTCCACAAAATCATTGTACGGAAAATAACGACCAAATCCGTAGTTCCAGACCATGAAGCAACGCACGCGATCCTTCCAGTAGTCGGTGATGACAAAGTATTTACCAACCTTTTGTTTCTCATCAACTTTGTACCACCTATCAAATCTCCCGTTATAAAATAGATTAAAATACTTTAAATTGCCTAAACATTGACCGGCTGGTCTGCGTACTACATTATAGCCTAACTGATTGTGGTTATTATAGATAACCTCAAGGGGTGAAACCGCCTCCTTTTTAAGGAGTGATTTGTGAAGCTTGTCGCAATATGTCATTTCTGCTATCTTTGCCATTAGTTTTTTGTTTTGTGCAAATATACGAAAAGTATTCATACTAACGGTAAAGAAATTGCACGACCCTGTATCCGGTTTGAGAAAAATAGGATACAGGGTTTTTTGTTTCATATAGCTATGGCAAACGTAACCGATTCGTACCTTAACCGTAAGTCCCTGAACGTCAGTGGTGGGACAAGTTATCTAAAGGTATAATAGGATAAATAAATTTCCCCTATTATATATTCCATTCATACTCCATTCAGTCGTATTCATTTCATATATTTATATGTTATTCATATTTTTTAAATATAAATACTGTTTTAAATATACTTTTATAGTTTCGGAATCGAATCGAACGTAGTGAGTGAGATTTCGGAACGATTAATAATTTATCATTACGACTATTTACTTTTTAGCCTGATTGAGATTAAAAGTGATTGAGGATATCGACCGGAGGGAGATATACGAAAGAACGAAAATATGTTTTTATATTTTCAATATATATAAAGCGATTGAAACCGAATCGACCGAAGGGAGTGAGGTTGAGAGAAGCGATAACAGTTTTACGAGTAGCCACGAGATAAGCAGGCAGGCGGGTAGGCGAGGCCGTCGTGTGTTGTGAGGCAGGACAGCGTTAGCCCAAGCGTAGGTTCAGATCATTAGCTCCTATCATTGCAGAATGTAATCGTTACGAAACACAAGAAAGCCGAGCCATCTTGATCACGTCCTTCATCCTTCGGAATCCGGGTAACGAGTCTATGGCTCGGCTTTAGAAACATTGATATGAAAAAAAAATTGGTTTCAATTAAACTTCTGTCACTCCCTTAATCCGGAGTTGAATACTGGGAAGGACTGATTGGATAAAGGCTCGTCTTTTATCTTCTTCGTTTTCCTTCATATGCTGCTGGTATCGTAGTTCTTTATCATCATCCTTATCTTCTTTTAAACTCAACAAATGAGCTACGATGTCTTTACCATACGTTTCAGTCCATGTACGGAATCTCTCTTCCTCGGACTGTCTCTCCTGGGACGGAGCTTCCGGGTTAGGGAGGGCGGCTGCCACTTCTACCTCTGGAAGTGTTACCGATGCTGCTATTTCTCCATCATCTCCAAATCCCATTTGACCATACGAAGATATGGAATTTTCTTCAATATCCAAACCAAGATTTTTAGCAACTTCCATAGCATAGTTATAACGGTCATCATTTCTTATAACACTCTTATGAGGGCGCCCTGCTCCTTGGTTCCAAGCTACTACAGCATCCTTAAGGTTATCGGCGTTCATAAAGTCCTGCCGGCTGTAGTTGTAATACCCTGGTCCTTCTTTTCCTTTTCTTGTGTATAAGAAATTAGAATATCCGGTCTTTCCTTCGTATTCGTCAGCCAAGAACTCAAGTTGGTCTTTGAATGTTGGTGTAGAATGACCTTTCTTTTTAGCATGCTTGAACAATTTATCCATGCGCTCATTATGCCATTGCTGTATGCCGTATGATGTTTTGTTGTCTCCGTATATGTCGTCTTTAAGACCGGATTCAGCCATGAGATTACCTATGATGGCGAGCGCCTGTATTTTAGACATACCTCGCTTATTAGTAAAGTAATCATATGCTTCAAGCTGCTTGCCAATTACGCCACCTTCCTTCTTCATGTTGGTATTGTATCTCTTTCCATTCCATGTAAATTCCTTAAGACCTCTTTTTCTGGCTTCTTTAAAGGCTTCACCTCTTGTAGTGGAAATAGAGTCTTGTAGCTCAAGATCATTTTTTATTCCAAGAATAGCATCAACAATAGTATTATCATTATCCTTTTTATCAACATAATCCAAAACATAAGATTGGCTTATCAAATTTGATACGCTCTTTCTATTTTCATAAGTTCCTTCTTTATCTGATGGAGCTTCAAAAGCATACACAAGTGGATACGAATAATCCGTATCTGGATCTTCTGACATAAATTCGCTTACTGCATGAATGGCTTTATTGTATTTAGTATCCTTTATACTATACATCCCAGCATCTTGAACATGATCATAAAATCTGTCTATCATGTAATTGATATATCCACGCTTATCCCCCTTAAATCGCTCTTTATCTTTCTCAAACTCTTTGGGTAGATATCTTTTATCAGATTCTTGGAAAAGTCCCTTAAACCCTCCATAATCAGATACGGCATAGGGATTACCACCAGATTCTTCAATAATATTTCCAAGTACGGCTTCTATCTGGCGTTGATTGAAACCTTTATCATATAAAGCATCATAGATCATATTCATTCCATCTACGTCCATAGTGCGGTGCGTACCCTTGCCCACGCGCTTCATATTTTCATATTTTGATTTGAATAAATCCCAATCTATTTCCGGCTTAGAAGAATCCCCTCCTTGTTTTTTGGATCTTATCTCCATCCTTTTATCCAAATCATTCTTTGAATCAATAATAGATCTAAGCATGATCTTGTTTGGATCACTCTCTTCGTATGGAATTTTATCTTCTACATAATCCCTTATTTCAAAAGGATATCCTATTGTATCAAGAGTCTTAGTAACAACCCCAACACCAAAAGGTTGGTCATCTCTATAAAAATCGTACTTATCTTTCACAACCATCCTACCTCTATCATCACGGTACATGGTAAAACTTGACAATCCTGATAAATCATTTAAATCGCCGTAAGCATCCGGTATAAAATTATATTCGTTAAATACCTGATGTTCCCCAGTTCTGGCTTTTTTTAAGAGATCTATACCCTCTTCTACCATTCCAAGTTTCCTACTTGTTACATCCCTTAACTCCTCCAAATCAGATACGTCCTTGCCTGCAACTCTTCCATCAATTATCTTATTATCTAAGGAATAAAGCTCCCTTCCATATTTTTTAGCCATTTTCTCCCATCCACCATTTATCCTGTCAGATATAATGGATTTGATATTGTCTGGTATTCTAACAATCCCGTTTTCCTCTTTCAGGTTATTTGGTTGGTTTAAGAATCTAAACCAAAGATTCTGACTAAAATCATCTACATTGGCTTTCGGAACATCTTGACCAAAAAATTCCATTATTTTGGTTTTCAATCCTCTTTCGTTAGCATACACATCAGGTGTTATATTAGATGCCAGATATTCTCTAAGCTTTACAAACGGACCAATTTTATTCCATAATGTTTTTGGTTGTTTGTCCTTTACATAATTTTTATTTTTCTTTGCCATCTTTTTCTTCCTCTAAGAATCCAAACATTTCACCTGCGCAGTTACCAACAAATCCAGCTATGTAAGCTGCGTGTTCATCTTCTCCCACTTTAAAACCAAGAGACATATTACAATGTTGGCATACCGACATAGCTGCATGAAATGATTCATGACATATGTTTCGCATAGTCATCTCATTCTCACTTTGAAAGTTCCATAATAACTTAAAAGCTCTATCATCCCCCTTATCACGAACAAGATTCATAAAAGAGACTTCTGAATCTAAATCGCCTTCATCTCCCCATTCTCCTTCATGATCCAATTCTGCATTCTCAAAACGATCACACAATGTTTTGTAATCTAACCCTATGGTGATAATCAACTTTAGTGGATATATCACAAAATCAAATTCTTTTTCTTTCATTTTTCTTCCTCCTTCTTAAACTTATGGTAAGCATCACAAACCTTATCAACTAACCATCCCATCAGATAGGCGGCATGCTCATCTTCTCCGGCTTCAAAACTGTAGTTAATGTTTAGATACTTACAGTAAAGAGAAAGACCATGCAGACATTCGTACCCTATGGTTCTCACATCCATGTCAGACAGTGAATGAAATAAGAAACATATTTCTTTCCTGTGATTGGTTCGGTTTCCTACGAAAATAGTTCTGCCACCATAATCATCAGTCCACCCCTCCCAGCTCTGATCTTCTACTTCCAGGTTGGCGAACGTCTTAACTATATACTCTTCATCTGCTCCAAGCAATACCCTTACATTATAGGGGTATATATCATTTTTATATAATACTTGTTTCATAACAAACTGTTTTTCAACAAAGGTAAATAAAATAGCCGAAGAATGATGCTACTCATCCTCCGGCTTGTTATAATGGAAATCTTATTATGAAAACAGTACGAATGTAAGATTTAAATCTTAATCTTCCTAATTTCCTCAACCATATTCTTATATCCGCAGAACTTGCTGTTAATAACATCGAAGATAGATTCCGACCAGCCAGCTATGTTCAAGATATTAGATCCTCTGTAAAACATCTCACTTCCATATCCTTGAATAGAAATAGAAACGATTTTGCAATTTGGATTCACTTTCTTGAACCCTTTCAAAAGTTCGGCGAATTTACCATATTTATAATTGGAACTTTTCTCCCATACAACAGATTCGCCATCTCCTATCTGCATATCTGAAATAACGTACAAGTTATCTACTTTGATCTTATCTTTAACGCACTTATCCAAGAATGCAAAAAGACCGTTTTCAGTGGCACCACCGCAGTCTCCTCCGGCAGTAAAAGATTTTTTGTTGTTCCATAAAACTCCTTTACTTCTGTCGTATTCGTAATTGATAAGTTTGTCACCAAACATACCAATAAATACGTCAGGAAGCACAGATGCAATCATACAGCCGAACAAGTTACCAATGACAGCCGTACTTGTTTTGCTAAAGGCAGACACCTTAGAAGATCCTCCCATATCTCCACGTACAGAACCGGAATGGTCTATCAGGATCGCCGACCGCCCCTCCAATACCGGCAGGTTCTTGCAGGAGATGGTTATGGCTTTCTCCAACGCATCTAAAATCTTATCTTTGTTACGCGCTGTTAATTTAGTTCGTTTTTTATCCGACTCAAATACAATATCATTTTCGGAACCGGTAGCACCTATATTTTCAACCTCTTTGTAAGCTGAAGCAAAACGGAAAGGAAGCATCTTCGAATTAAGTACCTTCTCTTCTATTGTAAGCTGCCTACAAACTTCATCTATTTGATCAGGAGCGTATTTGATTATGTTTACAAGGTTGCGAACCATATTAAAAATAGGCATGCCTTTCACATTAGAAACCACGTCCCGAATAGCGTCACCTAAAGCTTCTTTCTTCTCTTTATTATCTTTCTTATCCTGACCGGCCTTAGACATTTCTTTTTCAAGAATCTTGCTTTCGTATAATCCAGACAAAGACCGACCTTCTATAAGGTACTGGAAAGCCGTTTTGTTAGCCTGATTGCCTTTGGGGTGAAATAAGTTTACGAGGTCAACCATAGTAATAACCCTACTGTCCATCTTATACTTATCAATCCGATACGGATCAAGACCTTCCAAAGCCGTCTTAAATCCTTTCTTAATAGCGCTGGATATTCCTCTTAACTTCTTTGGATTTTTGTCGTTAAGAGCCGCATAGCAGCCAAGGATTTCGCTCATATCATCAGGACGCATAACGATCTTATTATAGAACCTTGAAGCCCATTCCTTACCCGATGCTTTGCTGGCAAGGACAGAAGCCATAAGATGCGTTACCGACCTAAGCTTTCCTTCTCTCCTGACATACAATGCTGTTTGTGCTGCGAAATACGGATCTACCTGATCCATAAGGTTCTTAATTCTTTCTACTTTATCTTTTTCTTTCTCATAATAAGAATCGGATAACATAGTAGTCATTACCGTAGCTACCAACTCTTCTTCTGCGTTAGGCTTATACGCCTTCTCTCCCATGTGATTCACGATCGTAGGTTTAACACCTTCATCCTTTTTGTTAAACTTTCCCATTTGTTGTTTTCTTTAAAGTGTTATACAAAAAAAAGCAGTGATATTACTACCACTGCTTGAAAAAAATATATCAAAATGAATACTCAATGAGGGAAAAGCTGAAGTTAGTGTAAACAATGAAATAATGGATTTGAACCATCGACCTATACTTTAAAAGAGTATCGCTCTATCCATCTGAGCTAAATTCGAAGTAACTAACCCCATCACCACTCATTAGTTTCTTATGTCTTCCAAACAGAGGAAAAGCGGAGCCGGATCTAAAATGAAAATATCGGATTCGAACCGATGAAAAGCAAATGTACCTGATGCTGCGTTAAACCACTACGCTAATTTTCGAAGTAACCGGACTCCTCACCATCTGTATATTTTATTAAAACAGGGATAACTTGGAAGGTGTTTTAAAGGAGGTTTTGATCTACCAACTGATCTAATCTTTCTTACATGAAAAATACAGGACTCGAACCTGTGACACAAACCGAAGTATCACCTTCCATCACCACTGTCTTATATTATAATCTCTCTTGATTACAATGCAAATATAGACACTAAAATATGATTTACAAATTAAAATGATTTAAAATAGATTAATTTGAATAAATTATTTTAGAGCCATAATTGGATTGCCCCATCTCTTTTTCCACTCTTTACCTAAATACATTCTTAATTCCTCGAATGAGACATATGCATCCTGTTCATCAATATAATAATGATGGATGTCTTTGTCGTAGATTTCTTGCCGTTTGGCATCACGGGCACGCCAGAGCAGTTCTTCCGGTGTCGGCTGTGGTTCCGGTGTCAGTGCCATATACCAACACTCGAGCGGTGATGCCTCCGGATAGTCGTTATGATACTGTTCCTGCTCTTCACTAAGCAGGAGATAAGCGCCATCTTCGTAATTTTCGATATTGTCGCCAACAAGATAGGAATCAGGCAATTCTTGTTCCAATTCCAAAAACTGAATGTTTTTTTTGAATATACAGCATATTGTCTTATTTATATTTCATGTAACGAAGTATTATGATACCGGAACCGCCTGCGCCAGAATAGCATCCTCCTGAGACATTGGAACCACTTATATAAAAAGAACCTCCTCCTGAGCCCGTATTGGGTTCTCCATTAGTAGGTCTTCTCGAAATATCTCCGACATAACCGATACCACCTCCACCACCTCCGGCGTACAATTTATTATTGAACGGGCATCTGGTAGTACTCCCTTGACCGATTCCAGGCATATCACCTGCTCCATTAGAACCATCACTTCCACCAATATATCCTGCCGTCTTTTCTTCAGGTCTTCCACTACCACCACCTGATCCCCCATCGCCCCCTCTTCCGGAATATCGACCTCCATTTCCGCCAAGAGCTTTTATTGAATTAGATTTAAACCAGGACTCTGACCCTGGAAGACCATTCTTCTGATCACCGTAAGCAGACATCGAAACTACACGATCTCCCCCTTTCCCTATTGAATAGCTAACAACACTTTCTGGAGTAACAGGCACATCAAGATATGTTTTAACATACCCCGATCCGCCCCCTCCACCACCTCTTTCAGGGCCTGACGATGCACCAGAGCCACCGCCACCAACAATGAATACATCAACAAATTTACAACCAGCTGGCACCATCCATGTACCGGATGATTTTAACTCTTCCACAACTTCTACCAATTCTCTCTTTCCCATCATCACCCTTCTCCTCATCTCTCACCTCCTTTCATTATACTCTCATGACAATTATCCCATGTTCTTTTTTTTTCAGTGATAGACCTGTGGCTTTTCCGGCTGGCGGTTCGACGCTTGTTTCCTCCGATTGCCAGCCGGATAAAATCACTTATGAAAAAGTTGGAGTTTACCCCCCCCCTATGCTAACTTTCCTTCTCATATTATCTATTTTTAATCTTATCTTCAGAAATCAACCACTGGAATATGATTTTCCGGTTGCTAATTACTTTCTTTATCCTCATCAGCATCCAACTTCCTCTTAATCTATCCAGCCATGATCGTCTGAAATTAAGAGCATCAGGATTAACTGACTTATTTATATCGTTATCGTCCTTGATCCAAATAGGGGTCTCTGACCGGTCATCGTCAACCCTGTTGAAGAAGTCATTTAACTTATGTCTTCTATATACCTCAGTATCCAGGACCTCGGTATGGTCGCCTACGATCTTCGGATACGATATACGTTGCGCTAAATTATTCTTTTCTTCTGGAACAAGACGAATTTCACCTGAGTTGTTTGTGTCGTTGTAGATAGTTATCGTATCCAAACCCACTTTCCTGTCAAGTGTGTAATTCACATCATCGACGTATTTCCTTGCGTCAAGCTCATACTCAACAGAAGCCAGCGTAGAACCGTTATATTTCTCTTTTATCGGCACTTCTAATATAAATGGATATGTTGTGCCGTAGAATGTTTGGAAGCTCTTATTCGTCAGCAAATGACTCCATAAACCACCTTCTTCATCTGATGCCGGGAAGTTTATTCCTGTCTGGAAATATTGTTGCTGTTCTATATAATAGTCAGGGCAGAACGAATAATAAGAAATCCATTCTTGCTTCAGACACGAATATCCGATAGTGAACGACACGTCTTTAAAATACTGTTCGTCTTTTAAAGATATTTCCTTATCGTTTGACAACACCTCTGTTTCATTATATAAGAACCTTCCACCATCATATTTGTAATATGCCGGGTTCTTAACAGGTATATAATCTTTTTTCGTGATAAGTACCCTCTTATACCTATTATCCCATCCAAGAGACAGACCAAGACCGATAAATTTATTATCCGTATCTTCTTCTGTCATCTCTGTACCGGTTAAGATATTAGTTATTCCGTATCTAAGAATCTTAAACGGAAGATGACGCTTGAGCCAATGCCTGATACCTACACTAAGTTCCTTGAGATTACGTCCGTTCGGATCGGTCATAAACACTTGTGCTCTTTTAGTATCTACCCAGAAGTGACCAAATTCTGAACTAATTATTTCAGTGCTCTGGGTTCCAGAATAACCGAGGTCGGTCGTGTTGTACTCCAGAGGCCGGGACGCAAACAGACCGCCGGTGCCCATCTCAGCCTGCCCTGGGGAGGTGCGCTCCTTGATTACGTCTATGGCGTTATGGAGTGAAACCTGGTCCTCGAACCTGACAAGAATCTGATCGGATTCAATACGCTTCATGTGAATAAGCTTCCCGTTGCTGGTCGGAAACTCATGATAATCCATAGGCTTGTACGTCAACCACGGATCTGTTTGACTGTTTTCAGATACGTCAGCCCTACTCCATATAACACCATTAGGACGCTGGTAAGCACAGTCATAAAAACGACGTTCGTATGTCGCCGGCAATACATTAGGTGTCAATGTCATCCTCGACGAGTAGATAGGGCTTATCTTATAATCATTGTCCCTATGGATAGATACGTTCTTTTCTTGTGTCCACCAAACAAAATCTCCTACTTTTGGATAGAATAATTCATGAGGCTGAGGCCCCTCTAATCTGAAATTACAATTTATTTCAGATTCAACAAGGAACTGAGGAATGCCATAGAACCATGTGTAAAACCTACCGTCTACATACCTTCCAGAAGTGTCACCATTTAATTCGTATAAACTCTTTCTGTTTGGATAAAAAGCATATCTTCCCTTATTAGATGATGTCCAACTATTGAAACGTTCGTTGTCTGTGGTTTCAAGTGCATCTTCCCCTGTATCATAATTAACGAAATACCTTGGATACCCTACATTTCTATAATCCATATAAGGGAAGGGTATCATATCTCCAATACCAAAAGCACTATTATAAAAAATAGGAAATTTTCTCTTTAACGAAAACCTGGTTATCACCGTATCACCACCGAACATCAGTTTCTTTTCGTTAGTGAAAAATCCACATCCGCCTATAGAAATCCACTTTATATCTTCTATCTGCCCATACTGGTCTGGCTTATACCTCATAAGTCTCATATATGGAGAACATATATAAGATGTTGCTTTAGGGTATTCGAACGTCCTCCCGGCTGTAACATCTTTTCCTGAAACAATAAGATCATCTATCCTACTATTATCATAATTTCTTATGTAAGATGGATATTCAAGCATATATTTCAAATCATTCTCCTCTCCAGGATTACCAAACGATAAAAACAATGAAGACTCCCTATCTATGTTATTAACAAAAAGAAATTCTCCTTCAGGATTTTCTTTAGCAGAAGCCCATTTTGACACCATACTTGCATCCATCATAGGATACATGCCTGATTTCATGTATTTAACTGAAGACAATCCCCTCATGAAATTACGCTCATATGCTGTTTTGTCTGTTATTATCATCATAGAATTATACAATCCGACAGATGAATAATACCATGCATTATTTCTTCTTGGCCCATTGTTTATGAATGTAGTAAGCCAATCATATCTATACTTACCATATAACACTGGTCTTTTAGCAAGAGTTTGACTTATTGTTTGAACCATAGATGAAAACAACATAGCTACACTTAAATTTGTAACCAAACCAACATATGCTGATTGGGCCCTAACTTGCAGCTCTTCCGCTATCATGGATGCTACTGTTGCAATAGACTCTACATTAGCTAACGTCGAAGCCATAGAATATGCGGCTGGCCCCAGAATAGTCCATTTAGGATGATCTTCTACTTGAGCAAATGTACCAACAGACATACCTCTTTGGAATCCATCTATACAAACCTCATTAGGTAATTCCGGTTTATTAAAATACAAATCAGGAGAACAAAAAGAATACCACACATTACCCATTTTATCAAACTGATGCGATACAAACGTAGAACGTTTCCCTGTTTCATAATTATATTGATCTGGGGATAAATCATTATAAGGATAATTGGGATAGATATTAATATTACCATCATCGCCCAGGTATCTAATCATATCATACGCCAAACCAGTAGCCACAACGGACCTATTCAACCTTCTATCACCTCTATATATTTCATATCCTACTATAGTATCTCTTTGAGATTTAGTTATGAATCCAGAGTCTACAGCAAAATCGAGGAAAACCTGTATAATATTATCATCAACCATAATACCTACCGGATATATTTCAGATGCTATATCATACCCTCGCTCATCACTGTTCATAAAAGGAATTGTTCTGTTATCAGGAAAGCGATAATGACGTATAGGTTGCTGGCAAAATATGGTAGAAGTTTCTACACCTCCATAAGAATGGCCTTTGAAATAAGATAATCCATTCTTGTCAGATACAGGAGCTCCATAGTATTCAGTCAATTTGCTAATGATATTAGAATAAGCTTCAGCCTTTTTAGGATCAGAATAAGACCTCTTTTGGCTTACCTTCATTCTGGAGCTATCATACAATTCAAAATTAGCTGGATACTTTTCAGAAGATTCCCAGTATGCAAAATCCCCATATTTATAAGGGCGAGGCTTGCAATTAATAGGTCTATCCCCACATGTCTGGCATTTAGATGCAAACACAACCGTCGATCTTAACGTTATTGAATCAACAGACAAATCAACCTTATTTATCTCTTTTTCTCTTACACCAAAAATATAAGGATATATAGTTTTACCTGTAGCGAAAGCAACTCCAAGGATAGCACGAGAAGGCTTCTTTCCTTCCTCTTCCTCTTCATCTGGAGTATCGTAATTTTTATAAGAGCAAAATTGAATTTGTCTAAACGTCATTATCCAAGGGATCGCTACGATAGGAGATTCTATTGTAACATAAAAATAATTTTGACCTATAGAATCAAAAAATTCTTCATTTATTTCTCCAAAAGCTGGCCTTGCTATATTAACGATAACAGAATAAGATGATTCATACTCAGGTCTATCAAATTCAACCGGTACCACTCCGAGAGGGGACCATGCTTCAACATCCTTCCAGAAAGAAACACGAACATAATTAGTAGACACAGCATCCATTACACCATCCACCTTTCCAAGGGCCTCAAGGTAAAGGACTTTATTCTCTTTTTTATAACCTTCCTTATCCCATTCTTCTGGTCTATTGATTCTAATAAATCTGGCATTTGTCATTACATTCCTGACAAACTTCCATACTACAAATTCAGATGCAAATCCAATATTAAGCTTATCCCCCGTAGGATTATTAAATGTAGCATTATTCACATATCCTTCAAATTTCCAATCAGTTTCAGCTATACCGGTATCCGAATTTTTATATATCATATTTTGTAACTTCTTGGAAGCTTCAGGCCAAAATTTTTCAATACAATATCTTGGGCCATTCTTGGATCTATACTGATTATTTATGACTGTACTGGTAGATCTACCAGCTCTCCAATCCCCCACATCATTTATCTTCTGACTCCATCCATCTATATGAAGGATATAACTTCCAAGAAGATAATTATAATTCTGAAAATTGTTATAATCAGTTCTCGACACAGTAGGATCAGAACAATAACTTTCAATATAACATCCACATGTACAAGGCATGGTATCTAATACGTATATAGCATCAGATACGGTTTTTAAAACAGATCCAGGTTGCAAATATGGATAAAACTCAGAACAAAGATGTTGATTGCCATCACCTGATATACTACCAGCACTGTATCCAAAAAACGCTTCCTCCATCCATTCAGATAAAGAGTCCATTGTTTCGTAGTTAAACAACACAGAATACTTATTCTGATTCTCTCCACCTGTAGTATATAAGTAATCTGTAGAAACATGTTCCATTTCACTAAGAACCTTATAGATATAATCTTCTACAAGGCCTGTTATTAAGGGAACTGGCGCTGACAATATGGATTCTTGTCTATGAGGCACCTCGCAATCACTGCCCATTTCAGGAAGTGCTATTCCATCTATGGGCTCCATCATCTCTTGCGTACCATCCGTCTTATAACTATTAGCTATATCGCATATAGCTTTTTCATTAGCGCCATTATCTTTATTCTTGCAAGCTACTATGCCTATATTTTCAGATAAGTAATTTATCGGAGTTCCTATGATGTCATCATAATCAATAATGAATCTGGACTTTCCTGTAAAAGTAGCAAAATTACTTTCTACGACTACAGTCTGACCGACTGTAGCCGGATTATTACACTCTTTATGTTCTTCATCTGTAACAACCGCATCATCGTCAATCAATACCCCATCTCCTGCCGTATTGCTATACTGCCATACATATTTTCTTTCCGCTCCTGAACAATCCGGAGCGTATGCGTTTATAGACTGGTATGGGATACTATCTTTGTTCATTTCTTTCCTTGCTTTATCAGAAGGAGGTGGAATAAGAACAAATGCCGGGGTTTTATATCCAGTAGATGTCTTAAACGAAATAGCAAACGGATATACTTCATTTCTCATATACCCTACATACAGCGAACAGGCATTACCATCCTTATACAGGTCTTCGTGTGCTACCGACGCCTGCCATTTCAGGAAATGACCCATAAGAGAAACAACAGGCTGCAAATTCCATTCTTTTTCTGCTGTAAGACCGTACTGAAGAAGACGATTTCCAACCGAAACTATACCTCTTGATGTGTTGTACACAGCCCTTTTCAATGAAATATGCTCAAATGTAGTCCTTTTATTATTAAGGTCAGAATAATAATATATAGTCTTTTCTGTAATAGGATGAACGCCTTCTATAAAATAATCAACTACCGGCTGCGTTTCTCCATTGTATCCTACTGTATTTTGAATAACAGCTACCTTGTAATGACTGACCTGCCTATCTAAGTTAGATACCTTAAGTCTTATACCAAGATTAGTCCTTTCTCCCCATTTACCGTCATTAATCCTAATATATTGCTCATCAAATACATGAACAGGATTTGTAAGTGATGTGTAATTTGTTTTTTCATTCCCAAATTCATCACACAGTGCCACAGCGAACTGGTACACTCCGGCTCGAAGGCTGCCCCCGTACTCTATCTGTACCGGCTCTACGCATGGCTGGTCCAGTAGCGGAAACACCCTAAGTTTCTCACATGCCAGAAAACAACCATTCTCCTGCATGAATTTATCCCTATCGTATTCTTTATCGCATATCTTATACCCATGATAATGATACCATATATCACCTTCATCATCCGCCGTCAGAGCCTTGTCTACAATAACATACCTGGGAGGATTATGATCGTCAGTCCAGTAAATACATTTCCCACATTTCTCTGTCTTTATTTCTATGGTTTTTATAGGATGATAGATAGAGAATTTAAGGCACGGATCTTGCTCGTTGTCTTCCAGCAAAGTTTTCATGCCAGAACACAACGACTCCGATCCTTCTACCATAGATTCTATATCGGAGTCGGATAAGATACTTGTATCGGATTCAGGCTTAAAATAAGTTATTTTAGATACGCCTGTTTCAGGATTTGTTATAAAAAAATAGATATTGCCTGAAGTAAGATCATTCTTATAACCAATAACTTTAAATCCATCGAAATCAATGCATTTAAGATTACTGTGCTCGTTAGATCTCATCCCAACATTACCGTCCTCGGATTCGATGTTGGCATTCAAGGCAAACGTATAATGCTGATCCGTAAGACTCGACGGATGCAGATCGCGATTCATGCCTGTTTGAGGAACCGCTATGTTTCTGTTATCTTCTGCTGCCATTTTATAACTGTTTGTCACAAAGATAGCAAAAGAGATTTAATCATGGATTTCTAAAGTAGGTGAAGAAAAGAAATACATTTTCAGTCTCCTACTTTATCGACCACACCTACATAAAAATCGGGGATAGGATTATCATTGAAATTTCTTATTTGAATATCAATATAATTATAGAAATAATTATCAACTGGATCCATTATCGTCACATTACTTTCTAAAACCCCGTCTTTGTATGAATACAGTTCCTCATGTTCGGAATCAATGTAAAAAATATATCTTGGTAAATCCTGGGTATTAACTGTTAGATGATTATTAAACAAACTGCATTTAGAATGATCAGCAGACAGAAGTAACAATAGAAATGTATATGAAGACTTATCTCTTATTATAATATCACGATTAGATGATACATTAGACAAAACTTTGGATAAATCAAATTCTCCAAAACTTATCTTGAATTTCTTTCTTCTTATTGGAGTTATATATACTGGACTATTAACTACAATATTATTCCATTGAAATTGACTTCCTTCCATTACAGGAGAGAAACAATTACCCATCGCCATATTAACATTTTCAAATCTTCGTCTCATAACATCTACTTACGATTTATATCTTTTACCCCTAATTAACACAGTACCATCACCGCCGGCTCCGGCATAAACCATAAAGTATCTGACGCCGCCTCCTCCGCCGCCATAACCTCCGCCTCCTTTACCGGACCCGTTTGTTGATCCTCCTGTGCCAGATCCTTCACTGTAATCAGATATTCCGCCTTGAAATACCACTCCGGTGTTAGTTTCTCCACTCCCACCACCGGCATTTCTTTTACCGCCGGATTCTCCAAAATCTCTGGTGGTATGACCTTGACCTTTGATTACTCCATACTCTTCTCCATTAGTGTCTCCACCATCCGAAGCACCATCTTGTGTATATGATGAACTTCCGGCACTACCACCATCTCCTCCCCTCCATTTATTAGCTCCCTTTCCTCCATTTGCTCTATAAGACGAGTTCATAAATTGAGAGTAACCCCCATCTTTACCAGGGGAATTTTGTTCAGCTTGATAAACTTTTGCTCCTCCTTTTCCTACTGTTATAGAAATAGATTGACCTGGTTTTACAGCAATAGCTTCTCCGTCTTTCCAGCCTTTGCTATCAGATTTGAAGGTCTTGGTATAACCACCTCCACCGCCGGCAGAGCTACCGCTACCTCCGCCTCCAACTAAAAAAACGTCTACGAGAAAACAGCCATCAGGGACTACCCATGTGTAATTCCCGGCAGGATAAAACCTTATAAGAAAGTCTTCAAGCTCCCTATTTTTATCAAAAGAAAAACGACGCCTCATAATATATCAGGAATTACCCCCCCCCCTATATATAATAACTTATTGTAAATCATATAATTATATTTAATATAGATAATCAAACAAATACAAAGAAAGAATCATTGTGATATATACTACTCTCTGTTGCAGAAGTAACACAATCAACATCTTCATCTGCATTATTAATAAGATCTCTCATTCCATCGTATCTATTAGAAAACATAAAAACGTACCTCTGGTCATTTATCTGAAACTTGTATATAATACCCTGTTGTTCACTTGCAGGATACGGGTCAAGTCTAATCCATATTGTCATTGGTTCGTAACCGGTAGAGGTGCTTGAAAACGAAAAAGAAACTGAACTCTGAGTATGAATATTAAAGGCTGTTCCTTCTCTAAGCTGATTCAGTACACTATTTATCTTATCCTGGCTAATTGTATCGGATTTGATTTTATTCATTAAATTAAATAACTTGATTCTATCTCCAGGCTCTATTTCTGTTTTTACACAATGATAAATAGCTCCATTACCAGATCTCTGTTCCTCAAAATATCTTCTCCTACTCATAAAAATACTCCTTCCGATAATAACCGAGGAAACTAAACCCTTCCGACTCCTTCCTCAAAACATCATGCCGATTCCAATACTTTTCCAAGTCGAAAGCCTCTCTTTCGAATACGATATTATGATATGCCTTATCGTGATTGCGATATATGCACAACCTAATCAGGTACTCAATTAAATACCATGAATAGTATAAAAATATCGGAATAAGAGACAGCCACAGCATCCACCATCCTACATTACCGAATAAGAGACACAATCCTATTGTAAGCAATGATATAAACATACCAAAACAAAACATTGTATGATACTGATTGCAATGTGCTTCCTCATGATATTCGGTTCTCAATGATATACTATCACGTTCGGTAAATACGGCTCCAAATAACATAATTGTTTTGTAGCCGTCAATGAACGTAAATAACTTAGCTATTTTTGATTTATAATATATTTTCATTGCTAAAAAAATATTTTATACCAATTGCATAAAGTCAAAAACTCAATAGGAGAATTAACTTTATCCCATTCCCATTCCTTAAGGTAGGACTCTAAGCTGCTTCTATCAACGTCTTCACATCCATGAAGAAAAACCAGATGAGGCATAAATAACTCTCCCCCTTCCAAAGACTTGTTAAACTTATTAACCAACCTCTTTCTAAACTTAGGACCGTACCATGATTTTTCATTTGTGGATCCAAGGCAATAGTAAGAATTGTTTTTAACCTTAATACCAAACCATTTACATATGTATGGATGATATACCCTGTCTGCTAAGAATATAAATGGCTTATACCATAGGCAATGCCAGAATGTACTGCACTTGCCACCAAACTTCTTAAAAGCCCATCTGAACCCTCCAGAGAAGTACCAATTGTTAGCCCCTCTCTTAACCTTAACTTTGTATTTAAGATTCTTGTTACGGTTGCTAACCCTATCCCACGGCTTGACCTTATCGGTATCCATATCAGGAAGGAATGTCCAATGATGAAGCAAGGCACTGTAATAAGGATTGTATATCTTGTGTCTGTTCCTAATAACGTACTCAAAAATATCGTATCCTACTTGCCTGGCTTCTTCAAATCCTTTTTCTGATAAGAAAGCTAATATAGGAGCCAGATTCCAGATCTGATCTTGTGAAGTGAATGGAGAGAAGCATGGATCTTCGTCTTTTAACTCTATACCATTAATGTACCCGGAACTTATCTTGGTAAGACCGAATTTGCTTGCATCTTCGCTATGGATATCGTCTCTTAAGAAAAATCCTTTTTCGAATTTGAAATAAATACCTTTATTGCTATTAAAAAATAGATCATAAGTAGTATCGGCAAGACGAGTAAGCACCAGTATGGCATTACGAACATCATCTTCTGTCTTGTTACCAAGAACCATTTCCGTGTATAGGAACTGGAGATACTGAGCCAGGTTAATGGTTCCGTCGCCGACCCAGCCTACCCCGTTATTCACCGACGACAGTGGGATGCACGAGGCCTGCTCTGTGTAACTGGAATCGTAAACGAAATCTCGGTAAAACACCTCCTTGATCTTATTGTATTTATTCCAAGGACCTTCCATCACCTTAACCTATAACAATAACACAATCACGCTTTTCCTTATTATAAACCATCGTACCCATCTTAGTGTACAGACCTTTTATATTTTGGTAATTGGTTTCACCATGAGCCGAAACGTTGGTAGTGATACTGTCGGAGTAAACCTCCTCACCGCCTTCGTTAATAAAGTTAAATCCTTGTTTAACCATCTCTCCTCCAAGGTAGGCTGTAAAAGACACAACGACATTTCCTCGCCCTCTATTCCCATACCAATTACCATAGATATCGGCATTGATATTAGGCTCAGACTCGTCTATGCCCGGCGCTGATAGCAAGGTCTTCATCTTAATAAGTGCCCCTTCGAGTCCTGACTGCATGTTATCACCACCATAAATAAGGTAATCACCTACCTGTTGTTGGGTAGTAGCCCACTGCTTACTCCATCCAACGTATTTATTATCTACATCCGAGATGCCTGTATTGGTGAACCCAGTTGCAGTATCAAAATCGGAACCGTCTTCTGATTCCCATCCGTATCTAAGAACAAGATAATCGAACTCAGGAATTACAACGACCTGCTCGCCGGCAGCTTGTGTGATTGTAACGTTCTTACTCTCTCCACCAGCCGTTACCTTAGCTACGCCTCTACGATCTTCAGCTACCGGATTAGGACCGGCTGTGAAGATGATGTTTGCCGGTCCTATGCCTCTCATTTTGTCGGCGGTTACTATTTCGCTTGCTTTAACCTCTAACATATTATTTCATTTTAAATATTTCAAATACGTATATCCAGCTCAACAAAAATACTACCGGGCAGTACATTGTCTCTACCAAACTCGCATCTCCTTTAAATTGTCTGATTGACCAAACAATCATAGACGCAATAACACCAAGCAAGTATATAAATATAACGACTTCTGTCATACCAATTTAAGTATATTATCGATTACAGGATACGCTTTAGTATATATCTCAAACTCAGCACGGCGCCGTCTAAGAGGTTCGTACATGCCTTTCAATGTCATACCCATCATCTTAAGTTCGGTCTTAGCATTTTTCAGCTTAACCAAATCTTGTTGTGCATACAACTTAAATAAGTCGGCTGCACCCTGAGCTTCTGCATTATACATCAGTTCCTCAAAGAATCTCATCTTCACAAAATTATCGACATAATCCAGGACCAGACCCTGCGGCGTGTCTGGTATGATTATGTTAGATTCTCCGTCGAAAGGAAGAGACCGGTACTGCATGTAAATAGGACCATCGAAATTAGCATACAGGAATCCGTTTACGATATTTATCTCATACGGACTATCCTTTATTACCTTATTCCGGCATTTACTCAAACAAGAATCACGAAGCATAGGCTTAGCAAGACCTAACATTATCGGTCGGTCATAATAGCAACGAACTTCATGATCGCGATCATGAACATTGATATAAAATTTTTCAACTATCACTTTCTCGCATTCGTCTTTACAACATTCATCGCAAGAACACCACCTATAACTTCTTTCAGTGCGTTCTTTCCAAGCTATTGTATTTTGAAGCTCTGGTATTACCTTATCACCTTCCGGCACCTCATATCCCTTGAAATCGCATTTAAATGCCAGAATAAGATCAAAGTAATCTCCCGGCATACGAGCCTGTCCTCGCTTGACGTCCACTACCGCCTCTTTGCGCATAGTAATATCGCCTCCAAACTTCTTCAGGGCGATCTCTACCCATTTATAGATGGATACCTCATCTATCAGATCACGTTTGTCAAATGATCTTAAAGACGATTTTAACTCTATGATATAATCTTCGACTGTCATTACTTTTAAAAAAAATGGAGGACAGGAAACGAACCTGACCTCCACAAAGATATGAATAATATGTATAACGCCCTATTTTGTGTTTTCAAAAGTTAGGATCTTCAAACTTGCCATAGTTACAAATTTCATAGAAACTCTAAGGTAATCTACTCCATTTTAGACGCTTCAACACAACCGGCAACCCGGTTGCTCTGCGTCCGTTGAGCCGCATCAACTCCTACGGCTTGTATATTTATTGCGGCATTGAGATCCCTGTCGATTTCTAAGCCGCAATCTTTACAGATAAATGTTCTATCTGACAATTTTAGATCTTTGTTTTTCCATCCACATCTTGAACAAATTTTTGAGGATGGATAGAACCGGTCTATTACAACTAATTCTTTTCCATGCCATTGGCACTTGTATTCAAGCTGGTTACGGAACATCGAAAAAGAAGCGTCAGAGACAGAACTGGCAAGTTTGTGGTTCTTTAGCATACCGGAAGTGTTTAAATCTTCAATGCAGATAACATCATAATCATTCACGAGCATCGTAGTCAAATTATGCATATACCACGAACGCTTATTGGCGATATCGCGATGTAATCTTGACACTTTTAATTTACACTTCTTGCGTCTGTTACTTCCTAACTTCTTTCTTGACAAATGTCGTTGCATCCTCTTTAATTTCGCTTGGTTCTCACGAAGAAAATGAGGATTTTCAACGATTATTCCGTCAGATAATGTAGCTAATGTTTTAATTCCTAAATCAACACCGACTGTTTTCCCGGTCTTTTGTTTATGGTACTGTTCTGCTTCTACAAGAACCGATACAAAGTATTGACCAGCACGATTCTTGGAAACAGTACAAGAGATAAAACGGGCATTGTCTAGAATTTTACGATCGATAACAATGCGAATCCATCCTATCTTTTCAATTCTTACCTTATTGTCAACAACTTTGAACTTCGGAAATGGCAATCTAAATGATTGATCTCCATGTTTATTTTTATAATTCGGTTCACCAAATTTTTCCTTCCTGTTTTTGTTGAAGTATTGCTTGGAAAATTCAATAAAATCCCGTTGTTTCTGCTGCAAAGTAGCGGCTGAGATTTCATTCAGCCACGGTTTGTCAATAACAAGATCTGCTTTTGTTGGAAATTTCGGATTAGGATTTGTTTCTTTGTTATATGAATTGAATGAATCAACGCAAGCGTTCCATACAACACGGACACACCCGAATGTTTTAGCAAGAAGTTCTTCTTGCGTTTTATTCGGATACATACGGTATTTATATGAACGCTTTATTAAACTCATTTGTTTTCTTCTAATTCTTTTATTAGTTTTTCTGTATTTCTTCTACTTCTTCTTTGTCCGTATAATCTTGCCGTAAAAGATGTTATAATTGAAACAAAATCCTGCATTAAGTCATCCCTGTCACTGTTTTGTGTGTTTATAACTTCGACAGTCCTATCATCAAGTTCCAATAACTTTTTGATATAATTCATTCCGAAACGACTGAATCTATCAGAATGTTCAACAACTATTTTAGTTATTGATTTATCTAAAAGTATTGATTCAAGTTTCTTTCTATTGTCGTTCAATCCGCTTCCTATCTCACAAACCACTTTGTCAACCCTATATCCTTTTGCAGCGCAATATGACAAAAGTCTTTCTTTTTGTCTTTCAAGATTTGATTTGTTTTCAGAAGAAGACACCCTGCAATAGATAGCCACTCTTTGCTCCTTGTTTTCATCAATCACAACAAATATATGTCCATTTAGAGTCCTTTCATACTCCAAATCTCCTGACTTTATCCGGTTCCATATAGTTCTATATGGAACCTTCTCCATTTTCGCGTATCCCCTTAAGCGTGACTTCATATCCGGCACCAGTCATGTATATTGTTTGCTGATTGATCCTTTCACCGGAGTACTTATCCACAAAGTAAGATCGATAAACACCAAACTTATTTTTAACGATATCACTGTATAGTTCCCATTTACCCTGCCCGTTCCTGAACATGAATTTCATTTCTTCAAGAAACATACGGAGATTCTTTTCGGCAATAATGATCCCATTTTGTTCAAGCTTCTTCGCAATATCTCTAATCAACCACATGTTTTCATGATCAACCTTCTTAAATGACTCTGCAAACTCCACATCAGGACGCTGCTCTTCTATGGTCTTAATCGCCTGCTGTCTCTCCGCCTCTGCTTGTGCTCTCTCGGCTATGGCTCTATTTTTGGCATCAATCTCGTCAGCTAATGCTCTTAATGCAGACGGATAGTCTTTCGGTGTTATAGAATAGGAACCGGTTTTTCTTATAGAGGGAAGAACCTCTGATGTTACCCATCGTTTAAACTTCTTTGCAGACTCTAATTTGGAAGACAAAACAAGAGAATACAACCCGGATTCATTGATTACCCGTATGCTATCTAACTCATTGATTTCCAAGGGAGCCCAAAACGAGCCTCTCTGAAAATCAGATAGTTGCAAAAGAATGGTATCCTCTTCATCTACGTGTCTTTTTACTGGATTTTTAGGCGTAGCATAACCGAGCGATCGAGCTACATCTACAGCTACAAACCACACGTCACCATTAGGGTCCACTATAGTCCTAATGTTTCCAAACTCTGAATTTCTAAAGATTGTTACACTTCCGTTAGTTTCCGTTTCGCTGGATTTTTGCGTCAAAATAATGCTACTGTTCTTCGCATTGTTTTGAAAATTGTTTACCTTTGTCTCCATAGAACTTTGTCTATATAAAGATATTTGATTAACATTATATCCGCCCGCTTGAGAAAGTAGACGGATATGCAAAAGTAGCGATTATTCTATATACACAAAGGATGATCGCTACTTTTTTTCTACTTATTTCTATGACCTAATTCCTTGTCTTCGAAAACTCTCTTAATCTGGAAATCTTTAAACACTCTTCTTTTAGCAAGTATTTCATTGTACATAAATCGATATCTTCGTCCTTTATTCATTTTAACCCTTAACTTCTTTTTCAAGCTATCTTGTATTACAAAATGGTAATATCTTTTGGAGTCTGCGAAATCCATAACCAGGTGGTTGTAGAGGTAGCCGTTGGTGCCGAGCCTGCTCACGATGTCCAGGTCCCGTCTGACGGCAAAGCGCTGCCCCGGTATAAGTACATGGCATAAGTATCCTACGTTGTCTACGTAAACACCGGCATCAGCTTCCACATAATGTTCTGATACGGTTTTCCATATAATAGACAACAGTCTTAAAACCTCCCCTCTGTCTCTTATCATGCCTTTCTTAAAACCATTCTTTCTTTTCATAAGACGATGGTAGTAGGCTACAAAATACGGTGATTGTATTGATGTTCTTTTCATGTCACTAAGTTTATATAAAAATGGGCCTTGGTTTCACAACTAAGACCCAAATAAAGATAAATAATATTTTGTTATTGAACAATTTGACTTTTCTGATTGGAATCAAGATTCGGATTTTCATCAACAGGAATCTGTAACCTGAATGCTACTTCCTTTATCGTCTCTGCTACCACGTACTCAATTAGCTTGATAGGACAGATAAATTCGTATTCCCATTCAGACTCACACCCTTTAGGTGTAGGATCGCAGGCCATTAACTCCAGCGCCTTCTTTCTTCTTGTTGTAAAGAACTCTACGTTAATAAGCTCTATATGAAAATCCGGTATATAAATATAGTCGTTTTCTACATAATAAAAAGGACGCCGTTCTTTAACGTATTTAGCATACGGTCTTTTTTGTTCATTACGATACGACTTTATTTCAGCGAACTTAAAAAATATGGTATTATCTACGTTAGTCACCTTAGTAATAGCCGGTCTAAGGGCAGAATAAAGAAGCCCTGGAAGTTTATGCTTTGACCGCATAAGTGTATTACATAACGCAAATTCGGCATCGCAGCAAACTATTTTATCAACTTCAATCATCTCCAGGCAAGTAACGTAAGTTAGGAGCCGGTGGTCGCCAAGTAACGTCCCATCATCCCACCTCTGGGCTGTATAAGATTCGGCTTTAGTTCTACCGATATTCAATATCCATCTCCGACTAACATGCGAATCTTTGTCAAGGGCATGAATACCGTTTACGACTCTTGATACAAATTCACCATTAGTGATCATGCTCTCCTCCTTTCTTTTGCTCTTGATTCTCTTGATTTAGCATTCAAGATCCTCATATAAATATCTCTTTCACTCATGCCGGATATGGTTTTTATAGCCTCATCCAACATAACTTTCGTATATAAAGGTTTAGGGAATCCCTTTATCTTAACCGGATCAGGAACTAACTTCGCTTTCCGATATTCATAAAATCTTTTAGAAGTTACATTAAGATAAGAAACAGCCTCTTCTCCGGTATAGTACTTAGCCGGATTAGCAAGCCGCGTCCATGTCTCAAGATCGTTGGCTGTGAGATGATCGCATTCCCCGCTTAAAAACATCTCCTTTATCTTATCGCATACCGCCGCACCGCTTTTACGCAGCGTCTCTGTCAGAATTTCTTTCATTTTCAAAACATCCTGTTTTAAACCTTAAAACAATAGAGGCAATGATTATCAAAAGAGTAACAGCCATAACAGACCACACTACGATATTGTGTTCAATAGGCATCTCAATATTAACCGTAACCCATTCTACACAGATATTAAAAATCATACTATAGATCAATAACCTATGCCATATACAAAACCTGAACATTCTTGAAAAAGCCAAGAGAAATAGGTCCCATGATAGAGAATGACCTAATATCGGATACAGCCAATTAGTGATACTAAAAGGATAAAACTCATCAAAAATGCTGGCTAACATAATAACCTGCATCAACACAGGATAATACTTCACAAACGTCACACAGACATTCCCCTGTCCTTTGCTAATAAACTTGTTGCTCATAATATGTTGTTGTTATGTTATTAAAATGGGGAAGGCGATCAGCACCTTCCCCTGGTTTTCAATCACTTTTTAGTGCTCGTCTTCTTTCTTTTCATCTTACCGCCAACACTACCGCCTTGACGCATTTTGGGTTTGTCCTTTTTATCAACTTCCCCACCCTGACGAGCTTTCTTTTTACAAGCCATGATACTAAAAATTTAAAATTGAATGATGTGCAATATTAATCATTTTTATTCTAATAGACAATACTTAAAACACAATATTATAATCTAAAATATTCAAGGGGAGAGAACTAAATTCCCTCCCCTTGCTAATTATGCTGGATTAAGATTTATTTGAGAATAAGCGTATTTCAAAGTACCATTTTCATCACCACACTCAGCTCCATCTACGATAAAGTTGTAAGAAGCAGGAGATTCATTATATACATTGAAAACACCACTTTTCTTGGAGATATTTTGTTTTTCATACTGCCTAACAGTAGCGGTCTTATACACTTTGCCTTCGTAAGACACGTTTATAGTTCGTATATACCATGTAGTATATCCATTCTCATCTCCAGAATGAACATATCCGGCTAATATTCCTCCATTAACGGCCCCGAAATACGAACAAGAGCTTCCGGATTGTCTTCTCTGGGTTGTTGTTCCGATGCTTATAGTAGCTCCAGATATCTCACGATAATTAGCATCCACCACCTTAATATCACAGGTGTAGATTCGGATATTTCCATTTTCATCACCAGTCCATTCGAATCCGGCAATACACTTACCGGCGCCAGGGTTATAAGAAACATTATCCCTCCTATATGTAGCCCAAGAGCCGTTTTTCAATGTAATATGCGCCGGAACAGGCTTAGCCTCTGCCTTGCCTTCTTGGTTGACTGTTATGTTAACAGTCTTCCCAGACTCATTTTGCTTCAATGTCACAGTGCCACTTCTGGAAGATGAAGAGCTGTTTGCAGACGAGATTATCATAAATGAATAATCATAACCTGACAAAACAGGACAGGATACCCCTGATGGTTTTTCTGTAACTTCTGTAACCCAACTTGGTTTAGATGATACAGCGTATCCTATCTTACTTCCATTCTTTTTACTTTTTAATTGAATACATAAATATGAGTTATTTGCACCTCCATTTGCATCGGCATTCCAAGTGCTTTGGTTGGTACTAAATTCGTAAGTAACTGCAACATCTTGTGTGATGCTAAGAGTAACAGTCTTTCCAGATTCATTTTGAACAAAAACAATATCACCAGATCTGGAAGAAGATGTTGTATTGGCAGATAACGTCACCACAGCCTTCATGCTTTCAGATGTCTGGTCTCTGTAATCAACAGAACACCAAGAAGGTTTTGACTTTACAGAATAACCTATATATGAATTACTCTTGGTACTTATGATAACTTCTTCAATATTCTGAGATTCTCCAGTTACAGATCTCGACTTGCTCGTTCTTCCATCATGGAACTGAAATTCGTATGGTGCATATCCGCAACTTCCAATAACATACTCTTCTTTAGTATTAGAATTTCCGCAATCATCGTAACGAATAAACTTAGTTTTGGTTCCATTACATCCATTTTCTTGCCAAGAACCGTAAGATCCGCAATTACAGCAATTTCTACAACTTACAGAATATTGACGATCTATGCTACCAGAGCAACTATCACGATAAGCATTGTACTGAGTATGACCTACGCAGTTTCCTGTTCCATAGTAAGACCAGTCAGTACAAGACTTTCCACCTCCATTAACCCATCTTGTGTCGTTATAAGAAGAAGAGCATGGATTGGTGTCACGTTGTTGCTTCTGAGACGTACACCCGTCACAACGGGTGCTTCCGGTATCCGACCAAGAAGGTGTTGTGCTATCAGGCAAGCAATCAGCATTCTTATTAGCTACTGCCTGACCTTGGGAATTTACAGCATCTTGAGCCTTCTTATTAGCATCAGCTTGACTGATATTGGACGTAAATGGACCACCCACTTCATCTTGGGTTACGGTAACAGAAGAACCATGCTGGCAGCTTCCACAATCGTTTTTGGTGAAAACCTTACTTGCCTTACCGGTCCAGGTACAAGTGCCCTGTGCGTCAGCAAGAGCCTGACCCTGCTGTTCGACGGCAGCCTGAGCCTTGCTATTTGCGTCTTCCTGACTTACGGTAGACGTGAAAGGACCGCCGGTTACATCATCTTGGTCTATGGTAACTTTAGATCCGACACCGCCGTCAGCACATTGCTTTGTAAATTGCTTGCTATATGTTCCGGTCCAGGTACAAACCTTTCCACCACCTTCTACCCATCGTTCATTTTCTCCACCATAACATTCGTTGGTATTAACCTGTTTTTTATAAGATTTACCACCTTCACATTTGGTTTCGAGCGGTTCCGAATCTTCCCATACAGGATCGGTGTTATCTGTTTCACATGTTCCGTTCTTGTTAGCGTAAGCCTGACCTTGTGCTTCTACGGCTTCCTGAGCTAATCTATTTGCCTCTTCCTGACTTTCATTAGAATAGAACGGTCCACCCACCATGTCTTGTGTTACGCTCATCGGAACGCCATGCTGACATGATCCGCAATTGTCTTTCGTAAATTCCTTGCTATATACGCCTACGAACCTACATTTACCTTTTTGGTTAGCAATAGCCTGCCCTTGAGCTTTAACGGCTTCCTTAGCCTTATTATCAGCATCCTCTTGACTTACGAAAGAAGTAAAAGGATTGCCTTCAACATCAGCTTCACTTACCTCTACTTCTGTTCCTGAATCCGGTATTTCACAGTCGTTCTTTTGGAACGTTTCTGAGTAATGACCGGTCCAGCTACAAACTTTGTTCCCACCATCTACCCAACGTTCCTGATTGTGGGTTTCAGAACATTCGTTGGTATCATGTTGCTTTTTCTGAGACTTACCTTCATTACATCTAAGTTCTTCCGGAACAACGTCTTCCCATACAGGATCGGTGCTTAATGGTGTACAAGTTCCGTTCTTATTAACATAAGCCTGACCGCCTTCTTCTACAATCCTACGAGCTTCTGTATCTGCCGCCTCTTGACTTTCTGTTGATGTAACAGGGCTTCCATTTACCATCTCAGCCGTAACCTCCATCTCTACACCTTTATGACAAGCCTCGCATTCGGGAACGAATCTCTTGCTGTAATGACCGGTATATACAGTCATATTCTCACAATTACCCTTACTGTTAGCAATAGCCTGTCCTTGTTCTTTGACAGCAGCCTGAGCCTTGTTATTAGCATCATCTTGACTCACGGTAGATGTGAAAGGAGCACCAACAACATCTTGTTCGGTTACAGTAATCTTAGACCCCACCTGGCCTTCATTGCAATCGTTTTTGGTAAATTCCTCACTGTATTTACCAGTCCACGTGCAATGTCCGTCCCGGTTGGCTATGGCCTGGCCCTGCTGCTCGACGGCAGCCTGAGCGAGCGCGTTAGCCGCCTCCTGGCTTTCGTATGAAGTAAAAGGACCACCGATTACATCATCTTGGTCCACTGTTACCTGCGAACCTACGCCTTCTCCGTCGCAATTGTCTTTTGTGAATACCTTGCTATATACACCAACAAATTGGTTTTTATCTATGCAAGTACCTTTCTTATTTGCAAGATCCTGTTTCTGTTCTTCCATAGCAGCCTGAGCGAGCGCGTTAGCCGCCTCCTGGCTTTCCCTTGATACAAAAGCATCCGGGTATCCAGCAAGATCCTTTTCAGTTAAATCGACAAAGCTTCCGGTCTGAGATTCAGCATCGCAATCATTTTTCTGAACACGAGCCGAAGCCTTTCCGACGAAATAATTTGGATCAGTAACGCATTCTCCATTCAGGTTTGCCTGATCCTGACCATTTTTCTCTATATCATCAAGAGCTTTCTTATCAGCATCTTCTTGACTTACGTCTGATGTGTATTTACCGGCTTCTACCGTGTAAGTGTAAGGTGCTCCGATAAACCCATCTTCGCAGTCATTCTTATAAAATACTTTCGACTTCTCTACGTTATACCATAAATTGGTTTCACAGGTGCCATGCTCATTAGCATACCCTGGACCTTCAGCTTCCAAGGCATCCAAAGCCTTCTGATTAGCATCCTCCTTAGAAACAGAAGAAGAGAAGCGGCCGGCTTCTACAACGTACTCTACCATAGATCCAACTTCAGTTACCTCACAATCTGTCTTTTGGAACATCTTGGATTTCCTGTCGTTGTACCATTTTATGGTATTGCAAGTACCATGAGAATTAGCATAGTCTTGACCTTTGGCATTCAACTCAGCTTCAGCCTTACGGTCGGCATCTTCTTGGCTTATGGTAGAAGAAAATTGCCCGGCTTCGATCGTCATCGTAACCAAACTTCCTTCTTCGGTATCAGGATCACAATCGTTCTTTCTAAACGACTTTGATTTCTTGACATTGTACCATAATATGGTTATACAACGACCATGCTCATTAACCCAGTTCTGACCATTTTGCTCAATGTCTTTCATAGCCTTGTCATCAGCATCAGACTGAGATATGATAGATGTGTATTTTCCGGCCTCAACAACGTACTCAAGCTCTTCCCCTTTCTCTGTCTCAGGATTACATCCTTCTTTTGTGAAAAGAGCCGATTGTCTTTTATTTTTATAAACTACCTGTTCTTTTTTTTTATGAACTAACGTACATTCTTCAGATACGCTACCGTCCCTGGAAGACACCCTTATCTTGACACTTCTGTTGGCACCAGTATCATTCTCATCAAAGTGAATATTAACCTTACTGTTAAGACTGCCTTCTTTCTTATCTATGTTCGCCCAACAATTATCTACTTTCATTCACTAACCCTCCATCTTAAATTTTCGGGAGTTGTATTTACGTTGATTACCTCAGGAGACCCATCAGAATCAAGATCAACAACATCCTTGTCCAGGTGAATCTCCTCCTTATCCACAGACTCGCATTCAACTATTTCAATAACATAATCTTTTATATTACTTTCTATACTTAACTGCGTGCTTGTTTCATCACCCTCAACCTGTTCAAATTCCTTATCCAATTTAATGTAAGGAACGACCTTTCCAGGCTGATAAATAGGAATCAGTACACCATTTATAGTTATGTTCTCATTAACTTCATTCCCATCCTCATTGCCAGGCATGGAAACAATCATCGAAACCTGGAACGTGTCTTCAAGACCCGGATCACCAGGGAAACCATAATCAAGCCTAATATCATTGACGTCAATATTAAGACCGGAAGCGGTAGTAAATGCTTTTATGACACCCTTTATATCTTTCTCACCCGTAATAAGGGCATTGATAGAAGCAGCGTTGGTAGTAATAAGGATCTGCTTATCTCCACCAGATATAGGGAACTCCAGCCTGCTAACCGAGACTTCTGTGATTTTAATGCCTTTTTGCCTGAAAGTTATAGCTTTCATACTTTCAGTATCGGATTTCTTCACAATTCGGATAGTGATCCTGTCTTCCCTTCCTTTCCAAGATGGAGCATCGAAATTCATTTTATCACGACCGACACCTTCCTTCTTGTCCGAGGTAAGCCAAGAACCATCATCCATCTTATATATTTTCTCTCTCGACATAATTATCCTCCCTAATTTAAAGTGTCAACTCCCATTCAACTCCATCATCGACAACCACCTGAACCGTAGCCGTACCTCCTGTAGCTTCAAATGTTATGTCAGTAGGAATAACGTCGAATATCTCTTGTACACCTACACATCCTAAGCCACAGATAATGTCCTTAAACCATTCCTCTTTAGCATATTTTTTAAGAACCTCTTTAAAGAACTCACGAAGCCAATCCGAATCAATGGATTCCTTAAGTATGGTTTCTATTATTTCCTTAAGCCAAGATTCGTGCATTTCCTCTTTCAGAATCTCTTTAATAAGCTCGACAATAGTTTCTTTATCTAACTTATCAGAAGGTACAGAACCTTCAACGAGATTACCTCCACATATAAATCCTTTGCATTTTTCTGCCATTTCTTATCCTCCTAAATTAACAATGGAACCCATAAGAACTATTTGCCTCTTCTCGGTACACGACCCTCACTTCAGCAAATTCATCTTGTTGACACATATCCCGGCAGAACCTAACAGTACGACCCTGGACTTTATACATATCAGAAGGCACGACACCCCCGCAATAAGACACAAGCAAAATCTCTGCCGGATCTTTCTTTAGAACCACATGAGAAGTACCGTCAAACACTTCTGTATTAACAGATCCACTTACGTTAATAGCCCTTGAAACGTATTTAGCTAAATTAGCTAAAGCTCCGTCTAAAGGCATACCATGATACAAACCAGCTTCTTCTATAGTTTCTCCATCATAGAATATGTTAGAAGAAGGAATATTGCAATGATGCGGGCGTTCGCACCCACCATGACTGCCAAAACAACCGTTACCTGTTATTGCCATTGTTACTCAAAATATTTATTTTTTGTTTTAAAAATTCTATTTCCCTATCCTGATATTCCATACGGCATATCATTGCATTGATTAAAGCCGTAAGATCAGATTTCTGAGCCAGACTGAAGTAGCCAGCGTTGATGCCGTCCGCGCAGTACACGCAGTTCGTGCAGGTGTATCCGTCCGGGCATGGCACCGGCGTTTCGTCCACATGTGGAACATATACGTGTTTACCACTTAAGTCCTCACCAATTTGTGCACTCTTTTCCATTTTGAAGTTGTTTTTCAAGTTGTTCAACCCTTTGTTTTAGAAGCGTATTTTCTTCAACCATCCTATCCAAAAACTTATCTATGTTTTCAAAAACCAGTTCTATATTATGCATAACCTCATTATAAGGCATACCTGGAGTTAATTTGGATATGAATGTCTTGCATCCTGTATAATGAATGCAATGATCGCTTAAATGACCATACGGGCAATCGCATTCTTTTGGAAGAATCTCGCAATTGTCCGTACAGTCATTACATGGATCAGACCCGATACAAATATTAGATCTCAGAATATCAGGTCTGTCATCTTTACAAGTGTTACATGAGTTCATGACTTTCTTTTTTTTGGTGCAAGATAACAATTTTCATTCACACCATCACAATAAGAAGTCAATCAATGTATTCCAAGCGGTTAGTGCTGCCTTTAAAAACGTATCCGCATCTGTTTTCTATCTCTACATCGGTAATAGGGAGAATAGCATCTTTACCATAAGTAGGTTCACATTTTGAAATGAAATGCCCATCAAACCTGCGGTTGACCGACGTCTAACAACAGTTGGGCAAGGCCGCAATAGGTGCGATACGCACCAGAAACGGCGTAATGCGCATGCAGATGACGAGGCGAGCAAAAGCTATTGTACGCATAACCGCCGAAACGAGCATCCACTCTGGACTTTATGCCGATAGCTGAAGCCCAGTAGCAATTGTCATATGTATAAAAACATTCTCCTGTTCCGATACTTCCCCCTTTTTTATCCTTCCATCCGGCATAAGGGATACGGTGTAAAGTATAACTATCTCCTAAATTTTGGGTAGTTGCTATCTTTTTATATTTAGATTCAAAATTAAAAACCTCACCATTATTTATAGTAGACCTTTTCTCATATGTCCATTTCTTTTGATCTGGCTCTATATAAATATCAATAGTATTACCTATTCGAGTGACATTAGGATCATTTAAACAAGTTCCTACCTGTTCGTATCCCCCTCCACAATATCTAAAGATGTCTCCAGACAAATTCATACCATCGAATAAAGACATCCTTAAAATAACTTCCAAATCAAATTCTGCTGGTTCGTCATTTTCGTCTAAGGCTGATATGGTACCAGTCATTTCCTTAAACACAATAACATTCATATGACCTTCAGCCATACTTTTGGTTCCCTGAACGCTCTTATACCAATATTTTCCTCCATAAAAATCAAACTCTAATCCTTCCTCTACTCCTGTCTCAAATGCAAAAGAAGCAGCCATCTGACTTTCCATGCACTGTTCTTTAGGATACTCTGAATTTATGAGATTAGAAAAATAAGTTTTTTTAGTAGGTTCATAATGGATAATAGAAGCATCTGTAATCCATGCTCCATACAGCCACGACTCTTCTCCCTTTTTACGGTATTTCACTCCTCCGTATTTGCGATAATTGACATCATTACCTATTCCGTTATTACTTGATATTCCGGAACCGAAAGTGTCTGGATTAACTAAGTATTTAGTACCGTACAACATTTCAAGGTATATGATATACGCATTCAAAGTCAAAAATCCACCTTCTGAAAAAGGATAAGAAGATTCTGGATCTACGTTATTAGCCCTTGAATACTTAGCTATATTGATTTGAGTTACATCATTGCATCTCGGATAAGTTCTTCCATTTAAGAAGATTGTACATGCGCCACCAGCTCCGGATCCAGATTTACAATTTGTTTCTCCCTCATACAAGAAAAAGAAAGATCTTGCCTTGGAGTCTACTGTACATACCGGTCCAGGAGATAAGGCCGTGGGCGGCAGCACAGGGCACGTCTGGCGCAGGTCAAGTCCGTCCAGCATAGGAACCGTGTCTGCGTCGTACACACCAGACCATATTTTCCCGCTTTTGCCAACTACCTTATCAACTACATACAGACTCTTGCTACATCCGAAGAATATGCTATAATTCTTTGAAGTAGTCTCCCAAGGTCTTAAAATCCTTACCTCTGATCCTGATACATTATAAAGTTTTTGACCAATACCATACTCTTCGTAAAAAGCCTTAGCGTCAAATGCTCCAGCATTACAATACTTATTTTTATGACCGCTATCCAAATACAACTCCACATCACATTCGGCTCTCATTTCCTCGGTTATGCCTACCGTAGGAGCAAAATCTCCATTTTCAAATCTAAGGAGATTGTTCTTACGAAGCTTTCCAACCGGACGCACTTTGTCTCCGGTATTTTGAGTCATGTCTATAAGGTAAAAATCCCAAGAAGGGAGAAGGCTTTTGTCGCCAACTGATTCCGTGGCTTCTGGAGGAAGCTGGTCCTCAGCCCAAGCGGATGCCGATCCTGAAGCACCTTCTTTAAGAACGTTGAAAGTATTACCATCAGACAAAACAAAAGGTTCAGATCCCTCCCCTTTCTTCGATAAAAACTTTTCCCTTTTACCAACTTGATTAACGACGATGCTCTTCTTAGCCTTATTCCCCTCATCGGAAATAGTGTAATTCAAAGTCGTATCAAGACCTTCATTTATTTCAGAAAACACCGACACCAGTTTATCATTCTCACCTTCTGTCGGATTAAATTTTACGTTGCTCATTTTCAAAAATCAAATTGACATTCATCAACAACGGGCTCGCATTTGGTATTTTCATTAACCCATTTCATGCCCTCTTCTTCCAGTATCTTCTTAGCCTTTTCATTGGCATCATCAACACTAATGAAAGACGTTACGGTACCGGCGTATATCCTCCTGTATTTCTCAGGAGCCTTCCATCCTTCCTTACAACGTTTACTAAACCAACCATGTTGATCTTCGTTGTAATAAACGGTTTTACATACTCCAGATTCGTTAGCGGCAGCCTGCCCTTCTTGCTCAAGAATCTTCGCAGCTTCGTAGTTGGCTATTTCGGTACTGAACTTAGACCATACACGCCCGGCCTCTATCACATGATGTGTAGGTCGTTCTTGTTTTTGACCATCAGGACAATCATTTTTAAAGAAATCCCCTTCCTGTCTTGTGTTATAATATACCTCGCAACAGCCACCTACTTTATTAGCATACAACGGACCTTCTTTCTCCGCAAACTCTTCCGCTTTCCTATCTGCATCATCTTGGCTTATATCCGAACAAAATTCAGCTTCATGAACGATGAAAGTTTCTTCAGAACCAAGATCTTCCGGACAGTCCGATTTCTTGAAAACTTTTCTGTATTCTTTGTTGTAATACATTTTTTTCATGACAAGATCTTATTAAGTTCTTCTTTAAATTTCTGAATCTCGTCCGGACACAGCCCACATTCCCCTTCACATACGATTCTTCTCATACGATCTATTTTAAGAACCGTATCCATATCAGGCTTGATACCTACCTTATACTTATGATATTGTAGATACTGATCAGCCTTACATGCTATAAAACGATCAGCACACTCACATAAGTAAGATGAAGGGAAAAGGATTTGCTGTGTACTTCCGGTAGCTGCCATATCATTTCGAGGTAAAATACCTGGCGTATTCTTTATTTATATATTCAGAATAAGTAGCAAGATCATCCGGATCCGGGCACTCGTTCTTCAAATTAACGATCCACCCTCTTACCAGCTTTTGAATATCAGCATACCTTTTACTTACACCTCCTACAAACCTGAACTTGCGATGAAGGTCTATGATTTTCTTGTCCAATACAGCAAGTTCATCGTATTTCTGAATACAAGCCGCATTAGAATCAGCTTTAGGTGTCGTATTCGACTGAGGCTTTATAGCCCGACTTTTATTAACAGAAGCAATGTTGCTTCTTCCACATCCGCATCCCATAACTTATTGATATTTAATTGATTATATTTTACAACCACAATTTTCGCAATTATTGAGAACGTAAATCAATTTAGATGCTTTTTCGTATAATTGTTTTACGTTTTCAAAATTCCCTAATCTCATATTAGCTTCAGCCGCAGCCAGCAAAAATTCTATTTCTTTTATTTTATTAATAATGTCATCATCCTCATGATCACATAACACAGTTGACCTGGCCCATACTTTATCTATGTTAAGACGGATCAGATCCGTTTTTAAATACTTTCTGTTAAATAAATAAGAGGAAGGACTGCCTTTTATGGTAATATCGTATATACCATCTTTTAGGTTTTCAAAATCATTTCCGCGACCTGGATTTATGCCAAGGGTCTTACTATTGAATACATTCAACTGATTCTTACCAAGATAATAAACATACTTATTCTCATCTTCAGGTGGTACGATCTCTATAATAGCCGGCCTGTCTGCCAATATCCCCCATTCAGACTGATCAGCTATGCGAAGCGTTTTAGGATTGTTTGTGCTTATAACCTCAAAATCAAGATGGATGTTATTCATACTCTCCTCCCATCCCATTCTGGTAAGGGAATCATCGTATCTGGCTGTTATATCAGCTCCCTCTACTTCAGTACTATTAACACGTACCTCAGTACCATTTATCTTGACTCCTACTATTTGGGCTACCAACGACTTAGCCATACCAAACATAGGAACTATGATTTCTCCGTTGTAATCAGTTCCTTCATTTGGATACTGCACTACTTCCGTCTTGTACAGGCCGTCATTTCTTCTGGCTACTATTCTAATAACCATCTGATTTTCTACATCGTAGTCGGTCATTACTATCCTGACATAGAAAATGTTATTTCTTATCTGTGGTAAAATATCGATATAGTTCATACCTTATCTTTTTCTACAAAGATAAGTAAATGAAGTGATAAAAGTTTAAACTATTGGACATTAAATAAAAGGTGAGGTGATTGTCACCATATCCGATAATAGATTCCAGCGCCTAAGTAGGGGGAGAAGCCCTCGCGCCCAACTCCATACCCTGCCGTCAGTCCTATGCCCCATCGCCGGCTCTTTTCGTATATTATTTCTTTTTTATGGTAGATGATCATCGTATCTAAATTAGGTCTGTATCCGCTTATAACAGCCCGATAATCATCTGTGTTGTATGTTTTTCTCTGTATTGGTATATTGATATAAACAGTGTCTTTTATCGTATCTTTTTTAACTATAGCATCCATAGGGAAAGGTATTTCTACCTCCCCTACGTCAACTATATACTGAGGAACAGGAATAGGTTGGATAATGGTATCTATTACCGTATCTATTTCTATATCGTGTATTATTTCTTTCTTCTTGCATGTTTTACCAAATAAGAAAGATATAAAACACAGTAGAAGAACTCCTAACACATGCCCGGCTCTCATTTTTTGCAAACACATCTTTTACCCTCCTTATCTTCGTCTAAAAGCTCTTGTATATCACCGTTGTTAATACCTTCTTTAAGCTCTTCTCCGAATGGAACTTTTTGCCACCAACTTACTTTGCTAAAGAAATACTTAACGCCTTTTACTATCATTAAATCAGGTGCAAGGTCACCGAGGCGCTTGAATGCCATCCCACCGTATAATATTAAGGCGAATATCGTAATCCACTGAAGAAGCATATCTATAAACTCTGGAGACTTATGTCCTCCCATAGACATAATAAGATCCATTCCGGATATGGTAAACAACCCGAAAGAGCAGGCCGCGAACTCAAGAAGGATTTTCAAAACTCCCATTTCGCTTATGCATGTCAATATCTTAAAAGGCCTCTTTCTCTTTCTTCGGATATAGCAGTGTTTGATACTTTTTATAGTAGCTAACAAAAGATTTATAGCTAATATAAACAATATAGAATATATAAGGTGGTGAATCTCCTGGAAATTCATCCACAACGCTGATAATCCGGAAATGAGAAAAGCCCAGAAACTTTCTAAATTCATCCTTCCTACAAAACGATAAGCCATATTAGAACATAGTTACTTTCTTGCTACTTCCAAGAGAGTCATATACGTCAATATGGACCCAATTGGTACCTGATTCTAATCTAATGGGACAAGGAAGTAAATCCTGCGACTGAATTATTTTATTCCTTGTCTCTTCTGCCGTCATACCCTTGGCATCGAAATCGATAGCTGCTCCAAGCATATGAGGACTGATATACAACGACCCTGATACGGTTTTAGATTTTACTATATCCGAGATATTGTTCCTAAACCCACGCTCATCAAACCTTCCACCCGACTTCCAGGTATTAACCGTCATCGGAGTTTTTAAGATGTCTTTCCTTAAAACCAGTATCGTGTGAAGCAATTCAGTTCTTAAATACCTCCAGCAAAGATCTTTGTCTCTATCGTACTCTTTAGGACCAACTAATTCAACAATACTAAAATACTGACTCAATTCTTTTATAATATCTTTTCTTTCCATAACTTAACCTTTTTCACAAAGATAATCAGGACCTTACCGAATATGAAAATAAGTAGGTATTGGATTAAAGAAAAACCCCTGCATAAATAAATATACAGGGGTTATCCATAACATTAACAACAAATCACGACCTAAACAACCCTTACATATCCGGCTGATACAAGATCAGCAAGATTCTCGTAAGCCAAAGGGATGCCTGAATCTCTTATGCAAAGATACTTAATTTCTTTGTCAATGTAATACTTTCCATTCTCTAAAATAGAATTATATACCCAAGGAATAGGATCGTCTATCGTACCTGAATGTTTTTCCTGAACAACCATATACAAACTTTCGGTTCCACCTCCCTGACCAGGAACCCAGTCGGCTTGGAGATTATGATTTTGCCTTACTTCAAACAGGGTCCAATCCAAATCCGAAGGTTTGCTCTTGCTACGGAAACGTTGCCCTTTTACAACAGCCGTACCCATAGGAAGACCTTTGTCGCCGTAAACTCCATCCTTATCCCAGATAGGGTACAACCCCTTTATCTTAAGAGCAAGATTTTGGTCGGTGTTTTCCAACATAGCCGGCGTGTTGATCATCGCCCTCATGTACATGACTGTAACCTTCTCCGGATCATTGGCTTCAAGGATCTTATTTTTTTCTATGATCTGATCCTTTGTCCTTACCAACTTCTCAGGATAGCCTTCATCTACTTTCATAGACTCAACTTCACTCCTGTTGGTTTTAGAAGCTATTTCCTTTTCTATAGCAGCAGTACGATCGTTGCACTCAGATTCATATACATGCATTTCATTCATTGCCGTATTAGCAATATCAAGCTCGTATTCTGAATCTGCTACAGATACGGTGTATATCCCGCTCCCTTTTGCTACATCAATATCGTTTTTAACCTTCTGCCTCATGCTGCTGTTATACCATATCTGTTTACCATCCAAGCTATAAGAGCGGACAGCATCAGAATAAGCATATTCCCTGGCCTCAGAAACTTTCTTATCCTTAGCCTTGGCAAGCAACTCCTCTTCAGTTGGTCCAGGAGGCTCCGGGTCAAGCTGCATGGCAATAACTTCTTTCACACTCGCATCAGGATTGTCTTGATGGAATTTTTCTTGATAGGAGTCAAGTTGAACCCATTTACCATCTAAGAAATCTTGGTAAGAATACCCTACTTCGTAAGAAGAGGAATCCAACTCGTATCCTTCCCAGTAAAAACCTTTTACGTTTTTATTTACATAAACCATACTCTATCCTTTCTGTTAAGCTTGTTCACCTACTCTGATAACTAACTTATCATTAATATACCAGATACTTAATTCTATAAAACTATTTTTAGGTACTACTACGCTATCGCCTGACATGCTCTGGAACAGGCCAGAGGTAGGAAGCGGCTGCGTGATGTCTGTGCCGGTAGTGTTGTTGACCCGCACCTGCCATTCCCTCCCAACATCCTCAGCAGATACGGCCATAGACAGGTTCGTAGCGGAAGCTACGTTGGCTATGATATTATGAGCATCTATTGGCAAACTTGCTAATGTTGTGACAACATTAGGAGTCTTAGCCATAAACTTCAAATAAAATAACATGTCATTAGACAACGTAGCCGTATTAGCTATAGCTCTATATGTCTTATCTTGGGAAACAACATAAGTTACCATCTCAATGTCTATATAAGATCCAGATACGTCTTCCTTTGAGTTGGTGTTATTAAATAAAACAGCTATTATTTTTAATTCAGAATTATCATTGTCTAAAAAATAATCCAAAGAAAAATAATAAAAACTAAGCTTACCTAATGTAATATTGTTATTGTAAGCATTCAGAACTTTTGCATACGAATCCTCATCAAGAGTTCCAGAAGTACTGGGAAATATGGATAAATCAAGATAAGATGAATCTACTCCTGTACTTACCATACCAAGTGATTCAAGCACCTTAGTTCCACCTTCTTCAGTAACCAAAATATATTCGTTATACACGTTTTTAGTTTCTGTAGATGCCACATCGTCTTTTACAAGATACATGACATTATCCTTCGCTTCTTCAACAGTAGGAAGTTTGCTAACAATCTGTTTCTTCCACCCTGCTGCCGAAACAGCATCATCTATGTACTGTTTTGTTACATGATCTCCCCATGTCATATTACTAAGAAGAGTCTTGCTACCGTCCTGACTTCCGGCAGGGGGAGCCGGGATGAGGCCTCCCTTCCCCGACTCCGAACCTGTTCCAGGAGCAGCCTGCACCACATTCTCAAGTCTGGAATCAACCTCCTGACCTTCGAATTTACTGTTATAACCTACTTCTGCCATATTTATTTTTTGTTAATTTTATCCAACAACTTCTTGACCTGGTCTACGATGTCCATCACCGCACCAACCTTGTTTTTTACGTCCTCAACCTTCTGATCAATCTTAGAATCCAAAGCCTTTAAACGGTCTTCGTTTTTACGATACACTAAATACAGGGCTAAACCGATGATTGCTATCGTAAGGATATTAGCCAAAACGCATCCGATTATTATCTGAAACATGATGATTATATGGTAGATAACGCTACCACACGCTTTAATTATTCAACTTTTTACAAATATAGTAATTGCCCCAACCATAACAAGATCAAAGACACTCGTCATTAACATCAGACACCCATTCTTTAGATGAAAGAACAGATTCAAACTCAGAAGAAGGGCTATCATATACCGAATACGGATATTGAGGATCGTCATCAGCCTGCGCGTCTAAAGACTTAAATAGATGGTCATAATGTTCTACGTGTAAAATAACCCAAGAGCCGTCTACGCTCGCTCTTGGGCTACCTGTTCCTAATTCACGTTTCTTTTCTTCAGATACGGAATCATATACTTCTTTTGGTATGATAATGAATTTCATATTATTTTGCTTTTAAAGTTTGTAAATAGTTATATGCTTTGATACAATCTTCCCTGGAGAGGACTGTAGGATAAATCGCTAAGTTTTTGAAAGCAATTTTAGTATATACGTTACCTGAATATCCTATAGTTAAGAAATTTTTACTGGTAGATTCCGTTTCTTCATTATAAATAGATTCTTTCCAGTCTTTTGAATAAATCCTGCCATCAGAACAAATTGCATTAACGGTATTTTGATCGGGAATCAAAATATTTCTACCATTTTTTATGTTAATAAGTATTGGATTATAATTATAAATGACTATACTATTAAATTTTACAATACCAGCATTGGCATTTTTCCCTGTATTTATAAGCTCCCAATCTCCTATTACAGTCCAATCATTACCCATTTCAAATGTAGACGAAGTTATCTTATCATCCACCCCATCAGTAACCAGATATCCTTCGTATTCGGGGATTTGCTCTATAGTAATGTCACAGGATTCTTGTACCTTATTTAAGGTAAATCCATACCAATCTCCATTTGCTTTAAATGGAAAAGACGGTAATGTATAAGTTCCATCTTCTGATATTTTGTATATCTGTTGTCCTTCAGAAGTTACTTGTTTATAGGATAGAGTTTGACCATCTTTCAGTCCGTAAACTTTTATCTTATAAGAAGGAACTGTAAAAGAAGGTTGTTCAGGATAGGATTGATAATATAACTGTGTAGACGCAACTTTAACTGAAGTTATATTTACAGAATAACTCGTCCAAGTTATATCTGCCCTATCAGTAGATTTAACCCATCTACCACCAGCATAATTCTCAGCATACAACCCATACCCACTCCCTTCTGCAAAACCAAAATTAGACAGTATAAGATCATTACCATTGCCCGTAATGTTGGCAATAGTAGCACGATCTTCGTCCTCGTTGGTTTTGCCTACCACTGTCCATGCCTGGTCGGGGAAGAGCCAGGGATAGGTTTTGACGAAGTAGTCTTTGATCTTGGTCAGTTCTTCTTCGGTGGCATCGTGGTCGAGAAATACAAGTTCCCAAATGGCAGCATTGGCATAAAATTGGTCTCCACCACAACCTACAGTAAAAAAGTTACCTCCATCATTACTACCAATCCTTAATATTGAACCGTTATAAGAATTGGAAATTTGATATGAAAAGAGATGGTTGTTGTTTAATGTAATATTATTCCCAATCCCAAAGCTATCTGTTTGAACTTTTTTAGAGACATTATACTTAACCTCAAACTGGAAAGCACCCAAATTAGCATTTATCCATATTGGATTATTCTCGAAATTTCCTAATAGAACCTCATTAATAGTTTTAGTTTCTGGTGTCAACCACTTTCTCAACGCTACAACCGTATATCCCTTTTCCTTAGTCAGAATAGGGAAGTTATCACAGGTACCGTAATCGTCTACTCCGTCAAAGACGAGTGCACCTGGGTAGAGAGGAAGAATTTCAATCGTAAACTCTCCTCTGGTTGCGCCATATCCGTTATAAAAGTATGTTGGTTTCCCTGCCTCAACAATATCAGCATCAACAGTATATATGCCATCTTTGTTCCATGTACCGTAGACAGTATTCGTTGTTCCAAAAAAAGCTAATGTTAATTTATTTCCAGGCTGTAACCCCGTTACCCTAAACGTAAAATTCATGTGCTTAACACCAGGTGGGGTAGCTATAAAGACATAATCATCTAATGTGAATTTGTAGAATGTTTGGTAATTTTCATCGCCATACCCACCTACCCCGGACATTCCCTTCCAAGAGAAGTTTTTCAACTGTATATCGTGTCCGTTACCCGTTTTATCAACCCATACAGGATTGGCAGCCATCTGTTCATTAGTAAGACCTAATGCTGAATAACGAGCTACAATTCCTTCTATATCAGGAAAAGAATCCACTCTACATGGTAAGTCCGATATCATTTTAGCATACTCTTTAAAAGGTATGGAAGTAGGTACATCATACCCTTTGGATATAAGGGCTTGCCTTATATCCTCTTTGGTATTTATAATCCTCATTAACTTATCTGATATGGTTCCCATCACACTTCCTCCCCGTTTATGTAATCCAATACCGAACCTATATCTCCGATGTCCGATTTTATTGACTCTCCTTGAGAATGTATTTCAATAAGTTTCTGATATAAAGTGTTATCCCCTATACGATTATTATCTGTAGCCTGCTGCTCGATCTTAGTTATCGTATTAGGATCTTCGTACTTAGTACCATCAGGACCATACCATTCGTCTGTTAAATTCGTGTATTTATGACGAACTGGAGTCGATTTAGACTCCAGTGTTACTAAAAAATATTCGTTACAGCTCATGACAATAAGATTTAGTGGTTGCAACAATTACATCTACAAACTGTTCTCACGTAGCCAGAGGGAATGGCAGCCAGCTCCGTCCCTACGGCTATCGCTGGGTCAGTGCTTTCCATGACCATCAGCGCCATCTTGTCCACGTCAAGGTCGTTGTCGTAAACGATTTCTCCCTCAACGTAAATGCTCCCTGCATCAGAAACGTAGCAGTTTTTCACCTGCCTTATATGGCGCTGTGTAGCAGACGCAAAATCACACTCAATACTTAACCACCCTACCGGTATCTGATCGATATTGGATCCGATATTGTAATCAGGGTCGGTTGTTTTAAGAACCATATGTCTCAATTCCCTTGTATTTCCGTATCCGTCCATTGTTATGTATGTCCGGATCTGAACCTTGCCCTTTTCCGTCTTATAACAGTTTTCTACTATTTCCGTATCGGATGTAGTAGCATCAGGGAAATCACAGACAATACGCTGCCATCCTTCTTGTATTTTGCTGAATGTTGCGCCTCTTTGTATATCAGGGTCGGTAGTTTCTAAGACAATAAGATACTCGTCCCGGACACCTATTATGCTATCTACCGACCTGTATCCACCAAGATGTATTTTACCACCAGGAGTAGTATAACATTCATCTACGGACATAATATGTCTTTCTGTAAGATCAGGGAAGTCGCATTCGGTTTTCGTCCATTCGTTAGGTATCTTATCTATTCTCGTCCACTGAGGATAGGCGGCATCCGTTGTCTTAACAATATAATAATACTGTTCCCTTACACCAAGAACGGCATCAATAGATTGATAACCTTTTATATTGACCTTACCACCATCAGTCTTATAACATTCGTCTACTTCAACAATTTCCCGGTCCGTCATGTCAGGAAAATCACAGACCATCCTCACCCAATCTTCGGGAATGGAATCCAGCACGGTTCCTACCTTAATATCAGGATCGGTTGACTGAAGAACGGTATAAACCTCTTCCCTGGCTCCAAGGATGTTATCTATGGCTACCAAACCTTCTACTTGCACTTTTCCTTTTTTAGTAGTGTAACATTCAAGAACGTAAGTTACGTCTCGTTCTGTCATGTCAGGAAAGTCACAAACCATTCGAACCCAATTCTCTGGAATTAGTTTAAAAACATGGCCGGCAGGGAAATTATCGTCCGTCGATTGAATAACGGTATAAATAGATTCCCTGATATTTATCTTATCATCTATGGCCTCCAATCCTTCTATTTCAACCTTACCATCAGGAGTTTTATAACATCTGTTGACGAACGTAATGTCGCGTTCTGTCATATCAGGAAGATCGCAGTCGATCATAACCCACTCGTCCGGTATTTTAGTAAGAACTTTACCTACCGGATTATCCATGTCGGTACTGTCGGTAATTCTATGGGTTTCTTTAAGAACATCCATCTGATCGTTAAGAAGATACCAACTCCATACTTCGACCTTTCCACCAGGTGTACGGTAACAGGTTTTGAAATCTTTGATAACTTTCTCAGCTATGTTAATCCACTCCCATTCGGTTGTGGCCGGAATACCAGAAACAGGATGCTTCTTACCTTCTTCGTCAAGATACCAATAACAGCCATTTAAGGACACAACCACTTGGTAGATTTTGTCCCCTATTTTTATACCGGATTTGCTGTCATCTACCGGTTGGGAGGAACCCCATTTTCCAACTATGTTGGTTATTTTATCAATGCCCCTACCTAAGGCACCGACTAAAGAATCCACGCCGTTCATATGAAACTAACTTATTTCAAATTGTTTTATTACAAAAAAGGGGGTGGAGGACCAGCCTCCTTCCCCTTGGGATATATAGAAAAAAGGAAAATCAAATCTTGCAGGGCTTGATATTTGCCGAAGCAGCTAACAAGTCCATAAGGTCTTGAATACCTTCGTGAGCGCCATACGGTACATGGAAGTGTACTGTAATATGATCATCAATTACCCTACCGAAGCCGTTAGAGTAACGTGCCGGCTTCAACGTTACTGAATAATCAGCATACGGAGCCAACAGGTCTAAGCGGGTTTCTTCGTTGGTAAACATCCGTTCCATAAGTTCTTGGTGAGTCTTACGGAAGTCGAAGAACATACGTTGTTCGCGTTCTTTATCCAGCAATTCAGCGCCGAGGTGAGTACGCGGAGCCCAGTGCTGTTTGTATTCGGTATGGATCGGGTTGAAGTACGTGCTGATAGCCTCGCGCTGTTCATCCGGATAACCGCCATTTACAGCAATACGAACAGATCCTTCTTGGAATGTCAGACGGTCAATCAAACAGTCAGACGGAGAAATCATGTAGTCAATACCACGGAACAAAATACCGCATTTGCAGTTCTTAGGAAGCGGATCGGCGATAATGGACTGATCTCCTGCTACGGCACCCAAACGTTTCCAATTACGTCCACGATAAGATTCGGGCGCTTTCGATACAAAGAAGTCTTTGAAAATTTTATCGCATTCGTCGCAAACCATGTTAGTAACGACCGTTGTTTTGAATTTGTGTTGACATCCACCAGGTGTACCGTAATCTTCGATTGTCAGATACGGGAATGCTGCCTGCAATTCTTCTTTAGCACTGTTACCACATTCATCATCCGGCAACGTGATTTCATAAGCTTCTTTCGAAATCTTACAAGAACCACATGCTTCCCAGCTAACGGTAGTAACAGTAGGATTGCTACACATATCTGCTGTTTTAGCAACGAACGTTACTGTGGCAGTCGGATTGGTTTCTACAAATGCATCGATATCAGCCTTCGTCAGTTTCTTGCTTACGGCCACAGTGTACATACCTACGCCGCCATCTTGGGCTGCTGTTTTCTCGGCAGTGCTACTAACGGCATTCTTAATGCTTTCTACTACAGTAGACTGATCAACGCCATCATCCTCTAACGTTACGGCATAAATCAAACCGCCGTCTACCTTAGTATATCCTTCAGGACACTCTTCGCAGCCTTTCATTATAGAAGACAGCTTTTGAGTATAATCAGCAGGCTTACCACCTTCTTTCATCACCTGATATTTGGAAGTAGAAAGATGACGTCCGACTCTCTTGATATCCAAACCAGGATAAGCAGCCTTAAGCTGAGCCAGGGCATAAGCATCACCGGTATCACACATTTCCATACAATAGAAATTCATGTCGGTTTCCACCGGAGTTTTTTCCAACTCGTCACAAGAATGGATAGGATGGATTTCTACAAAATCACCTACCTTTCCACCACCTGCAATCGGCTGATTCTTGATACGTTCGATTGTTTTCAAGATAGCAGCCAAAATATCAACATCTTCGCAAGGATCACATTCTGAACACATATCCTCACGACCAGGACAGTTTTCGAAAATGATGTAATCATCGATATTCACCTCACCCATCGGATAACCACGAAGCTCGAACAAACGTCCTGTCAGCTTAATATGAATAGGGATACGATCGCCTTTTCTTGCTGTAATAGCGGTATTGTCGTCAATTCCGTTGTAACCGAAAATAACTTCATCTACTTTAATTTCTTTGCTCTTCGGAGCAGAAGCATACACTTCTATAATTTCATCAATAGCAAACGTAGGTGTAGAGAATGATTTATCATCAGATACACGGTCGTTCACCATCTCATTACGTCCGATTCTGATCTGGAAACGTTGTTCGTCCTTACGATATCCTTTCAAGTCTTTCAACGCTTTCAAACCATCTTTAGTCTGCTCACCATCCAAATCATAGATAGCGATCTGACCTTCTTGAAGCAACAAAGAATCTACGTCCGCCAACTTAGCGTGCGGAGGACAGATAATGTGTCTGTCATACGGTTTATGGATAGCCATAGCCTTATAATATTTTAAAAATTAATATTCTGTTATCTGTCTCAAAAATAGCGATAGTCATATAAGCAACAAAAAGCATTAGGAATTAATTAATTCTTAATGCTTTTTGATAGTCTTTAATTTAGGACACGTCTTTATTCTGCTATAAAGGAGATTGGACGTTGTTTGAGTCTATTTGATAACGTCCATATTCGCTTTCATTCAAAGCAAATTGCTTTTCAATCATGTTAAGGATAATACCAATTAATTTATCATCTAATTCAGGATCTATATCGGTTGAATTAGAACCATCGGATTTAACATATCCTTCGATGTCAACTTCCTTAGGATAGCGGTAATACGTAAGGTAAACGGTGTCTACTTCAAAACCAGACTTGTACACCCTTACCGAATCTTCGCCTATAGTGTAGAACGTTTCCCTAAAATCAAAATCAGGTTTGTTAAAAAAGTCGGCAAGAAGCTCATGCGGGTTTTCGTTCTTAGCCTCCCACATGGTAAAATCAGTAACCGTGCATTCACCTTCGGTAAATACGCCTGATATGTTTGAAAAAGAAAAGAAATCAGAAGGCAATGAAAACAAAGTGCTTTCCGGATTATCTTTATCTTCTTTCTTATCAAGTTCTTTTGAGTACACAACCAACTTTTGTATATAACGTATATCCTCTTCGTTTTTCTTATCAAGGATATAACGAACAAGGCGGTTTTGTTCATCATTAAAAAGCTGAACAAAACGTGCCTTGTCGAGTTTTATACCACCGTTGGTCATGTTTTCTTCAGCCTTCTGTAAGGCCCGAAGATAACAATCAACAATCCTCATAAATTATTATTTTTTGTCAGCGTATTGGTCAACATCGAAATCTTTTTCGTCTTCCTTTTTCTTCTTATCAGACTTAGATCCTTCTATTTTTTTATGCTTGTTCTTTAAAGCATTATACGCTTCCAGAACACGTGACTTGGTTTCTAACATCGACTTATTGGAAACAAGAGCCATAGACGCAGAGATAGCGTCGGCGCCCAGGAGCTCGCCATTCAGATACAGTCCGTCGGTGTTGACGGTGACAGCCAGTCCCTCGATCATTTCCCTAATCATACGATGGAATTTGATCACCTGCATTCCCTCAGAAGATTCATCATCAGACAAGAACCTTGAGCTTGCTTCTTTATACATGTCAACGTTCGTATTCTTAGCATCAATCCAATTAGTGAATATGTATTGAACCATGCTCTGATCAAGCTCTACGCTATATATGATATCAAGATACAAAAGCAGATCGTAGATGCTTTTCCTTTCAGCCTCGGATCCTTTCAGTTTGTTCATGAACTCGTATAAAATATCAGCCTTGTCAATCTGACGTTGTTTCCTGATATCTACGGCCGTAGTCTTGTCTTCTACACAATAATAAGATTCGACATACATCGGATTACCGTCTTCCTCTTTAGGAGTAAGAGACTTGGATAAAATAGCTATATACAGCTCAAATAAATCACGAACGTCATTAGTGTAGAACAAACGACCATCATATAAGTCAATTCTGTAAGAATCCCAGAAATCGAAGTTCTTTTGGTCCAGGTCCTCATTGACAGTTTCTTCAAACGGATACCGAATATTCTTAATACGCATATCCATTTCATTCTTCTTGTCTTCAAGTGAGTAACCTTTATAACATGCTGAATTGATAAAGAAACCTGTATCATACACCCTAAGATCCTTGTCCCATCCACAACAAGATACTGTCTTGTTCCCAGGGAAAGGAGTCTTTGAAATACCTCTTTCCTGATATCCGGAAGGAGCTTCTTCATCCATCTTACCTGTTATAACATAAATAGAGTCGGAATATATCTTCATTCCTCCTACGGTAGCCAGCAGTTTCTTAGACTCATGGCTTTCTTCAAAAATCTTTTTTCCCATCTTTTATATATCCTATGAAAACAAAATTTGCGGCCGGTTTTAAAGCCGACCGCAAGTTAATATTAAAAGTTATGATTACAAAGAGCTTGGTAACAATTCAATTGTTACGAACCGGCTGGTATCTTTTACCCAACAAGCCGATACAGAGTGGCACCAGAATTGTTCTGACATACGAGGATGGCTGGATACAATTTCTTGAGCCGATACTCTGGATGACCATCTACCTTGTTCGTAACCCCACCACATAGAACCGATATCAGGCTTAACGTAGAATACGTTGCTGTTGATATTACCAATACGAGCTTCGGCTGAAGCAGGGATGCCGGCGAATGCATTGGAATATTCAGGAGCGGTCAAGTCTTCCATAATACATGAATATGATGTGATAGGAGTCATACCGTCTACCAACTGGCTTCTATCTACCATATCAACGTAATCCAAAGAAGGTTCGTGTTCTACAATAACCTTACCAATACCCGGAATAGTAACACCCTTGATCTTTACAGTTCCTAATTCAAGAGCATCGTTTGATCCTGTTACCGGATTATTGATAATACGTTCTGTACCCATAAGCGGAGCCAAGGCACCCAATTGAGAGAAGAACTCATCACGGAAGATTTCAACGATGTTCTTGTAAGCCATAGCACCTACCTTGAATTTCATTACACGATTTTCAATCGGCATATCGCTACGACCACGGAAAATATAGTCAGCAGCAGCCAGGAAGTGTTCGCGCTTGATACCGCCCGGACGTGCATATGAGATAACGAAACCACGGCGAAGTTGATGGTACAAACCTTCGTTTTTCATCAAAACACCATTATGACCCTTAACTCTACCTCCACGCATGAACATAAGTTCGTATGCTTCCATCTTAGCCAACTCAGCCAAACAGAACAAAGACACTGTATTGGCTACACGTGCCGTACGCATATCAATGCTTCCGTCACCAAGACGAGAACCGATAATGGCATAACTTGCATCACCTCCTCTGATTTCAGAAAGCTGACGAACTTTCTGGTAAGCCTTGTCGATGAAATTCTGTGTACGTTCGTCCGCATAAGCCAAAGACTTAATACCAGCGTACATAGTCGTTTCACCTTCAACACCACGGTGTCCACCAAGCGTAAATTCACAAGTCATAGAACCGGCCTTAGAAGCACCTCCTACACCAGAGAACTGAGTAGAGAACTCACCAAGAACGTTTGTTACCTTCCAGTATTTAATACCGGCGCGAAGCATGTCTTTCGGGAAGTATTTAGCACGAGAACGACCCCACAGCTTACACCAATATCTCCAGTTTTCACCTTCTTGTTTCGGAGGGCGCTCTGTAGAGATAAGAGCCTGGCAACCGTTAATCACATCGTAAGTAATAACATCTCCTTGTTTGAATTGTGCATTCAACACAATTTCGAAGAAGCTTTCATCAATACCAGGTTTTGCATATTTCAAAGACGTGTCTTCTACTGTAACCACCTCATACGTTTCTGATACCGGAAGATCATAACGGAATGAACCATTGATACCATTTACGGTAATAGTAGCATCCTGTTTAATCATACCCATATACATAGGCAGAGGATAGTTTGTAATGTTAGAAAACAACTCAAGCATACCCAGATGGTTCTTATCCGGATTTTCGTAGTACCAATCTTCTAAAGAGCTAAGATCGTGCTCTACGATACTTTGCTTAACGACTTTAGCGTCGGTATATCCAATCACCGTGTCACCATTCATGGTGGCCGGGAAATTTTTTGTTAAAAGTACATTAGCCATGAACGAAAAAATGTTTTAATTTTTAATCTATACTGATTTCATCGAACTTCACACCTTGAACTTGATCACCTTTATCATCTACCGGAGCTACCCTCTTGTCTTTATTTGTGTGGCTGATGAGCTTATAAATTTTCTTTTTCTCATCAACTACAGCTTGATTCGACTTCTGTTTTATGAACTCTCCTGGGTTCATAAGAAACATAATCAAATCTGGCGCTTCTTCCGGATTCATCATCATCTCCCTTACCCTATTAAATGCTTTGGTAATTCCGGGATTCGATTCAGAAGGTTTTAGGGCAAAATCAAGAGCTTTAGATACCATAGTGTCATTTAGCTGATACTTTGCCTGGATAGAAGACTTAAGGTCTTTCTTATACCTTCTAAAATCTTCTGCATCCTTCGCCTTCTTTTCGGCAGCCTCTTTAGTACGTTGCTGGATAATATCATCCATTCTCTTATCAAGCTCAGCCTTATACTTTATAGCCTTTGCTTCAACATACTCTTCTCCTTTATTGATAATGCCTTTGAAAAACTCATCAGCTTCATCTTTAGGCAACCCAAGAAGATCAACATAATGGCGAACGATCTTTATCTGATCTGCTTTGTTTTCAATGTCAAGCTTTTCTATCGGAGCGACATTCGTATCATATTGCTTAAGAATATCAACGATATTAGCGCCAGCCTTATCAGCCTGAATAAGCTTCTTGGTAATATCAGAAACAGAAGTAACATCTATCTTATCCTTAACAATATCCTCTTTCTGGCTTTCAAGGACTGTAGATAGTATGTCACACAACGAATCTTCTTTACTAAAATCAAGATCATTGATAGTAATCTCTTCACCATTTTCACCGCTAAATACCACATCTTTCAAATCGGGAATGATCCCTCTTGAAGAAAGGGCATCCAATACTTTTCTGTAATTGACAACCGGGGTCTCTACCGGATCCTGTTTAACGTCAACCACATTCTCTTCTCCTTTTTTATCCTCTTTAGGATCAGGAGTAGGATCGACAACCGGCTCTTCTTTAATTTGAGAACCTTCTTCTACAGGCTTCTCATCTTTTTTAGCCGGTTCATTACCATTAATAGGCAGAATATCTTCTTCCCTATTATAAACATCATCAATCGGACCGATACTAAAAATATCGTCCAATTCTACTATTCCATTTTTTTCTAATTTTCCCATACTGCAAAAATATTTAAATACCTATATTTCAGACAAAAAACTTATAAGTGTTTAATCTTCACTAAAAATTAAACATCCCCAAATTTTATTAGAGATTTTCTAATGAAATTTGGGGATGTTTAATCCTTAATTCTTATTGATTCCGGCTACATACCTTTTGGTGGCATCTTCCCTCGCTCGTTGAGCAAGCTCTTTGGATTTTAATTTTAACTCTTCCATTTTCATTCTCATTTCATCATCATGAAGTTTGGAATCGTTTTCAATTTTCTTATCCTCTATCCTTTCCTTGCTTTCTATATCAGCTTGCCTTACGGTCTGATCTGAAACAGAAGCCAGGAAGTTGAGGGAGGTGGCGTCGCTCTTGGCGTCTGCCGCCCTGCCTGCCGCCTGAATCTTCTCTTGAAGTATCCTGTATTGACCTTTCTTGTCTTCCAAAGCAAGTTCATGCTGACGTTGCTTATCCTTCTCAGCAGCTTCAGCTTGTATCTGTTGCTGGTTAAGCTGCATCTGATTCTGTTGTTGCTGCTGCATCTGACGCTCGTTGTATGCGCGAGTATTCCTTGCATTCTGTATAAGTTCCACCATAGAATCTGATGTGAAGATAGATGCAAGATCGTAAATATCGCCTCCGGCTGTATTTAGCTGCAACATGAAAGTTTTAAATTTCTCAAGCTCATCCCTTTTCTTGGAATTAGATAATGCCTGAACACCAAGATGCCTTAGACTAAGACCGTCGGTTCCTATAGATAAAAACGCTCTGGTAAGATCACTTTTTGTGTACATTACAGAAATATCCTTTCCTTCTTCCTGACATTGTTGAGCAACAGCCAGATGAAGATCCAAAGCGCGTTTCTTGAAGTAACCGAAGTTATCAAAGTATATCTGTGTTTGTAACATAGATGCCGTAACGCCCTGCTGGACCCCGGTGGCGGTCTCATACCTGTTGGGGCCGTTAATTACTTGAGGCGTGATACCAACCATTTCAAAACACTTCATCCTCGACCATTCAGCAAGCTCCATTCTTGTTTTAAGCTGCTCTGTCTGCGACAAATCATAGACGGCAAACTGGTTGAAAGGAACACCGCCTTTCGTATTTTGAGATGAGGTATCTAATGTCAGAGCACCAACAGACTTAGCCACATCAAGAAGATTAGCCCATATATCAGCCACATCTTCACCCAAATCCTTGTATTCACTTGGAACCAGATTTATATCCCCTAAGAAGAATTTACCGATCTCCTTTTCAAGAATATTGTTTATCTGATTTATGGAGAAATTATAGAATATTTGATATGGCTGAATCCTGTTAGCCATAGAAGTACCGATATATCCGGCAACAGGTAAAACAAAGTCATAGATGTTGCTATCCCCTTTTATCTGGTGATCGATAGGTTCTCCATCCAGATACAGGTTGTCCTGAGCGAGGGCACCTCCACTTATTTTAACCCCGTACCTTACCTGTGGAACGTAATCTACGAAATAGGTATTAATCTCCGGGTTCTCCATTCCCTTACTCATGGTTCTGGTAATTTTCTTAATACCATTTTCCTGTAAAAAGTCCTGAAGAAGCTCATCAGTTACCATCTCGGTAGTTACTAATCCGGTCTCAGTTTGGTAGGTAATTACATACACTTGAGCCGGGGATACCCAGTATGATTCAGTTACCTGATACAAATCACTACGAACATGTTCGTCACTTAAGCTCTGAGCACGGTTATAGTAATTACCATGCTCTAAATTTGGCATGAATCTGGTTCTGTGATATTCGTTGCCATTACTATCGTATCCGGTATATGTGCCGGCTGGAATACCGTAATAATCTTCATAAGATTTTATAGAGGCATAATCATTATATCCTTTCCAAGGTATTACCTTATTCTGATATAACATCCCTACACTCGCCGATTTGGATAAACTTACATAGCTTCCATTATCACCATTGTTATAAGTACCATTGAAATTATCAGCACCTCCTATAAGCTTTTGCTTGTCTTTTGCCGTAAGAAGATGCCCCCACCTTACTATAATATCATTGGCAGTATAATAATGAACACGACCAATATAATCACCGTACTGCGGATACTTGCTATCTAATGTCTTAGAATAAAACGTATTCAACGGAGACCATCTCTCCGGCTTATAATAGTCGTATCCTACATGATAGTTTCTAAAACAACGACCGGTAAGAAGATAGTCAATGAAATTCTCGGTATCTATCTCATCCATGTAAAAACGCCCCCTGTCCGCCTCAAGCGTATGAGAACCCCATATAACCTCGGCAGTCTTCCATTTTGTATTCATGAAATTCTCTATCTCAGGAGGGGTCATAGATGCTTTCACCTCTTGTATCTGTTGAGCATAAGCCTGCTTTTCTTCTTCGCTTGCAAAATTATTATAATCCGGATCCAATCCCCTATTTAATAACTCTTGCCTAACCCTTCTGTCCAACTCCTCTTTAATGTAATTATGAAGAAGATTCTCCTTCGTAGCAGAATACTGATTCACTTCAGATTCATCCAATCCAACTACATTATACTTGTCAGAAAGATTACCCAACCATCCTACAAAAGCGTTTACGATAGTACCTATTATATCATAATGACGTAAGAATGATGGGATATTAACATTATCCCTTATAGACTGAACATCCTTAAGATAAGGAATTACATCTTTCAGCTCCATAAAGGATAACTTACCTTCCATCATCCTATAAAAATCCTTGAACTTCTGGTTCTCATCAAGCTGCTTCAAACCAATCAATTCAAGAGAATCCATAGTGGCTTTAAACCACTCCCTGGTTTTTCTCTTGGTAGGTATCGCCTGCACCGGCAACCCTGAAAATACTCCTCTGGCCGGAAAAGCCTGATCTCTATTAAAATACTCCATGAGCTATATGTTTTTTCACAAAGATAGGTAAATTGTTCTACCTATCTCATTTTGTAAGGGTTATGTCTTCTTACCGTAAATCCTTTAACCTGCTCTGTCTTCCTACGTTCTCTCTTCTTTTGATTCTCCTTTTGAGTCGTACTTTCAGGCATGTAACCCATATCATCATAGTACTTAGCCAGAAGAAGAGCGTGGCCGAAGGCTATGATACGGTCGGTGTTGGTCCCAGGACCGAAGGCTATGATCTCATCAAGAAGTTCTATATCAGGGATACGGTAAATACCTTTCTGTGTTATTTCATTACCATCATCATCATACCCAACAACAACATCCTCCCAGCAATATTGAATAACGGTATTGAAAAGCATACGCTGATTGGGAACCGTAGGAGCCAAACCGAGCTTGTTGTTCTGACGGGCGCCAGCACGGATAATCTTACCGGCAAGACGTTCGCCATCTTCCAGCAACATAAGCTGCTTATTTCGTCTCGTAAGATAAAATTCATACATTCGGTCGGCATTCTCCATAAGACACTTGGCCCCATACGCTTCTTGAAGTATTTCACAATTCCTACAAAAATCATCGGAAGATGGAGGACGTGATGCGTATGATGCTACTATGCAATAAGCAAATGGATCGTTGATTTTTACATATCTTTTAAGTACATAAAACGAACCAACAGAATCAGTATCAGCCTTGTCAGATTTATAGGGGTCAAGCGATGAGACATAAGTGTAATCAAAAACACCTCCTTCTTCTGGTGGATCCTCATATATAACAACAGGAGAATCTATGTTACCACCTTGAAACGGATAATCGGCAAGCTGCTTATCGCTAAAATTATACCCCATTTTCATGCCGTCTATCTGATAAATATCCACTGTTTTACCAGGCCTACCTTCTTCAAGAAGACGGCTTTTGTGCTTCAACGCATCTTCTACAGGGAACCTATTTACGTTCGTATTAAGGAAACAATCATCTATAGACAAAGGGAATGCCATTCGTTCCTGGACGTATAAAGCCCTATCCTTTTTGACAAGTTCGTCAAGACGCGATTTTATTATTCCAGTATTTTTATCAAAGTCTGAAACTTTTATTTTTATCTTCTTAAGACCGGGAGCATTCTCTACTCCAAGATACTTATCAAGAGTCGTTTCCTTCTTCTCATACGCATGAGACATCTGGGCCGGAACAAAGCATCCGGATTTACATATACGCCATGTTGGTTTAATAACTCTCTTATTTAGAATATCATAATTCATTATAATAAATCCATATTCGTCCGGAGAGTTCATGATTTTCTGTGCATCTTGAGACTTTTCTACGTTACCTCCAGTATTGTGGGTTATAATACCATTTGCTATATAAGTGTGAGTATCTGATGCAGTGAGGTTGTAAACAGGCTTAATTCCTATATACTCTATCTTATCTATCCTTTCTATTATCACTCCATCTAAATATTTTGACCTAAAAGATCCAAATGTGCTAAAATTAGAACCGAATTTCCTTATAGAATCAAGTTTCTCTCTTCTATATCCTATATCTGTTCCAATTATATCACAATATTTAAGCATGGATAATTTATCCAATATATTACATACATATGAATCAAGAATAATTGATCTATCTGCTGGATTTTTAGATGGGCTATAAGAAATAGTACTATGTATTCCAAATTTAAAAAGAACATCCTTTACTTCTTCAAGAAGATGCCTATTACAAGATCCTAAACTTATACGATGATCCCTATTATTGTTATTAGAATAAAAAGTAGCATCAGCATCAAAATACCCCCTAATCATCATAATAACATCCTCTCTTCTATATGAATGTATATTTAAAGGAAGTGTTTTGTTTTTTTTAGTCTGACCATATATACCAAGTTCCCTTAACTCATGGCATATACCTTTTATTCTTATTTCCCTATAGTCTTTTCCGTCCTTAGTCTTATACTGTTTCTCTATACAACACTCATATTTAGATCGTATATAATCATACACCTCATCATCACTGGTAGACACAATAGGAGTCTTATCAAAACCATAGCTCCCATCCCCTATTAGAATGCCAACAAGGTATGGATCAAACATTTTTTTATCTCCCCATATATCCACACCATCTGATACACATATTTTACGTCCAACTCTAAGAGAATCAGCCCTTCTAAAATCAGATCCAAAGTACCTAAATTTACCCTTCCTTTTCTTTACAACAGTCAATATGGGATGATCCCCACTACATTCAAGTACCCTTCCTCTTTTTGTTGTTATTCTATAACACTCTTTCTCGGCAGGAGGTTTCATCCATGTTATGTCTTGACTTACAGCTTTTGATGATATATTATCGAATCCTATTATTCCATCTTCTTGTTTTAAATCCTCTATCCTACACGGTTCTCCGTTTGATTTGTACACTATTGTACCAGCACAACAACATCCAGCCATCAAACAAACGCCCCTCATTCTACCATGCATCATATGAGCCGGCCTACCGGCAAGCCATGCTCCAAGCACCGGAAATTTACCTACCTCATCATATATAGACGTATATGGAGTTCCACCTGCGGTCTTCAATGATCCTCGTGTCTTTCCATCATCAACGTTGGTGATTCTTATTCTGGCATGAACATCACGTTGATTATTGATGTTTCTTGTACCTAAAACAACTTCTTTAGTCCAGTCGTTACCGGTCCTGTTTATAGTAAGATAAGGAGGAAGATTATCAAGTCCAAACTCAAGATACTCTCCCATATTGGCAAGGTCTTCTTTACTTGCTCCAATAACATTATGCGTCAAATTGTACGTCATTGTAGCATTACGAGCCAGAAGAGAGCTCATTATGGCCGTATTGTGAGTAACGATGTAATTGGTGGTCAAAAATAAATGAGAATCATTATCAACGGTTATACAAGTGGCATGCTCCTTTCCGTATATTGATATGGATCTTATTTTTAATTCCTTACGATTCCTTGATAGTATAAGTTTATTTCCCTCCAATTTAGCATACCAACCTGAAGCCCAAAACATACGTTGTACAAAATTTATGACATCCATGTCAATATGAGACAACATAAGCTCTTCTTCTCCGGTTACTACGTTTCTGAAAGAACGAATGAAGTTTTCTATAAAATCTTTTTTTTGATCTATGGACGATCTTAAAAATTTCTTACAAATGTATTTATCGAAAAACATATCCCCACCATAGCCACCGAGATAAGCCGCCAGCATCGAGGCGTAGGCCGACGGAGGAACCGGCAGCTTTGCCGTAGGGTAGTTAAGGGCCTCACCTACTGGAATAGACATACTCTTATAATCCAATCCGGCTATGGCTTTAAGACTCCTAACATGCCATTTTCCGCCATGATTGACACGCCATTGATGATTACCGCAGCAAATAACGTTACGACCGTCTTCGAATACGACTCTGTATGTAGTTACTTTCCCTTGAGGATAGACACCTACGACTTCTACCAAATTCCCTTTATCGTCATATATCTTATCCCCTACAACAATATTTCCTATCATCTTTTCCCGGTCCTCAAGATAAAGTATCTCAGAATCAAGAAGGGCTTTTCCAAAACGACGGCACCCGAACATGAATATTCCTTTATTCTCTTCTTCAGCCTGCTTTAGAAATTCGGCAAACATCCATTCATTATCACGAAGCTGAGAATTTCCAGGAATACGATCATCTCCTACGTCAATCATCATCTTCCAGAAATTGATATGCCAATATAGCCAAGGATGGATAAATACACCATTTATGGTAACACCGTTAAGGAGTTTCATAGCCTCATTCTCCCAGAATTGCTTGACATCATCGTCTTGCTCTTCATAAGAATAAAGGTCATTCCATAACGGAATATCGTTACCCATATTTATATAAAGTTCTTTGCTATTGCTATCAAAATTCATGACAAAACTACTTATTGAACTTGTTCTTAGCTTCATTCTTCACAAAAGACTGAATACCTGATACTGTTTGTCCTCCTTTTAGGCTTTTCTTATTTTTGGCAGCCTCAAGCTGATTATAGACATCCATTATCCCACACATCTTAATATAAGATTCAGTCCATTGCATTAAGCTATCAGACAAGCTCTTTTGAAACCTAAATTCTTTCTCCCTCTTATCGGAATCTTCTATTTTATCCCAAGGATTTTCAGATAGATAACGTTCAGCCTTATCTATCTGATCCCTTAGCACAAGAAGTTTTCGATCTACGTAAGAGACATCATCGTTAGTCGGCTTTCTTGCTTTCATTGTTAACTATTTTTAAAAAAGCCTCATACTGAGACTTAAGCATATTAAATCTGTCTTCAAGAGAAGATGGATCAACACGATACTTGCACATGTTTTTTATTCCTTCCTCAACAGATTCTTCCTTGAACATAACAGAATCAGTATTATTGTCAACGTACATAATAAAATCCGATTCTCCGTCGTTTACTATCCTGTCAAGAACCTTCTTGCTGTCATCATCTATATTAAGATCATGACCGGCATTAATAGACAACCGGTAAACTGTCTTGACAGAAAAAGATACTTTCATTATCTCTTGTTGATACAAGTTGGTCATAAACGACTTTTCTTCTAAATCAATAAAGTCTTCCAACTCTATGTTGTTTTCCTCATCCTTCTTTCTAATAATATCCTTAGTTAGCTCTTCCATCTCCTCTCCCACCTTATCTTGTGCAGACAGTAGATGGTTGTAATAAGAAATAAGATGTTTTATATCTGAATCAAAATCAATCTTCTTCATTATCAATAACCTTTTTATCGTAAATAATAACGTCCATCAACTCCATTGACAAATTATAATCAGCCACTTCAAAAAGCTCGCTGTCTGTCAACGTCCTTAAAAAAGAAACAGATAATCCTCTTTTCTTGGCAAAAGATCTAAGTACGGCATAGAGAATGTCCCCGGCAGAATAATCAGGGAGATCGTCACAAGATGCCTGCAACATAGAAAATAAGGATTTCCTTTTATCTTCGCATTGTAAATGCCTTGCTTTACCACAGCCGCTCATAATACTTAACTTTTTTGGATTATAATACCTTCGAAATTAAACGGAATCTTTTCCTCTTTTTGAGATCCATCTTTTTGATAGTGAACAGTCATATGTTTTACGAATCTTCCTATTCCAAATCCTGCTGTATGTATCTCTATATTGAACTTAAAGTGACGGGAGTCTATGATATTCAAATTAGAAGACGTACATCCACAAGATGTCTCTGATGCTGTTATCTTCATATCATGCTTCGACTCAAGAACGAATGAAAACCTTATACTGTTCCCTTTCTCTACCGGTTCAAAAATAATTTCAAATGATTTACCGTCTTTAGATAGGTCAATATTATATTGCTTGTCATCTGTAGAAATAACATTAAATTCATCAGAATCCATTGTAATAAGTTCCAACCTGTTCCATCTTGACTTCTCATCATAAAAATCAATAGAATACTGCCGGTCCATCCACGAAGGACGCGGAAGTCCCTCACCAAGCGCACACTCCTCTGTCTTGCTCCAGGCCTTCTGCTTGATGAAGCACGTACATACCGAACAACGATTTTTACCTATTTTCTTGCTTACGTACAAAGAAAGAGGAAGCATAGAGTTAGGGACGTTCTTGGTATTGAATTTACATCCTTCACACTTTTCAAGACGTTCTTTGTACCAATCAGGATAATCTTCTTTTTTTCTTGGAAGTTTTTTTAATATCGTATCCATAAAAGCATCGTATATAACTTCCGCTTGCAAAATCTTTTTCACGTTATTAAAATTTTAAATTTTATTAATTAAATTCACATTCGTATTACAAAATGCTTACTCTAACAGGGTTAAACGCAAACCCACTATCGATTATCTTACTTACATAAAAATCACCGAATACTTTCCTACCTATCCCTATTGCTCCGTTGATATCAGCATTTAACAACTTACCAATAGAGCTTTGGAATAATCCACGTTTCTTTCTTTTGCCTAAGTAAACATCATGCTTCCCTAATTTCTCAAAAGCTAAATGGTCAACTTTTGATGTATAGGATTCTTCATTAATTTGAAAGCTGATTCCAACCAACTTACATTTATAGGATATTTTATCTATAAGTCTTGAAAAAGGTATCTCGACAAACTTTTGATTAGTCTTCTTACCAAGATTAATCTCTTGCTTCCATCCTTTATTCAATCCTATTACAATACTACCAATATTGTTATTAATACAATAGTTGACAATATATCGACTAACCTTATGGATATAATCTTCTATCCAAAAATTCCTATAATTGTTTAGTTGTCTAAGTCTTTTAGAAGTCCCTACGTCTCCAACATAAGACATTAGCTTAGCTTTATTCTTATTGTACCATTGATTAAATGATTTCATAATCCGTCCGTTTACAATGAAAGGAATTAATCCTACATTGCTAATACATGAACATAAATTATTCAATCCTAAATCAATCGAAAGAACATTATCCTTATTAAGATTAAGTTCCTGTTCTTTCTTTTCATAAATTACTTCTATCACATAGCATGTAGCCTGTGGTATGATTCTAACCTGACATAGCTTACTATCTCCTATTTTAGTCTTAATTGGATGAATTATGTTTTTAACGAAATGAATATATCCATCTTTGATCCTACAAGAATTTGTTGTAAACACAACCATGTTCTGTTTCTTACCCTTCTTATATGAAGGTATGTGAGGTCTATGATTACCATATTTAGAAGGATTCTTATCGAAATCTTTCTTGAGTTTTACCCAAGATCTTATACTTTTAAAAACTTGACCAACTACTTGCTGAGATAAATCGGTAGGCAGATTCCTGAAATCAAACTGATTTTCTCTTCCTAACTTAGTCGAAAATTCATATTCTTTCAAATAGTTACCAGAGAAAATACCTTGTCTGACGCTGTAAAGGACATAATTATACAACAAGCCGGATTTGAAGCAAATATCCTCAAACCGGTTATCCCTTACAATATGTCTTTCAACTAATCTCATTTAAATATATTACACCACAAATGTAGACATTGTGTATAAAATAAAAAAAATATTTATCTGTTAAATTCCTGTTCTTGAATATTTTGTATTTCACTAAAACTATGACCCTTACGAGATTTAAAGATAGATAATTTGTTGTGTTTTATCAACATATCCCCACCTTTTATCTCACCTGAGTCATAAGCATCCTTTATCATCCTTATCTTAATATCAAGGCACTGAAGTTCTTTTTCCTGATACTTAGATAATTTTTCTACCTTGGATTTAAGACGCTCAAGATTGTGTTTGCGCCTCTCCATCTCATGAAGGTTACAAACCATATCGCCTACATACGGGAACGATACAGACACGTTATCTGTGTACGTACATAAGTTATTGGCATAAGAAATACTGGCTCTGAAAACGTCACGTATTTGGTTTCGGTCGTAAACGCCCCCGGTCTTATCCATCACATCATCTATAATATGTGACTCAAATGATATAGGGAAATTATTCTTCGCCATCGGCTTCAAAAGTTTTTTTTCTGTAAAATAAAGAAACCAACGCACATTGATCTCTTGAACCCTCCAATACAAAAAGACGGCGCATGTTCTCTATATCCGGGCACAAACACCTTGTCCTGTAATTACCTTCACGGTCGATCAAAATACCACGTTTCTTCATCTCCGTATCCAAAACCGAAACATATTGAAGATCGGTACTGAAACAATGAGAAAACTTCTTCTTGGTCTCATACGAATATCCAAACACAAAATAATAGGCAAGAAGATTTAAGTGCCTCGCATCTATGACATTCTTCTCATTGCCGGAGGCCATTAAGTATCCGTTATAAAACAGAAGTATCTTCTTCGCCATATCTACCGTATTGGAATAAGGTACTAAAAGCCTATAAGCCCTATTACTAACATCTTTATTATCACTTTCTTTCATGAGATTATCGTTTTGATACAAAGATAAGGATTAAGGATTTATAAATTTAAAATTAACGTATTTTATGACAATGGATTCAGGATTTGTCCCGATATTTGCACTGTGACATTAAAAAAATAAGTTCTTGTTGTTTGATATTCATTATTTGTTTCTATATTTGCTGTACGTTACAGGTTTAGGAAATAAATAATGAATGATAAAAAATATTAATCGTCTTTCATTGTTTGCTTCTCGAATCTGTAACGGGGTTTTGGGATTTTCCGAACGAAAAAGACATGAATCGGATGGATATCCCCAAAAAACCATCCGATTTTTTTTTGTTACAGATTATGAAGCTACAATTAGGTAGAAATATTAACATAAGTCTCAGACTTTTGGAACAGTGGTCAGATGATTCGCTGTTCATGGAATTGTATGCTTTATACTGTATGATAAAAATCTCCCGCCGGGATTCGAGAATAAGATTCAAAAACCAGAAAGATCTTCTTCATAAACTTGGAATCGGGTATTCGAAGTTCAAGAACATGACAGGACATCCGATGTTTAACGAACTGTTCCGTATGACGGATAGTACGTTCGTCGCAAGAAGATATCGTGTTAATGGCGTACAGCTTACTCTCGGATGTGGGAAAGTGAATCTTCCAAAGAATAGGATTTTAATTAAGATAAAGAAAAATGAAATAACAAACCATGAAAAAGTCCTTGACAGGATAAGAGAGGCGATGTTTGTTAATTTAGTCAGAAACAATGAGTCTGTACTGAACAGTGGAGAGACAAACTCTCAGGCTGATGTCGTAGACGGAAGCCACTCGTATTATGGATTAATTGATTCGACGATAAGTAATAAAACAATTGCCTTGTACTTGAATGTAGGACTAACAAAAGCGAAAGAGATTGTCGGTATGGCGATACAAGACAAGCTCGTAAAAAGGTTCGAAAACATACAATTTATAACATACGTAGATAATCCTCGTGCTTACATTGAAGCAAACGAACATAACTACCCAATAGGTAAGCTGATTCCGGTATATAGGCACGGAGCTGTTTTCTGGCAAATAGCAAATACCTGGACCTTGTATAAAAAAGGAGCAACAAACAGATGGTATTTTGGAGAGAAGGATATAGAGAAAGGAGAAAAAGAAAAAGTGAGTAAAAAAGACGATTTCAATTTCTTCTTAAAAGACAATACTCATATCCTACGTTTCCTGAACGCAGAAGAAGTTGTTTCCGAAGATGGCGAAATCCTTGGCATAGATCGTAAAAAGACAAAAGAAGAAGAAGCAAGATCATTGGCTTCTGTTATGGCTAAAGAAGCGCACAAAGACTTCTGGAACGGATATGAGCGAAGTACACAAAACCAGATTGTAAGAAAGTACTATCGCGCTATCATAGCAGAAGATAAGAAGCGAAGAATGGACATGTTCTTAAACCGTCTTAAACAATCATACGACAAGGTTAGCGCGTGGAGTAAGGAGAAGGTAGCCACGGTAAAGGCAGGCATGGCTGATGCGGAAGCCTGCTGTGCTGAGGTGGGGACGTCCGTTGCCGGGGTCTGCGGTAGGGTAAGTAGGAGAATGAAATCCTATAACAATACCGCTCCTGACAAAAAGGCAGGTTTTAATGAGGTACGGGATATGTATGCTGAGTTCGCCGGCGAGATGGCTAAAGCGGTGGGATCGGTAAGCGAAGACATCTATACGTATGTTAAGGCAGAACAGTTTAAGGAAAAGATAGAGAATATGGATATATCTATCAAATCATTACCTAATATTAGTATAACAGTAGATAATGATAAAGAATTAGATGGTGAATCCATATTCAAGGATATACCATTTGAAGAACTATCATTCTATAGTGATACCTATCTTTATCCTTCATCTCAGTATTCATCATTGTAATGTTTGGTACTTGAGAGAGGGTCTGTTCTTAGTAGTCGCCGACAGAGCCGAAAAACGATAATCTCGTAGAACATCAACGGAAACACCCGTTAGCCACTACTATGCCATTACTGCACCCATACTAAACCACATTACTGTCTGTCACAAAGAAACTTATCCAACTTATTATTTCTTTTTAATCCTAATTAATTCATTTTATATTTTAGGTTTTATTTTATTTTCATACTTTTGTTTTGTAGAACAAAATCAGAAAAATATGGCTATAAGTTACAACAAAAAACTAATGGAATGCGTTCTTCGTTCAGTTATGTCCGAAGGTAATGTCGCCCAGGGAAAGGCTATTAAGTCTATTTGTAAGTCACCAAAACCGCTGTTTATAACCGGTAAAGGAGGAAGTGGAAAAACAACGTTCCTTAAGCGTATTATACCGGCATTAAAAAATGCGGTTGTTGTAGCTCCTACAGGTGTTGCTGCTGTTAATGCAGGTGGTCAAACCATTCATTCATTTTTTAGAATAGGAATGCAGCCGTATATACCTGAAATACGAAAAGGCGCGTTTATGGATAACTGCGAATATAAATTCAACGGAGGTTCGGAAAAGATTTTACAGAATATAAAGTATCTTATCATAGACGAGATTTCTATGGTTCGCCCTGATCTTCTTGACAACGTAGCTGATATACTTCGTCATGCAAGAGGAGACAAGGACCCGTTTGGCGGCGTGAAACTTATTATGGTAGGTGATTTATTTCAACTTCCGCCAGTAATTAAGGAGGATTTTTTTAGAGAAATATACGATACATCTTATTTCTTTAGCTCGAAGTCTCTTATGGCTTCTGGTATGGAAATGGTTTCTTTTGAAAAAATATACCGTCAGAAAGATGAGAAGTTTATTAGTGTCCTTAATAAGGTGCGTGAAGGGCAGATGGATGATGATGTATTTGATACAATAAACAGCAGATGTATTCAGTCTGATAATAATCAAGGATATGTTGAGATTGTAACTACCAACTCAAAAGCTACGGCTATTAACGAAATGAGAATATCATCGTTACCAGGCTCTTTAAGAAAATTAGAAGCTGTTATAAACGGTGATTATCCTAAAGATGCTCCGGTTGAAAAAACTCTTTTCTTGAAAGAAGGATCAAGAGTTATGATAACAAGAAACGGAGGAGAGTACTTCAATGGCTCTCTTGGTACTGTATTATCTATAAAAAAGGGTGAGATTGAAGTAGTCCTTGATAAACCGAAAGATGATGAGCATACTAAGGTTGTTATAACACCATGTTCGTTTGAGAAAGTAAAATACGTAAGAAACGGATATAAGATAGAATCTGAAGTAGTAGGAGCTATTATTCAGTATCCTATAAAAATAGGTTATTCTATCACGATCCATAAAGCCCAAGGCCTGACATTGGATGCGGCTATGATGGACGTATCTAATTCTTTTGAAACAGGACAGCTATATACGGCTCTTTCAAGAGTAAAGTCTCTTGATGGATTATATCTTCGTCAACCTATTCCTAAGACGGTAAAAACCAGCGATCAGGTGGTGATAAACTTCTATAAAAGGACTCTTGGTAATGGAGGTATTGTGAAACCGGTTCCAATGGAAGAGCTTGAAAAGTCAATGATTAATTTGTCAACCGGATCTGAAATAGATTTTGCAGAGTTTAACTTATAAAAATATAAATATGTCAAGAGTAGATAAAATATTTCAAGACAATCTGGCTCTTATTATGAGCCAGCCTTGGGAAGAGGTCAAGCGACCGGTCTACGGTGACGGGACAGGCGTCAAGGTGAAGCGTATCCTACAAGTATGTAACCAGTACGATCTTCGTCGAGAATTTCCTCTTGGTTCACTTAGACCTACTAATCTTAAAAACTCCATAAAAGAAATATTGTGGATTTGGCAAAAAAGATCGGTAGATATCAAAGATCTTGGTCTTCATATATGGGATCAGTGGGCTGATGATAATGGAAAGATCGAAGGATGTTACGGAGATATGGTGAACAGACATGTTTATATGGGTACCGGTAAAGCTCCAGAGGGTATGATAGACATCCATGATGGTCTTTACGGTTTTCTTAACCAAACAGACTTCATTCTTTGGTCACTCAAGAATGATCGTTCATCAAGAAGAATAGTAGCATCCATGTTCGATCCTGAAACCAATGGACTAAAACCTCTTCAAGAATGTGCGTTTCAGATTAATTTATCTGTTAAAGGAGATGAGCTGTATATGACGCTTTATCAGCGCAGCCAGGATATGATTACAGCTTCTTACTGGAATGTAGCTCAATATGCGGCGTTGATGATGATGTTCGCTCATGACGCCGGGTTAAGGCCTGCCATTTTCACTCATTTTATACAAGATATGCATGTGTATGACCGTCACGAAGAACAGGCAAACGAGCTCCTTCGTCGATCTCTCTTCGGCCCGGTTCCACAGGTTACTATCTCGTCTCGTATGGAAGGGAAAGGATTTTATGATTTTGTAGCTGATGATTTTGAGGTATGGAATTATGAACCGAAGGAGCAAATCAAATTCGAAGTAGCAAAATGAAAATAAGCATAGACAGAAGAGCCAAAATGATTCCTATTATGGAAATCAGTTCCGGCGATGAAGTTAATATCGGAGGTTTTGATTATGTTGTTGAAAACATACTTCCATGTAGGAAAGGATCTTATTCAGATGCGTATGGAATTAGGTTGGTCATGTCTTCTTACAAGCATGGCCAACTTGTAAGGAAAGTAGATAGTGTTTTTTCTATCGATTCTATTTTAGTATTTCTCCCTAAAGGAGATTCTGTTGTAGTAGAGTGCTCTTATAGAGAACTGGAAGAATGTTTCCCTAAAATATAATTACAATGACAGGCGAAGAAAAATGCAACCGATGTGAGCAGTTTGGACCGAACGGTCTCACTGACTATCCATGTAAAAGGATTCCATCAAGGAACTGTCCTTGGTTTATAAAAATATCGGATAAGAAATACAAAAAGATTCTTGCCGATAGGGTGAAAAGAATTAAGGAGAATGAGAAACTTAAGCAGGAGATGATGAAAGATCAGGATCTTGTTGAAGAAGTAAAACAAAACACAAAAAGACTAATGCAATGAAAAAGAAAAATATAAAACCAGAAGAAGTGGAAGTCGTTATTCCTAAAGAAGTAGAAGCTATTAATATATGTGGAGATATCGATAGTTTTATAAAACACATTATATATATCAGCTTGGATAAGGTAAGTAGTGATAGGGCGTTTGTCAATAACGATATTCTGTATATGGTTACATACGCATCTATAAAAGGTAAAAATATACCCGTTGGTGTATTAGCAAAACAAAAGGAAGCTAAATCAGAAGATATCGCTATGCCGTTTGAGGATATTGGAAGGGACGTAAATGTCGTGTATCCCATTGAAATAGGAAAGATGTTTAAAGGTTTTTACATTCTTAGTAACGGCTCTGTAGCTATTGATTACGAACTTACGGACAATGGAGGTTTTGACGATGATGACAGCATTGGCAAAATTGACATGAATTTAAATTAGTGTAGGCATGGTATTATATATAGCAGCAGATCCGGGAAAAGATGGAGCTATAGCTTGCATAGATCAAGACAGCAAACTAATATCGAGAATCTCAACTCCAAGAATAGCAAATTCAGGACCGGTAGACTTGACTAAAGAATATATTTTTTGCCGGGATACGATCGTAGAAAACAATCCTGATAGAGTAGTATTTGTCATAGAGGACGTCCACGCACTGTACGGGGTCAGCACGTCCTCTACAGCTTCTCTCATGGAGAACAAAGGCCAACTGCATGGGCTGTTCCTATCCCTCTGTATGGCATTTCCGGACATAAGTTGCTCCGTTAATTTCATAGCCCCTAAAACATGGCAGAAATTAGTTTGGACGCATTCTGATAAGGTTATGGAAGCCAGTAAGGTAAATACTAAGAAAACGTCATTAGCTTGCGCTAAAAGGCTGTGGCCAAACGATACGTTCGTTAAAAACGAAAGATGTAAGACCGCCCATGACGGTATAGTTGATGCGATGCTGATAGCAGAAGCAGCAAGAAGAACAATTTAATCTATTTTAAATCATTTTAAATCCAATTAATTCAAAATTAGATTTTAAAATAATACATTTGCAGTGTTAGATAATCATAATCGTAGGTTTTAAAAAATGAAAGTAAGAGTTCCTGGCATACTAATGAATGAAAAACTTTCAAACATTTCAAAGATGTTTGATAAGGTTCTAAAGGATTGTGTCACATCGAATATAAAAATTACTTTATATTTTGATCATATCCGGATACAAGCCATGAACGAACGTATAACATATACGGATGATATTTTCGATGTGAATACTGATATTTCTTGTGACCAGAATTTTGCTATTTTAGTAGATGCCGGGACTCTTATTTCGTTTTTTAAAAATCATAACCAGGATATAGAGATAGAGATTAAAAACGATTACAGTATCGTTTTTAAATACGATAGAGGATCTTTTTCTTCTACTTGGATTGAGGATAAGGCTTTCCCTGATTTCTTTTATCCTGTAGGTGATGGCATTCGTGTTATGAGCTCATCTTTCATTCAGTCTATGAAAAGATCTTTTGCGTTTGTTGGATCGGATGAATTTAGACCGGCTATATGCTCGATTCTTCTTAATGTGAAGAAGGACTATATTGACATTGTTTCTACTGATATGTTCCGTCTGTTTATAAATAGGAAAGAGTATGCTAATGCGGTAGAAGAAAGGTCGATTATGCTAAGTGAGGTTGCAGCTTCCATCTTGTACCGTTTTCTATCTGATAAAGATACGGAGATCAGTATTTCCACAGATGGTGTTAGGACGTTCTTATGCTTTGATAATGTGATTATATCGGATATGAACGTAGAACAACAGTATCCTAACTACGAATACGTATGTAATAAATTCGAAAAATCGTCGAGGGTTAAGTTTGATAGGGATTTGCTTATATCTGTTCTTAATTCTATGACTTTAGTGGATAATGTTGTTAATGTTAAGGTAGATGAAGAAAACGGTATAACGGTAATGTCTGAGGATTTTGGAAATAGAAAAAGGATAATGGAATCAATGCCTTTAAATGCGCTTGAAGGTCCGTGTTTTAATTTTTCTATCGGTAAGGAAAATATACTTTCATCCGTAAAATCTCTTATAAAAGGAGATGTTATTATGGATTGGTCTGATCAGTATAAGATGATAAAGATGTTCAATCCTAAATACGAATCAACATACATCTTAAATCAAACATTGTATAATCTATAAAAAAATAAAAATATGGCTTTTAGAGAAAACAGAAGTTTTGGTACAACTTATTATCTGTATATTAATTCGGATGGTAACTTGTATGAAAAAAGTAACGAACCAAAAGAAGGTTTTGTTCAGCACATAAATCCTAATAGCGGTCAGCCGGCGGGATATTGGAAAGAGTATTATAATGGAGTAGTTGGATACATTAACTACATCGGGTTAAAGTCAAGCTCTTTCTCTAATGGAAATACTGTTACTAATTTCCTTATCGTATTAAAAGATTACGAGCTTAATGAAAACTATTGTATTTCCATACCTCTCGTAAATCAAAAAGGAAATATCAAGGGCTTTGTTAAGAGCTTCGTAAAATACTACGAAAACATCGATTTCAGTCGTGAAATTTATTTCAATGTCTTTAAGAAGAAGAAAGATGACGAGTTTGGATCTTCGGAGCTTATTATCGCATATGCCGGAGTAGACGGAGAAAAAGATCAGCTTGTTGAACGTTTTTATAAAAAAGGCGTAAATGGTTGGCCTGACCCTGTTGAAGTTACAGGATTTGATGGCAAGAAAAGCCTCGATTATTCAGCTCAAAACAACTTTACTTATCAGAAGATTACTGAATATTCAAACAGGTTCAATGCTTCTATTAAAGATATCAGAGCAGGTATAATGGCTAAATTAGGTTTAGGAGGAAATACTCAGCAAGAGCCTACAGCTCCTCAGACTTATCCCCAGCAGCCGGCCGCGCCTCAACAGGTTCAACAACCTCAGTCTGTTCCGAGTGCTATTCCGTATCAGAATTACCAACAACCTGCTCAACAGCCAGCACAGTATCAGGCACCGGCTCAGCCTGCTGCACCTGCCCCGGCACCTACCACAAGGAGCACCAAGCCTCAGCATCAGACGCAGCCGCAGCCGCAAGCACAGATGCCGAACTTCCCTCCTATGGAAGAAGAAGACCTTCCATTTTAATATAAACATCAGCCCAGGAGAATAACATCTCTTGGGCTTTTAAAGATTGTGTAGAATGATAGTAGAAATAGTTACAAGATTTCCCCTTATTAAACTTCGTAGGAAAGTGACAGAAGAAAGGATTATGGCGAAGCATGGGGATAAATTATGTATGATCTACTCAGAAACTAGAGAAAAATATAAGCAAGGAGATGAGTGGGTCGATGATCCTAATGATGCAGACATAAGTACTTTTCGTGAGTGCTATGAATCAACTAAGGATATAAAAAAAGAAGGTATTGTTTATTGTACTATAAAAATATAATTATGGACAAGTTAGAAGATATTGAAAGACTTCTTTCTGAAAAAGAAGATAGCAAGAAGGATACTGTTTCTGAAAAGAACAACAAACATAAAAAAGAAGATAAGGTTGTTAATAAAATACCTGAATCGTATTTGACTCCAGGTTATCAGAAGACTGTGCAGGTAGGTATTAAGAAGCTGTACACTGATGTCGTGGTACCTGAATACAAACATGATGGCGATGCATGTTGTGATATTCGTGCATATAGAGTGGTGAAGATGGTGAATGATATGGGAGTGGAAATAGATGTTCCTTCCGATTTTGAATCAATTACCTTATATCAAGGCTATTCTGTTAGAATCGGAACCGGCTTCAAGTTGAATATCCCAGAAGGATGGTGCGTGAATGTAGAAGGAAGATCAGGATTCTCTTTTGACGAGGGAGTGGTAGTTACTAACGCGCCAGGTAAATGCGAATTTACCTACAAAGGAGAGTATATGGTTAATCTTACTAAAATCAATAAAAAACCGACCGTAATCCATAAAAACGATCGAATAGCTCAGATGGAAATAGTTCCACAATACAAAATGGTATTGGAAGAGGTGACAGATATTGAGGTAGAAGACGGAAATGAACGTGGAGAAAAAGGTCTTGGTAGTTCTGGAGTTAAGTAATGTTTAAATATTTTGAAAATGAGCATGTTAGGTTTTACATTCATCACAGACAGCAAGCTGTCAATGTACAGGGAGAAAGCTATTAAATCCGAAAATCTTGCAAAAGAAATTGAGGAAATGCAGGATAAGGCTGATTTTTACAAGGAAAGGCTTTCCGAACTTAAGTCAGATATAGCTTCAAAGGATAAAGAGATTTTATCTATTGGCAAAGATCTTTCTGAGTCTAAGGAAAAGATTGACGCCTTGAAGGAAAATCAGAAAAAGCTGATAAAAAGCGTCAAGAAGAAAACGGAAGAACTTGACGCGGCCAAGGCTGATCTTGACAAAGCTAAGTCTGATCTTGATGAGGCTAATTACAAAATCAGTAACTTGGAAGAAAAGAGAGACAGTGTCTCATATGAATTAAAAAAGAAATCAAATGCATTGATTGAAGCCAGGATCAGAATCGGAGATTTGGAAAACGAGGTTTCGGTTGGGTCCAAAACAATACAAGAGTTAGAATCGAAGCTGAAATTAATGCAAGTAGAATTAAGAGGCTACCAGATAGGTATAATCGGTAAAGACAAAAACGATGTCGCTGAGCCGGAATTGGATAAAGATGAGGAGTCAGATAAGGATGTGGCTGAGTCAGAGAAGTCTGATGTTGTTCCTGAGACGGATGTGATTCAGGAAGAAGCCGGTGACATTGTGGAGCCCGAAAACGAAGCTGAACGAGTAAAAGGCACTAAAAAGAAGAAGAAAAAAAAGAAGTAGGTATTTTAATCCTTTTTATATTTTAATGTTTGCCATATTATGGGTTAGTACTTAACTTTGCGTTGAGAGAGTTTTTAGGATAATTATTGGTTAATATTTAGCTGTTATATGCAGGCGTCTGTGAAGGCTCCTGCATATTTTTAAGGTCCTGTAGCTTAGTGGTGAAAGCAGGCGGCTCATAACCGCAAGATCGTGGGTTCAAATCCCTCCGGGACCACTGTCCAATGGTGTAGTGGTAGCACAACAGATTTTGGTTCTGTTAGCGGAGGTTCGAATCCTCCTTGGATAACATATTTTTTGATATAAGAGTCTTATATTCGAATTTAAATATTACTTTTGTATATGTTTAAATAATTGTTCGAATATGAAAAGAGGTAGAGACTGGGAACTTGAAAAATGTAACCTTGAAAGATTAATTCTTGATGAAAAAAGGAGCTATTTGTATATAGGTGATATGTATGGATGTTCTGGTACTCATATAAAGAATGTAGCAAGGAAACTTGGTATAAATGTCTCACCAAGGAGACGTCTAAGTGAAAGCGAAATAGATAGGTTAAAAAACGGGAATTGGACTCCTGTTAAAGCAGAAGAATGCACTTGTTTATTTTGTGGAAAAACATTTAGAAAACATAGTCATGGTATGGGTAAATTTTGTAATCAGAAATGCTTTTTTGATTACAAAAATAGGGAGAATAGTAATAGGGATGAAATATTGATAAAAAAGTGGCTTAACGGTGAAATAGATGGAACTAATAAGAAATATTTTACTTATAAACCATTTGTTAGAAAATATTTGTTTAGAAAATATAATAATAAATGTCAAAGATGCGGATGGGGTGAAACTAATAAAAGTACTGGATTGGTGCCGCTTCAAATCCATCACATTGATGGAGATGCATTAAATAATGACATTAATAATATAGAATTGTTATGTCCGAATTGTCATTCTTTAACTGATAATTTTGGATCAAGAAATAAAAACGCAACAGAGGGTAGAAGTGAGTGTTATGGAAGAGCATTTATAAAAAGAAGGATTATTGAAAATAAGGCCCATTAGTTTAACGGATAAAACCTTTGAGTCCTAATCAAAAGTTGCCTGTTCGATTCAGGCATGGGCTACATGGCTTGTTGGATGAGTGGTTTAGTCAGGGATCTGCAAAATCTCGTAGGGCGGTTCGATTCCGCCACAAGCCTCTAAAAAAGTAAGACAATGAACTACCCAGAGCAACAAATGCTTAAGATCCTTAATAGGGATCTGTTAAGTAATCCGATGTATGTTATTAACAATCTCCATATATATGATTGGGAATCTGACTTCCTGGCCATAACAAGATCATTGTACGCTTATGAAGTAGAGGTCAAGATGTCTAAACAAGATTTCTTTAACGACTTCAAAAAGGATAAAAAACATAAGGTTCTTAAAGACGGCATTATTAAGGTAGGTGGTGTCATAAGCTATCCTCCAAACTATTTCTACTACGCCTGTCCGCCTAATATGATTGACGTAAGTGAAGTCCCTTCTTATGCCGGGCTGATTTATGTCGATGTTAGTAAAAATAGGAAGAACGTCGTTAAGGTCGCACCTTTAATTCATAGACAGAAGTTTGATGTAGTGGGTAGGAAACTGGTGGATAAGTTTTACTACAATATGCTTACTTGGAAGAAAAGAGCTATTTCAAACGTGTATGCTGACCCAGCCAAGGAAAGAGAGAAGGGCGTGCGTGCCGGAGCTGAGGCTGTGAGGAAGTCGGCCTGGGATGCGTTCAGGGCGCAGTGCCCGCACATTGCTTTCCCCTATGGAAAAGAATTTCCGATGTGTGACGATCACGAACAAGATCATCCCATGAGAGACTGCATACTTCAGTGTGAAAAAGGTAGAATATTTAAAAACGTATTAAAATGAGCACCCCACGTGAATTAAGTAGAATAGCTAATAAAATAGCCAGTAAGATGACTGATGATGGATGGGTTAGCCCCGGTAGAAAGAATCTTGTTTCCGACAAGAAGGTTATGGAATTAATAGATTTGATTTTTAATGAAATTTGGAGGGAATTAGATGACGGGAAAAGAGTCCATATCAGAAAACAGATGATTTTCAAAAAGATTTTTGTCAGTAGGCAAAAAGATAAATACTATATACAATGCATAGAAAAAAGGGACGCCAAATAGGCGCTCCTTTTCTTTTTCTGTAAGTAATTGTTATTTCATTACTTTCCTTACCAACTTAGAAACAGCTTGTGTGATAGTCCACCTGATGTTTGCATTAACGTTGATAGTCTGAGGAGTACCGTTTGCATCCAAGTTAATTACCTCCTTGTCTATTTCCAAGAACGGATCACCTGCTGTCTGGGTAATAACCGTATTAGCTGTCTGACCACCAGCGGCCGTCACCTTAAGAGTATTTACCAGATCGTTTATATTAGTGTTCGCTGCAATACCGGAGAATACGATACTGAAAGCAAAGCCCCCTGTTGCACCAGGGTCGTCGGCAATAACAGCGCCGTTGTTGGTAGCCTTGCCTGCTGCCCGATAGGAGGCTGGTATTTGCAGCGTCAGAGGATGAGTCTCGTCCGGAGTTAGAGAGAACGTTAATTTAGTTGAGTTACTTGTACCGTTGATCGTTACAGTACCACCTCCTTTCCCTACGGATGCAGTAGGATCTATTTTTACAAACTCAGCTGCCGCAGCTTGGTTGATGGTAACAGTTTTCTTAACACCGCCTGATTCGGCACCAAATTCTACTTGTTGCGTGCGCTGTGCACGACCTTCGTATTTTTCACCTGATACGGTGACTGCCTGATCACCGTCACCTGATCCCGGATTGAAGGTTACAAAACCTATTTTCAATTCTGCCATGACATCTATTTTTAATTGATTAAGATACCGACAAATATATGATTATTTTTATTATCTTACGTCATTGATTTATTTTTATTAAATACGTAGTGCTATGGGTTTTTTATCATATTTTAATCCTATTTATTTCTTTGATGATTATTTATTATGTATGTTTGCAACATAAATATAAAATATTATAACCATGAAAGTAGATTTTTTTAACAGTACGGATTTTTTAGGATCTAAAACTAAAGAAAGCAAGATCCGGAAGTTGTCAATCAGCAAAAGTAAGATAATGACTATCTCTGTCGATAATTTGAATTGGATGGGGGTAACGGATGCGGTTGTTATCGGCTTAGAAGAAGGGAAGATATTTGAAGGAGTTGAAAATACGGTCTTTTATCTGGCTGCTTCTGATGTTGAAGACGAGAGATCGTTTAAGGTAAATAACCTTGGTGTAAAATACAAGAGAATTTACTTAAAAGACCTGCTCGATTATCTTGGATGGGATATAGGAGAAAATTCTTATGCTGTGTATGATATTATAAAAGAAGACAGTAATCTATTCCGTCTTCAGTTTAGGGTGATAAAAAAGAGTAGGAGTGAAAAATTATGAACGATGTAGATATTAAAAACAAAAGAATACTGCTATTCGATTTTGACGGGACGCTTATAGAAACCGCTTCTGGGAATACGTTCGCTACAGACTTGACAGATATGAGGATTAAGATGGATGTGGTGAATAAGGCTCTTGACCTCATGCAGGAGAACGGTGTTAAGGTATTTGCTATCGTAAGCAATCAAGGAGGAGTAGAAGCTGGGTTTGTTTCTGGAGCTGATATTGAAGCTAAGATAGAATACGTACTGAGGTCCGTACATGATCTGGCGGTAAAGAGAGGCATAAGAGGCGTCCTATATGAAAAAAGGTTGTGTTATTCAAATGACGAACAAAATCCGATGAGGAAGCCTAACACTGGCATGATTGATGATATTCTTATGAAGTGTAAAGACACGGTAATGCGTGGTATGAACTTTAGTCAACTTAAGGGATGTTCGTTGATGGTCGGGGACGCCAGTGGCCTACCAGGGCAGTTCTCTGATTCGGATAAGGTATGTGCTGAGAATGCCGGCATTGACTATATGGATGTTATTCAGTTTGTTGGTAAAGATCTTGATTTAAATTATGAGTTGTCCAAAGAACATACAAGTGAAGGAATAGTTATTCTAAACAACGATCATATATATATCCTTGAAAATCCATATGGGGTTGATCTTAATATAAAAATTAAATTACAGGATATTTATAGTGAGGAGTTTGATACTCCTCCTGTCTGTAAACCTCCTTTATTTACTTTGAAGGTTCGTATTAAAAAAGATCAATATCATAAAGGATATAGCGATATTATAAAAATAGATAAAGGGGATAATAATATTACATTTACAAGCTTATACCATGAAAGTAAAGAAAGCAGCGATAATTTATCATAAATCGGATTTAGATGGCGTTGTGTCGGCAGCCATCGCAACTATGTATGAACACAGTAAAGACAGGGATGTTGTTTATATCCCGTATTCGTATGAAGATGATGTCAAGAAAGTTACCAGCAAGGTGCGTGACTTAGATGTCGTTTACGTTCTTGATGTGTCTTTCGGAGCCGATTCTAAAACGGTTTTTAAAAAGTGGCTTGATGAAGGAAAGAGCCTGATGTGGATAGATCATCACAAGGGAATTATCGAAGATAGTAAGACATGGGGGTTCGTAGTTCCAGGGTTGAGGAGAGTCGGTGTCGGTGCGTGCGCTCTGGCCTCGGACCTGCTGATGGGGAAGGTGCCGGCGATCGTCCGGTGTCTGTCAGACTACGATGTGTGGAATAAAGAATCCGGCTTAGGCTGGGATACGGTAGTAGCTGTCCAGTATGCCTTGAGATCAAAAATAAGACTCAATGTATTAATAGCATTGTCGTATTTGTATGACCATTTTAAAGAAGATATGAAGGACAATGAGGTGGATTTAATTTTCTATGATCTCGCTAAAGAAGGACGTGCTATAATTAATTACATGGCTGGTAAAAACGAACAAGAGGTAAGTGCGTGCTCGTTCGAAGCGTACGTTGATGAGGTGAAGGTCGTGGCGATGAATACCACCGAATTTAGTTCTAAGGTATTTGATTCTCTTACACCAGACTGGTTAGACGGTAGGAAAATTAAAGCCTTGATGCCATTTTGTATCATGCCAGGTGGTAAAGTCCGGTTCTCTCTTTATGAATGCGTAGAAGACAGCGCGGATTGCTGTGAGGTAAGTAGGAGATTCGGCGGTGGAGGACATGCTGGTGCTGCTGGATTCGTTATAGATGTATCAAGCGACCAATTTAAGGACTTCCTTGAAAACCATAAACTTACTTCAATTCAATAAATTAATAAGGTCGTGTTTTAAATAGGATTGGTTTCTATCAATCCTATTTTTTTTGTTGTGTGTGAGGTGGGTATGTGATGGGAGAGAGGGTAAAAGATGTTTATGTAACGTGGGAGATATGTGAGAAAGAGGTTTATGTGATGATGGATGTGATGATGGATATGAAAAAAATGTTTATGTAATGGGAGAGAGGGGGTACCTATCACGAACCTCCCGCCCCCGAAACGCGTTTTCTCCCCCACACCCCCTTCGCTGGAAAACCGGAAACGGGTTTTTACCTTAAACCTACAAACTCGCTGATTATCAACAGTTTATTTAAATTATTGATAATCAATGTATTATTATAACATATTGATTATAAACCACTTAAATAAGCATATATCCTACATATTAATGTACGCGTATAATACTGCTCTTGTGTGTTTTGTAACTTGCTGATAATCAGATAATATAATCGAAATTAATACAAGTTAACAAAAAAAAGATAGCATATATATTTGTAGTATTGATAAATGTCGTATATTTGCGTCGTGATCGAGAGAGAGCGCGAGTTAACATAGTGATCCTATATTATATAGTGTGCCCGTTGGGCTAACTATATTTGTATCTGTAATTGCTTGCGTTGCTGGCTATTAATTTGAATATCATTTGTTTAACAATTAAAATATATTGGATTATGATTACAAAAAAGAATGTAAACAAGCTGCAAAATGCTGTTATTAAAGAGAATGCCTCTAATTTGGTGGGTGCTGTAAAGTTGTATAATGCTTTATTTGCAAATGGTGCTGACCTGAAAGCAATTTGTAAGACGTTGGAAATACCAGCCGAATATGCTGTAAAGGTTGCAGCACTCGCAAAGGACAAAAAACGGCTGGTTGCCGTGTGTAGCCAAATGTTGCCTAAAGTGGGTGATACCTTTGTTAAATTTTCTCTATACTCTAAAGTATATAAGGATAACAAGGTAGACAAGGAAAAAGGAATCGAGGCAAAAACGGCTGATTGGTGCGCGGAAAATGTGGTTTATGGAAGTGAGTATAAACCTTTCGGATTTGCAACCGCGGAAACGTTGGAAACGAAAAGTAGTGCAAAATGGATCATTAAAGAGACGGACGAATATAAATCCACTTATGTAGCCGTTAAGATCAAATCTTATTCGATTCGTACCGTTGCAAAGTGTGTATCTGAGTATTTAGCACACGAAAGCAATCAGCAGTGAAAAAACAAGGTTGGGCGCGTACCTTTAAACGCGTCTGTACGCCGTTGTCGGTGGGTGCACGTCCCGCGTATGCTTTAGACTGAAGCCGGCAAAACAGAGAGTTATTTTACATATTGGGGATAAATATACCGTTGCCCTTGCCGTTGGCAATTAAAGGGCTGGTATTACTGCATGGACTATCCGAATAGGTATGGTTTATGTTAGGTATGTGATTACAGTTTGGAAAACATACCGTTGTACGCGGTTTATCTCCAGACCGAAACGTGCCTTACTTGCCTGCACGTAAAAATAGGACAAGGCTGTAGATTAAATTACAGGGTATAAACATGTAGGAACATGTTGTATCAAAACGCAAGGACACAATCGCCTTTATTTGTGGCTAAGTTGTGTAGCAGACGGAAAATATAATAACAACATAGTACGGGCCTGTACACAAGAACTACGTACTAATTACGGGCTGTTGGTTGTAGCATAAAATTCGTATAGAATAGGAATGCGTGTTCGGTTCGATTCCGGAGCAACCTCTAAATTATAAACAATATAATAACATGGGAAAGAAAGCAATGATCAACGCTTTAACTGAAGCGTTCAATAAATCTAAAAACAGTTGCGTAAAAATAACATTGCGTAACTATATCGAGACGGTGGAAACATTGAGCGAAAGTGAGTACAAAGAGGCGGAAGGTTTCTATATCGAAGCACTTAACCGCTGGAGTTAATCATAATTAAAGCATAAAGAAAATGGAAAGGAAATTTAAATCTTATATGGTAGACGTCCGCGGTCTGTCCAGGAAAGAAGCTAAAGAAAAGCGGAAAAGAGCGTATCGTGAATTTATGTTGTATCGTGATCTCAAAGAAGCGTATCATGCCGATACAGGAAAGGATAAATGCAAGCGTAAAGTTCATACATCACGAACATACGTGAAAGAAAACATAAACAGCATTTAAATAGGAATAGGGTTGTTTCGAATATCGGAGCAGCCCTATTTTTGTATCCTACTCTTTCTATTTACGGGTAGAATATTCTGAGAGTGAACGTCGGATGTGAGCCATATTGGTCTAAAACGAAACTAAAATAGGATAGTTTGGATATAATGCCGGTATTTTGTCTATATCATGTCGTTAAAATTGGTCTAAAACGAAACTTTATGCGGTTTTCTGGCCCAAAATATGGTGCCGGATGCCGCCTTTTTCGTCTCTATAGATTGAAAATTAGGCTTATTGTATTTTTCTTAAAAATTAGGTATGCTTGATTATCAATTAGTTAGGTTTTATAATCCCCGTATTTTCGGATATACTTATTGTATTTTTTTTATTTTATGTGGTGGTTTTTATTAGTAGCTGACTTGTATTTTCTGTCGGTTGGTATTCGCTCTATGTTGGAGTACGGACCGGATCAGTATAATATTGTAATGGTCTTTTGCTTTTCTTTATTGGCTTTGATTATAGGCTTAAATATCTATCTTGATAGGAGGAGCAGGCGGTAGGGCGTGGGCTGAAGGCTCTCTATTCTCTCTATGGAATGATATTATCTCTAAATACCCCATACTTCATGCCAGAGTATAAGCTTGTAGCGCTCTCCGTATGCCGGTAGTGAGGCGGTAGGGCGTGGGTTCTATGCGGAAAGCCGGAGGATTAGCGGGAGTTGGAGAGGGGGAGGGGGAGGGCACTCCCTACCAACAAAATTCAACTCCCTACCAACAAAATTCAACTCCCTACCAACAAAATTCAACTCC